AGGAAGGAAAAATAAATGAAGAGAAAAACAAAAAGGGAAAAAGGGAAAAAAAGGAGATTATATTATTTACCGACTCTGTATTTTGTTAAACGATGGTTTACTAACTTTCTCATATATAAATTATATATGAGCTATATTCTCGATTATTTGAACTGTTCGAACATTACTGAATGTTATCAAATTACGAATGAATGCTGTAAAAATATAAATAAATTTAGACAATATGAAAGAACAAAAGATGAAACAATTGTTGTTGGTTTAGAACTACCAAATCAACAAGGAAAACTCATAAGATTCGTTCCTAGAAATATTACTATTATTACTAAACAAGGATAGGTGTCGCGCGATTAAACGGAAACATTACGGAAAAATATCTTTACATCTGGAATCGCGCTTATTGGGACAAATAAGCCATTGTAAAAAATTTGTTTGCTTGGATTGTCTGTTATGAAGGTATCATATGAGTAAAAACGCTTCAACTTTTTAGAACTTGGAGATGTATTTGATGATGAAATACCATAGCCTGATAAATTATCACCAGTTTGATTACCGTTGTTCGAGCTTCCTCCGTTGAAAGCTCCCCAGCCGTTGAAGGTAGCGTTGTTCAACCAAATCGTTTCGTTCCAATATTGATAGTCTAACGAAGGCATAGTCTGAGGATTTCTATAAAAACATTTCTTATTATATGAATCTAAAATACATTTACAAGATGAAGTCATATTATAATATAACATTTTATTTTTATATATCATAAAATAACTGAATTATTTCAATTGTTTTGGTTGTTATATTATCTGGATGGATCCAATAAGAGATTTGTTCTTTTAATGCGTTTAATCTTTGAGACCATTCTTTTGATTTTTTAATTACGCAAATTCCTTTATTATTTACACCCCAACATGATTTTATTACTATTTCGTTTTCTTCATAACCATCTGGATTAAATCTAATAAATACAACCGGTTTATGTCCTACATCCTGAGATAATTCCATAATACGTTTATTTTCACAACTACAATCATATTCGGTATGTTGATTTTCATCTACTTCTACAATTATTATTTGGTATCCTAAATCTAAAAATAAATCTGGTCGTCTTTTAGAACAACCATCCAATATTCGTTTATCTGCTATCCAACTTAAATCTGGAAATGTTGTTTTCACAAATTCTACGACTGCGTATTCTTTGGTCTTGTAATTTCGTGAAACTGATTTGTCTGGAAATAAATTCATATAACAATATAAACAATATCCATCATATTTTTTTTGAACTACTGTAAAACATAGATTACTTTTACATTTAGGACTCACTACATCAATCATTCCTTCTAATTTATGAGCTGAACAATATAATGCTTTTGTTTTTTCTTTAAAATTATAAGTTGGTTGAATCTTACATCCTTCGTGAATACACATATTACTTACAACATTTACCATTCCTTCTAATTTATGAGTTAAACAATATAATCCTTTTGTTTTTTCTTTAAAATTATAAGCTGGTTGAATATAACATCCGTCATGAATACATTTATTACTTACAACATTTACCATTCCTTCTAATTTATGAGATGAACAATATAATCCTTTTGTTTTTTCTTTAAAATTATAAACTGGTCTAATCTTACATCCTTCATTAATACAAGTTTTATGTCTTATATTAACCATTCCTTCCAATTTATGAGTGAAACAATATAATGCTTTTATTGAACCTTCATAATTACAAACTGATTGAATATTACATCCTTCATGAATACAAGTATTACTTACAACATTCACCATTCCTTCTAATTTATGAGATGAACAATATAATCCTTTTGTTTTTTCTTTAAAATTATAAGCTGGTTGAATATAACATCCTTCATGAATACATTTATTACTTTTTATATTAATCATTTCATCTAATTTATGGGAGGAACAATATAATGCTTTTGTCTCACCCTCTTTATTAAAAACTGATTGAATATTACATCCTTCATGAATACATTTATTACTTTTTATATTAATCATTCCTTCTAATTTATGAGCTGAACAATATAATGCTTTTGTCTCACCTTCTTTATTAAAAGCTGGTCTAATCTTACATCCTTCATGAATACAAGTTTTATGTTTTACATCTATCATTCCTTTCAATTTATGAGAGGAACAATATAATGCTTTTGTCTCACCTTCTTTATTAAAAAATGGTTGAATCTTACATCCTTCATGAATACACATTTTGTTATATAAATTATATTATATAACAATTATTTAAATCAATTTTTACTTATTTTTACAATGAAACATTATTATTATAAGATTTCGTATATCTTTTATCTACATATGGTTTGTTATAGGGTTTTGAATTTTTATCAAACCCTTTCTTTTCACCAAAATCTCTTTGATTCTTATATTTCTTATCTCCGAATGGTTTGTTATATTCTTGGTGCTGTTTCTGATTTGTCTTCTTGTTTTCGGTTAGTTTTGCGATTTCATTCAATATATCTTTTTTTATTTTTAAAAGCTTCTCCTTCTTTGCTTCATTCGCACTTGAATTAAGAAGTGTCTGGACTTTTGTTAGCATATCCATCGCTTTTCCAAAATCTGGGCTTACCATAAGCAACATTTCCTTTATTTTATCAAGGACTTCTTTTAATTTTCTATAAATGATTACAGAATAAACTCCTAAACCATTTAATATACGCAGTTTTAATTGATTATCTGATGCGAATGTATTTTTAGTAAATGATTTACTTATCTTTTCAATTGTGTAGGTTCTATAATAGTCTAAATATGTTTCATACATCATATAATACATTTGTATGAAATATATACTCTTAGATTCATCATTTTTCTTTAATTTGTCATATGTGCCTTCATTTTTTATTGTTATTTTATCTGTCATATTTGTAAAAAAATCAAGAACTGTTCTTGTCATTGTTCCGAAACTTTCTTCCCCACATTTTAATATACGTTTGGGATATATATCTTCTATCATTTTTTTCAAAAAAAGATTCAACTGTTGAACTACTTTTTGAATATCCACTTTTGTATATCTTAAATTAATCTGACTTCCTAATTGAATATTTATAATTTGTAATTCTTTTTTTTTTTTATCTAACTCTTTCTGGAATTCCTTTTTTTTATTATAATTCGATTCTGTCTTTTTTTTTTCTTCTATATCTTTTATTTGACTTTCTATTTCAGATTTTTCTTTTTTTTTCTCTACTATTTGCCAGTATTGTAATTCTATTATTTTTCCTTTCTGTTTTGTTTTAAATGATTCCTCTAATTTAGTAACAAAATCATCTATTTTTCCTGTTTTAAGAGTATCTCTCAATCGTTTATCTTCTTTTACAAGTTTTATTATTTGATAACCATGTAATTCTTTCACTTTTTGATTTGATTGTTGACCTGTTTTTTTAGTTTTTTTTAGTGGATTACCTCCGGTAGTTATTGTTGAATTTGTTGAATTTTGTTGGTTTGTTGGGTTTTTCAAATTTGATGAAGCTGTATTTTGTTTTGGAGATATCTTTTTCAATTCTTCAATTATTTGTTCATTCAAAAAAGAATAATTTGTTAATTCAAGCCCTTTCTTTTTAAGTAAACTTTGTAATTCATATTCTGTATTAGTTGTATTTGTTGCTGGAATCTCATATTTAAGAATTTTCTTTATCTTATTTGATTTACCTTGTGGCTGGGACGACTGTTGTAGTTTTCCTTGTTGTTGCTGTTGTTGATAATCCCTCTTTTGATTGCTACCAAAAGATTGGTATGGGCTTCCTCCGTAAGAGTCATAACTTGAATATCCATAAGACGACGAATACGGAGAAGACGAATATGGAGAAGATGATGATGATTTATTTGGAGTGGTTTCAACGATTTTATCATCTATCTTATCTGTCTTTATATCTTTTATGTTTAAATTCCCATTCTCAAATATATTAAATAATTTTGAATAAATATCCACTTTAACCAATGGTTGAAATACAGGATTCCCCTCAATTTCATCAAACAAACGCTTTTCTGTCTTTAAAAAATTATTTTTTTCAATCTCTTTAATTGTCGCATCTAATATTTTTAAACAAGTATTTAATTTTGGTTCTGGAATTATTGGAGGAAACCCCATCAATGATTGAATAACCAATAATATTAAATTACGATATTCCTGAGATATATGAGCTATATTTTGCTTCTTCAATCCGAATATATCAACAAACTCAATATTATTATCCTTTTCTACGACGTTCTGTAATTCTGGTATTATAAATGTATTCTGTGGTTGTAGTTTTCCATTGATTGAATATTGCGGTTGAATTGGAAGTGTTGCCTCAGTATAATCAAGTGTTTTCTTCAATTTTATTATGGTTTGTTCTGTTTTCGATATATATTCATTCATTTTATTTAATATCTTACGTAATCCAGATAAATATTCATCTTGTCCTCGACGTTGTTTAATCGTTTCTAAATAATCAAAATATTTTTTATAATAACGATTTAATATAATTGGTAGGGATGTCCTGATTTCTCTAAATTCAGTTTGCGGTTTTATTTGTTCAAATCTCGCGATTGACTGGTCAAGTTCTGGAATGTTTATCATTTGTCCATTTGGTCCCATTACTTGCAGTTGTTGTTGTGAATATTGTGGTTGCGCAGATTGATATGATGGTGTAGGGGACGATACTGGAATTGTTTCTAAATAATTAAAATTACCATTGTTATTACTCATATATAATATATACATGAATAAAAATATGAAGTGTGTAAAATTATCTCTGAATTGTGTTCAGAACACCAACCACAGAATATTCATAAAAAGAATATCCACTCATCAAATCAATACCTTTTGTCGATTCGAACATATCCATTCTTTGTTGAACATTTTGCGCGAACTGGGGCTGACTAATAAATAATGAACATTGGTTCAAATCTTTTTTCAATATCTTTGAGCAATATGCTGTTAGAACTTTGGATGTTAGTGAAACTGCAGGGATAGAGTTATTCATCATTGAAATCAGATACCCATTATTCGCGAGGAGATTGAAAAAATCACTACGACCCTGAGCAGTCCTACGGAATCTCATACTTCCATCGTTCTTCAACATTCGTGCGAAATGACGGAAATCAATGGTCATCCAACGGTCTGGATTTGATAAATCTTCTGTAATTGCAGTTAACATAAGATAACCAGTCCGATTGAGCCTAGCGTAAATGGTCTTCTTATTAAGAGGGTATAACTTGATTACGATTAATCGTGCCTGAATCATCGAATTCAATACATCAATCATATAAAAGTTGTTGTCGTTGAATACAGATATGCCCTTACTTGTTGAAATCTTAATCGTGGGTAAATAAAGGGTCTTCCCATTAAATGAGAGCTTCATATCTTTCCAAAATTGCGTAGTTGAAACACGTATCGTTTGTTCTGATGTTAAAATACTCTTCTGGAATGGATGACTTCTTCCTGATGCTGGGCCTCCAATTATTCCGGATGGAACCCTTGAAGACCCGCGACTTAGTGATGTATAAAGGGAATGGATCGATGATAAATATGTTGCTGGGGTTTTGGGAATATCAGAGAACCGCAATAAATGAATGTTTGCGGTGTGTTTCAATGCGTTTACCCCATACTTTTGTGCGATGTTGTTAGTCTTTCGCGCAATTAACTGGCGCAACTCTTTATCCATCTCATCATCAACTTCTTTTGCGTCGGAATTTAGCGTGTTAATAAAAACATTCCCTAATGCACTAGTGGGGTTCTTATTAAGAAAAAGCTGATGTGTCAGTTTCGCGACCTCTAACTGAATAATTGCGTAAGTTCCCTGCTTCAACTTTTTCATGACGCGAGACTGCTCTTTTATAAAAGCGGCGAGGTTCGTGTTTTTTACTGAGTTGCGCGTCTTATATATCGTCTTATCATCTGTTAATTTGAGTTCATTCCTCCTGTATGCTTCATACTTTGCTTTAACTTTTTTTGCTAATTCGACGAGCTTCACATCGCGCAACTCTTTCTGAGAAACCATGTTGATTAGACCTAAATCTCTTAACAAATCATCGCGAATTTTTGCAACTGTTTTTGATGATACGCTTGATTTGAAAATATTCAACTTCAAGTCCATATAACTTATAAAGGTATCTCTTGAATTAGAGACGGTGCTATAATAAGTGTCTAGTACGCGCATAAGATTGACGAGCATATCTTCATTTTGTAAAGGGGCTCCCAATGATATAATTTTGTCATCAATTTTGGGCTCTTCATCTTCTTCTCCAATTGACAGAAACTCGTATAAACGCTTATATGTTTTAATATAGTCGATTTTATCGCAAGTTGAATAATCTAAAAATACAATTGGATAATTATCTTGTGTAAAAAAGTCTCCGGTAGATACAAAATTATTTGGGTCTGTATAAAGTGTTGAGTCCTTGAATCCAACATAAACAGTCTGTTTTAATTCAGTTAATGTTATACTATCCATTGCTGTTTTTTTGTCTTTTTCGTCCAAGTAAGTTTGATAACGATGTTGTCTTGGATGTGATGGTGTTCCTTTTGTAGCTGGTATAGTGTGGTCTGGAATTAATTCATTATCAGGTATTTCTTCCACACTTTTTTTGCTTGTGTCCCAAGACACTTTTTCAGTAGTTGAAACAATTATTAAGTCCTTTGGATTTTTTAAATTTATTTTTAATTTTTTATTAATCATAAAATTTACGTAATCAAGTAAACTATCCCGCATATTTTTATTTGCGATTGCGTATCTCTCTTTTAATTCATTGTTTAATTTTAAGTCATTAATCATTTTTTCATATAACCGATAAATATACATAGCATACATGTAAAACATTGAATAAATAAGCATAATTGAACTAAAACGACATTTACGAGTAAAACTATTATCATCTGTTTGACTAAACATATACATTAACGCATTTTTCATACCTGTATTCTTAGTTCTTTGGTTTTGAATTAAAACAGAATGGCTTGTAATATCTGCATCATAATGAAACAAAAGTGGTTCAGTTGGTTTATGTGATAATATAATTGTCGATTCAAGAGATGTTTGAGGCAATTCATTTTCTTTTAAAACAGTTCCAATTGGGGTTCTTCCAATCGTAAATGCGGAACCATCCGAGTTAATAGTTGAAATTCCGGCCCCACATTTTAATACAATATAGTTCGCTCCTGTAATCCCAGTCGCATTAAAAAAATTACGGAAAGATGTTGATTCAAATATTGAAACCCCGTTATATCCATTATCCATATCAAAGTTGTTCCCATCCAACAAATACTTCAAACCCTCACATTCTGGACGCAATTTTAAAAATTCTTTTCCAGATATTGTCATCGCGGGATTGTTAGTGAAACCAATTATTGCAGAAATCATCTGACAAGGGCTTCCCAATGATAAATTCCCAATGTTTGATGAAGGCCATGTGATGATTCCGCGAATACTTTGGCGTAATATATTCGCTTCTTTATTTTGTTCATTGTTATTATTATTTGTAGAACCAATGATAGGCCATTTCCCATGACGCGCTACATCACTCTCGATTATTGAAACCGCCTCATTCTCCTTCGAACGATTATCCGGAAAAAATCCTCCTCCATTACTACCAACCCCTTTAATAATCTTATTTGTCCCTAATCTTTCATAATTTTGATTCTTATTTTTATAACACATCATATATTCTTTTCGTGTTTTATCTAAATTATCCCTATAATTTTTAATAAGCATGAACTTTTTTAGCTGTGAATCATATGTATCATCCGAATCTAAGTCCCTTTCCAACATTTGAATATTATAACGCGTCATTCTCTTGCGATTCAGATTCGATACAAAATTCGTTGGATTCTCTTGTGGAATGATATGTGATACAACATCTATCATACTTAATACATTAACCGCATTCGGAGATTTTAATAATTCTACTGGTATATAATCTGTCATCTATTATAATATAATATTTATTATTTTTTAGAAAATATATCCAAAAAATAAAATAAGTTTAATGAAGACTATCCCCAAATACTAAACCGAGCAAAATAATCTGCTCACGAGATATATACTTTGCGTATGATTTAATCTTCTTATTATTAACAGTATTCATCAGAAATTTTGAATTATTATTCAATTTAACATCAGTTTTAAATTTGATAATGGGCTCTTTTTGATTTAAAAATGAAATCGTCTTTAATGATGGTAATATTTGCGTTTTAGCAAGTGGTGGTATGCTCATAATTGACGTCTGAATATGTAATTTAAAATAACTATTATCAACATCTATGCGAGAGGGCATTGAGAATAATAAATCATACGCCCACGAACGAAAGGCTTGTGCGTGTAATACAAAATGCTTCTGTATTCTATAAATTTGTAATGAACTTTCAGATTTTGCCGATATTATAAAATTCTCTGGTGTTCTACCGGTTGGAGGAACATAGAAATTCGCTTTTAGAATATGTTCCAATTCTGTAAGCGTAGAACCCTGAATAAATATAGGCTCTAATACTTTCTTCTTATACCTTGAACCATCTTTCATATATTCATAATAAAGATTACCATTCAATAATTTTCTATAGTTTGTATCCTTTGAAAAATCGGTTTCCAATTTTATTAACATATTTTCCGGAGAATAAATATCATGACCTTCTCGGTCCTTATAAACAATAGTCTCTTTCAAAATATCTGTATATGATTTTATCGAATGAATACTCTTCGCCATTGAAAAAATATCTAGCAAAAAAGTCTCATTATCCATTAAAACAAACACGAATAATCTGAAATATTTTTCATATAAGGACGTCCTTTTTCTAAATGAAATCTCCATAAGTTCCCACCATTCTTGTGTATGACTACTCTGGTCCTTTAATTGCGTATCAAGCATCTTTTTAAAAAGGGCGTCAGTAGTTTTCTTATTGGGAGTCTTTGATAAACTGAATCCGGATTCTGCTAATATCTTTTTCTTTGTTTCCTCATTCTCAATATAATACGATTTGTTAAAATAATATAAACGATACACGAAATTACGAAGGCGGGATATCATATACATAAAAATGACGTAGTTCTTCATTGACCCATGGGGTCCAGATATTATCATCGAGTGAAGTAAATTAATAAACGATTCCACTTTATAACTGAATTTACGAATTTCGTGCTGAATTTCAATCTCTTTAATGACTAATATACGACTACTCTCTGCTGGATTTATACCGCGCCTCTGAACAATATTTGTAATCGTTGTTTTATTTCTTATGTTGATGCGCTTACTCTTCTTTTCCATTTCTGAATGGTCCTCCATTATCCTCTTAGCAACTGTGTTCGATTCCTCGAAAAAAGAGAAAAATATCCTTTGAATGAGCTTGTTTTTGGAACCGATATCAATCTTTGGGTCCGCAATTATAGGGCGAATACCTTTATAAGCTTCAATCACTTTTTTTTTAATTTCTAATTTTTCTTTACTTGATATTTGCGACAATGACTGATTTATTTCTAAAAGGTTGTCTTTTTCTAATTGTTCATTCGCTTTTTCTCGGGATGTTAATAAAAATCCGAATGTCATCCAAGAGAAATGTGTAGCTTTACTATCTATAAATGTTAAAGGAATACCACCGAGAGAAACATTTGTCTGACTGTATTCTTTATTTGGATATCTGACTGGGTCTCGAATTGCGAAGCCGTTGTTTAATATGATGTCTCCACAAGATAATATACGGAGCGCCTTCTGAAACTTCAATGGGTTTATTTTATTAAAGTTATGATTTGAGTTTATTGAGAAAAAGTCTATTAGATTATGATGGAATGTATAAAATTGGATTGGGTATTGAGCGGTTGGACAACCATCTGCGTTTTTATTACCCGATTGATGACTTACATTCGCCCCGAAAAATAAATTCATAACGAGTTGTTCATCTTTTGATAAACATGTTGTTGTTGGGTTATCTGAAAAACCGACAGGTTTTCCTAAACACATCGTATTATTTCTCAGAAAATCAATTAATTTTTCAATATTAATTATTAAATTATTACAACCATCTATGTATTTCTCAAAATAACTCGCACTCATTGATGATATTGATGTTGTATTGACTGACTTTAACGCTTTATTTATATGGGTTCGAATATCTTCCAACTGTGTTTTAATAAAATGACGGATACAATGATTTATATTCTCAAAAAAATGTATCATTAATTTAATTGTGTTTGTTATAACGGAACAGAATAAGAACATTTCGCCAATTTCTTCAAATTTGATATTGTTAGCTGGTCCTCCTGTTGCTGCAGTTCCTTCGCCTCCAAAATTTAGTATATCTTCTGGCCCATGGTAAAAAACACCAAAATGGTTTATTCCATTGAATTTGTCAAGAATCATTTTTTGAATTTTAGCAGTGGAATCAGTATCCCTAAATTTTTTTACATATTCTTTTATTGATTTCCGGTAATTTTCAAAAATTGGACGGGTTATTGTATATTCGCGTCTGGAAGCGTCTAACGCATATTCAGTTCCATTTTGGGTTCCTGTTCTGATATCAAATAAATTATTATAAACTCCTCCTTTTTGTTGTATTGTATATTTAACTTTTTTAACTGGATTTTTTTTATTTTCTTTGTTTGTAATTTTTGGTTTGGATATTTTTTTAATTTGGGAGTGTTTTGATTTTTTCTTTTGGGATTTTCCTCCTCGTAAAAATGTAGTATGGTCGATAAATTGATATGCGTTTTTTCTGTAAGATAGGATTGTATTGAGGATGGTGTCTATTGATGATATATTAACACGAGTAGTATTTATTAATGCAACTGGATTATTTCCATTTGAAAATTGTATTCCACCAGCATTTTGTATATATTGACAATTATTCCCAACGAAATTAATTCCACAAGTGCGTTGTGTAATTACTTGAATATCATTATGTCCAACTGCATTACTTCGCAATGATATTCTTGAGCCAACATGAGCATTTACATCTCCGTGTGTTCTATGAAATCCAATACTTTCAGAATTATATAATAATTGAGCAACTGTATTAATTTCATCATTTGCTTCATCTCCTGCTTGAACCAACCACGAAGCTTGTCCATCAGGTCCTCTATCAGTTCCATTCCCAAAATTACTACTATACGCTCCTGAAAAATCAAAATCTTCTAATACTGGGGGCATTGTAAAACGTTGAGCAACTAATAATGCTCGAACAAGTTTTCTTTTTGGAATTGATGACCTATGAAATAAACAGCATAATTTTTTGTCTTCATTTGTTAAAATTAGAGAATTAAGAGTATTATTAATATTATATAATCCAGTTAATCGACTTCTTATAATAGTAATTGGTGCATCAGCTGTTAGAACTTCGACATTATTAACAGCAGTTTCCCATAAAACGATTCCGGCATTATAATTTGCCCTGTCCCGTGGGTCTCTATAACCAGCATTATTTTCAATGATATAAGCATCACGCACTCGAATCGGTTGTTTAACTTTGAAAAAATTACCATATGAATCAAAATCAGTTGATGCGTCTGAGTGTTTGAATGTCCCATCTATATCCTTATTATCAAACCACAAGTCCGGATTGAAATTATAAAAACCATCAATCTTCCTCTTAAAATCAACCGGCCCAGTCGTATCCTTCGATAAAAACCCCTTCACACAATGACGGAAAAAGAAACCGTTTATAAAATCATTGTAAAATTCGGTTCCCTGAATATCTAATTCATCCCCACCCACGTATTTACGCGCACCTGTATCTTTTTCTCTGAGCGGGTTTTTCTCATCCTCGACCTCCCCAATATAATATTTTTGAAAAAGGTCAGAAATATGTTCGATGTTCCCTAAACCAACGGACTTTGGGTCTATTGAAGGCCAGTCGAACATTGAGCCTATCCCACTATGAAATATATTATTCAGACATTGTTGTTCAACCTCAGTTTCTCTTATAGAAGTATTCCCATAACCTTCAAATATTTCATCTTTGATGTCTTTATACGTATCAGGAAACATTTTATGAAATATCCGGGTATATGTTTGATGAACTTGATTCGTTAGTGTAGGGTCTAAATCTTCTAATCCCGCGTTTATATCTTGTGGTGCGGGTGGTCTATTTGGATTTGGTGTTTCTTTACTTAATCCGTATGGTAATATATTTTTAAATGCTCGTAGTTTTGCTGGGTCCGGCTTGTCTTTAAGCGCTTCTGAGCATGAATTTACAAAACTTTGTCTCATTGTCTGAATCCCGTTCTTTAATGAATCGTGTTGCGCCTTAATTGAAGTCGATAATTGATAAGCTTGTTGAGGGTTCATTGTTATCAATTTTTCGAGTTCATTCGCGTCGCGCTGTTTTTCACTAAATAAGTCGTTTACTGAACCATCCGGCTTTGTTATTATATTTTCAAATTGTTCTAATCTTTTATTCATTAAATTATTTAATATTTTATTTTTACAAAAAATAAAATATAGGATTTGTCTAATATAATAACATCAATTTTATGAGGTCGTCTCTTGATATAAATCTTCCGTATTTTACTGCGCCCATATCAATTGTATATTTCATTGTTTCTCTTTTTATAGGTTGGTGTAATACAATTTTTTGAGGAGGAGGAGCTCCTACTCCCATTTGTAATGGTGATTTCATAATCGCATAATCGTAAATATTTAATAGACGGGCGCATTTTCCTGTAATATCAGTTGTTCCGAATCGTCCTTTAAATATTTTTGTTGCGGTTGTTTTTATATTAGTATCATAAAATGTTGGTGTTCTTTCTTGTAAATTAGTTTCCAATTTCATTTGTTCTTTGAACATAATTTGATATAGCCATTTGCGATATTCTTTGATATCTTTAATTTGCTTGTCTTGTAAATTATATAATGTATAGCTATCTAATGGATTCGCTATTTTATATTTATAATCACCAAATGGAAGATTAGCTTGTTTATTAAGAATAGTTGAAAGTATTGTAGCATTATCCGCTTGTAAAAAGATTGGGATTAATTTTTTATAGGACATTGTTATTGGGTCATAATATAAATATTCTCCATCTATCAATTTGCGAATATCTTCTTGTATTGCTTCGTTAATAATTGCGGTTCTTCGATTATTTGTAGTCGCATTTCTGTATTTCTTTGAAATACTATTTTTTCCAAATCTTATTTTATCAATACCAGTCAGTTTAATTATTGTATTTGAGCTAGTATATACTTCTTTTACTCCATTCGATGCTTTATAGGTTTTAATTTTACCGTGGGTTCTATATCCAGTAGTTCCGGATAAGTCTTCATAACTTCTCGAGTCATTTGATGAAGCGAGGGCGAAAGCATCAACAATATATAAATCTATCATTTGAGATAATCCTTTTCGAGTAGTTATAATAAAAAGACGATACATATTCTCGGAATTACTTACTCCGGTTTGACTAATTTTCATGAAATTATATTCAATCTTCGCCCACCATACTGGGTCTGTATATTGAGGATTAACCAATGTATTTTTTAGCAATTTATTAAATGTTTCTCTCATCGCGGTTGAATTAAGTTTATTATTTATCATTACTGGTATATAACCAATATATTGTCGTAATTTATCTTTTGTTTCTTGTGGAATATTATTTGAGTCGTCGAGTGTCAATAAATAAGTATCCAAGAAAATATCAAAATTACGAATATGCGTATCTACATAATAAAATGCGATATTTCGAATGTCTTGACTACGAATATTATTTTTTAATCCAAATTGAATATATTCAATTATTTTTTCAATTAAATAATTAAATTCTGCTTTAACTTGATATTTTTCTTTTATAAATTCAATTGATTGCTTCACTTCATTCATTTTTATACTATTATTACTTCGAATACCATATAATGAAAATGGCTTTGGTTCTCCACCATTTAATATGGATTTTTTTTTAGTTTTATTCGTAATACTTTGAGACTTTAAATATTCCGCATATTTTTTATCAATTCGATTTACCAATTTATTTAAATGCTTATATATATAAATGAATATACCAGTATATTTTTTAACTGCTTCTGGAATATTTTGATTACCTAAATTACTAGCCAATTCTTTCAAATAACCGATTGGAATTGTTTTTTTTATATCTTCATTTATTTCTTTCATTTTAGCTGGTTCTAATTCTGAAAATGCGAGTTCTTCTCGAATATAAATATTCTGTTTCAATTTATTTCCAACCTCGATACGAATTTCTAACAAGAAAAAGAACGAACGCATTAATAGGGAAATGTTCTTTCTATCAAACATTACAACTGGGACACCTCCAAAACAAACGTTCGGTCGCGCTTGTATAAATTGACCGAAATCTCTAATATAATCGCTTTTTTGTACACCTGCTTGTAATAATGGAGTGACTACTGTTTGTATCGCAGCTAATCCGGTAAAATATGTAGCGGATGGTTGATTTCTATCTGTTAAAAATTTTAGCGCATTACTGAACATCTTATAATCGAGGTTTCCATCCTTATTTATAAATAATAATTTATTCAAAAAATGGAACATTGATTCGTGTCGGCAAAAATAATTTATGATATGATTTTCTCGGTCGCCCAATGTTACCGCAACGAATGTCCCAGAACCAAGGAACAAGTTTTTAATATAATAACTATTTTGAGGAATTCTAAAATTCGCTGCGCCTTGTCCATCATTCAAAGATGGCGTTCTATCCTGTAAATTAATCCCGTTATATTTTAAAAATAATATTAGATTTTTAATTTCTATAACGAGTTTTTCTAAATTTATTCTTACTTTATCATGTTGTGATTCTGGTGTTTTAATTTTATCTATAATAGGAACCAATTCTATTTTTATGAAATGTTCTAAACAAGCTTTGATATTACTAAAAAAATGGATGAGTAATCTAGTTGAATTTGTAATTACGGAATTGTATAAAAATAATTGCGCTATTTCTGTAAATGAAACTGTTTTAGTTCCTGCTGCTCCAACAGCAGTATCTGTTCCTCCATTATTATCACTTGAAGCAATTGTCAAAGTACTTTCATACCCATCATAAAATAATGGTAAATTGTTAATATGCGCGAATTTATCAAATAAATCTTTTACTTTTTGATGGTTTGAATTTAATTCTTCTGACATGAATTTTTTAACTGCTTCTTTGAATAGCGTCGGTTTAAATTCTTCTTCGACTCTATTCGCGAAAAGTTTGGGATATGTTGCAGCTGCGTCGGCTCCAGTTTCGAATATTTGTGTGCTTGTTCCACCTTTTTGTTTTCTTAATGACGGTTTTTTACCTCCAATTGCGAGAAGAGGTTTTTTACTTGTCTTGCTTTTGGTTCCTCCAGCTTGGGTTATTGTTGTAGGTGCCATTGATTGAATAACGGTTGTTAAGTCATTATGACCACCTCCGACTAATTTTGCGGTTGTAAATGAGGTTCCATCACGGTTTTCGTATAAATTATCTAGACTGTCATTACCAAGTGGGTCTGGGGTATTTGCGGCTTTATAATATCTGACCATCCTTGACATAAGAAACCGATACATTAATACAGGGCTAACAAGATAGTTAGCATTATTTAATTGGTCTGCTGTTAAAAGTGTGGCTTGTCGTGTATCAACTAAATCGACATGTCCAATTAATCTGTTGAATGCTGTAGTTATATCACCCTGATTTAGTCCAAGATGCGCAGGGTCTCTAAACAAACCAAATGAAACATCTTTATTATTAGCATGCCTTGTATTTTCTTCTGGACCACCAGCATTATCAGTCGCAGTTGTAATATATTCAATTAATTTTTTAAATCCTTTCTCATCAATTTCTTTTAATATATTAGAATAATTCCTCTCAAAAGCAGTTTTTATATCTGTTCTACATTGTTCAAAGTTAACCCAATTGGGAATAACGGTTATATCAACTGAGGCGGCTGCTGGTCCACCTTGAGCCGCCGCAGCAATCGCATTATTACATATAGCATTTCCTACTTCTACTTCAAATATATTAACTGTTTCAACACCACCGCCAGCAGCAGGATAAACACCAATCGGATACAATTTCTGGAAAATTATTCGAATGAATAATAAAACGAACGCGCCTCTGTGTCTTTGGGAATATAAAATATCATCTTTACACCAACCTAATGAATTCACATCTTGAAGAACATAAGGAGATACGCATTTGGATTTTGAGTTAAACAAATATTTATTTGGGTCAACTATATCAGTTTGTTTAGTTAAATCAACAGAACCTTTTTCAAATTCTTTGCGATATAACATACAATATCTTTTATCAATTTTAACGTTTGTATTTTGAACGCTAACACCATTTACAACAACAACATTTTTATTATTTAAAAAATTAGCATAATTTGTTCCAAGTCTTTTATAACTTCCAACTTCCGGGTTTTTATCAGCGTTTGTGCCAGCATTATAATTATCATATAATACTTTTAATGTTGCGTATTCTGCATCATCAATTTCTCTACCAGTTGTATCTCCATGTAATTTAGCAATCGCAATATATTGCTCTAACGCGACCGGCATTCCCCCACACGAAAATATTTGTCCATAAGAATCATTTCCAGTATTCAAAAATCCATTATATTCGTATTCATTTACTTGTTCTGGAGTTGGGTCAGATAATTTAAACCACATTGATGTATCAAAATTATACGCATCTATCTTTTCTCTAAAATTAGTTGGTTTCACAAATGGAACAGATGAGTAATTTTTTTTATAAATTGAATGGACGTGACTTGTATGTAAGCTATCAATTAATTCTTCATAAAAACTTTCAGGTTTTATTCCACCGATTTGATACCCAATATAATGTTTATTAAACAACGCAAATAATGTGCTACAGCTTCCAATACCTCCTGATAGTGGATTTATTTGAGGCCATTCACTAACTGAACCGCAAAAACTTCTTAAAAAAGCGTATATTGTTCTTTCATTCTGTGAATTGTTTTTTTCTAATTCTTCAATTTGTGTTTTTCCAATTGTAGTAAATATTTTTCTAAACCGATTATAAAAATCATCCCAGTTTTTATCAGAAACATCATATAATTCTGTATTTAAGACATTTGCTCCGCTTACTCCGTATGGAAGACAGTTATTATACGGCGCAAGTGGATCTACAGTTCCAGCTGGAACAGGTCTTAATAACTGCGCCTCGCTTTCAAGAAGAATCTTTTTTTCATCATCAATAAACTTTTTTTTCATACCGGCGACTGTTCCATTTTTCGGATTATTATCATCACCAATATGTGCATATTTTGTTTTTAATGTGGCACCTTTACCATTTAAATCATTAACAATTGCTTGTGTTGAATTTTTGTTAGTAAATGTATCGCTAATTCCAGAATAGCCTTCAAAAAGCATTTGTGTTTTCATCCTTTGTTCATTTAATGTTGTCATATAATTATTGATTATATTTTTTTATTCACAAAAAAATATAATTTGTTCATTTCGTAAAATTGACTGGGTTTCCTAAAAGCCATTTGTCATTAAAAATGATTAATACTAAAAAAGCCAATATGACCGCAATTATAATAACGACCATATTCATATTTCCAAAATTGTCCTTCTTAACGAATATAATCATCATAATTATGAAAAGCAATCCAACTAAATACCACCGCGTTTTCATCCAGAAATTCCATAATTTAGATAATCGCTCAATTGATTTATCATCTGTCGTCATTTATTATAATGGTATAAAATATATTTCTAAACTTAGTTATGGTTCATATAAAAATAATAAATGATAAGTATTCAAACCCACATTTTTCTATTTTACAAATAGTTGTATTCGCTGGTTCAATCTTCGAATCCCCCCATGAAAAAGGAATAACCCACTTTATTGAACATCTAATTTTTAAAGGTTCTAAATACAATGAGGGTATAAAAAATCTGACGGACCATCTAAATTCGAACGGGATGACAATCAATGCCTATACTAATAATTATAATACAGTATTTCACATAACGACGCCAATCCAATTTATCAAAAAAGCAATAGAAACCTTGATTCAAATGGTTTTCAACCCACTTTTTAGGGAAATTGATATAAATACCGAGCGAAAAGTCGTTATCAATGAGCTATTACAGCGCATGAACACTCCTGAAAAATATGCGTCAATCTTAGAAAATCAGAAAATATTTTCAGAAAAGAATCCACTCCATCATCCCGTAATAGGATACATTGAGACATTGAAAAAAATAACAATGTCTGACATCAAAAACTACTACGATAAATATTACAACCCGACCAATATGCTATTTCTTACAATTAGTAATATAAAAAACAATGAAAGAATCCGAAATATCTGGAAAAAATCGTTCGCAAAATATGGAGAAAAAAGCACGAGCACCTGTTCAACAAAGGGTTTATACGATAGATTAAAAGAATCGTTGTGTCTAATCAATTCTCCCAAAAAGCATGTAATCAGTCGCGCATTCCCGAATAATACATCATCATATGTCAGAATAACATATTTACTGCCGGCGCTAACAAATAAAGAATTTTGCGCGTTTCAAATATTTTCTTACTACCTCGCGGGGTCAATGTCATCTGTTTTATTCAACGAATTGAGAGAAAAGCGCCAACTAATTTATTCAATCAGTGCGTATACCTACAACTATTCGAATAATTTTATGATGTCGATAGATTTTAATTGTAAAAAGAATTCTAAAAAATTAAATGAATGTATCAAAACAATTAATAACGTTCTCCATTTATTTTATAAAAATGGGATGACTTCGCACGAGTTTGATAAATTCAAAATGAAAGTTATAACGGATTATATGTATAATGAGGATAAAACTGAATTTGAAATTCAGAAATACATCAGAAAATATTACATGAATTTACCAGATATTAATTACATGAAAAATTATAAAAAAATGACGAACTCTTTTTTGAAAAAGACGGTTTCTGAAAAAATGAAAAAATCCAAAAGATACATGATTATTTTGTGAGTGGAATAATATTCCAAATAATTCCATATTATTCCATTTTTTGGAATAATTGGAATAATTGGAATCGTTATTTTTTGAGCAAAAGTTAACTTTTATATTATTCTATTTTTGATACACATACACACATATACCTTTATTTTTTATTAATATTTTTATAAAGAGAAAAATATTTATTTTTTACAATGTTTCATCGTAAAATGTTTTTATTATTTATTTATTATATACGACAAATGTAATATTTTCTATTTTTTAGAAAATAGTTTGAATCTGGATCATTTACTCTCAACGAGATAAAATCTATTTTAGATAGTTATTCGAGTATGTCTTTCTTGACCATCGTATTCTTTATCTTGATAAAATAAAGGTTGTCTAATTCCGAGCACATTATATTTTTTAAATAATTTATATAGGTAAATATCGTGTGGTTTATTCATACATATTGCGGTTATACAAAATTTTGTAGTTTCAATTGCGTATTCTGGATTAATATACAATATCGCATGAGCACTGTACATGCTATGTAATTTCACAAAATATGGATTCCCGATATCTTCTAATACCGCTCCTTTTTCAAGTTCTATTTTATTTTCTGGATTTCCTTTGCGACCTCCCCAACAGCTTAATCCCATATATAGTGTATCACACTTTGGATCTATTTTTTGAAGCTCGTTTTCCAGCTTCAAAAAGTCCAATGTTTCAGCATCAATACTTACATCATCTTCTAAAATTAAGAACGGTTTTTTTTTATTTATACCTTTTAAAATAGCTACTATATGGGCCATCGATACTCCATTATGTTTTGGAGATTCAATTATTGCGTTTACATGTTTTTTTTTATTATTGGGAAAATATTTTTCTAATTGGGAAACCATATGGTCATAACGTTTTTTATTGTTAATATTGTTTATCCAAATGATTACGATTTCTGATACTTTCATACAGTTATACTTAATTTATTTTTTTCTTTTATTACGCGGTCAATTTCTTTTTTGTTTATCAATAATATTTTTATTTTATCATAAATTTTTTCATATTGTTCATTCTTTACATTTTCATTCATTTTCTTAATTATAATTTCATCAAATGAATTACTAAAACTACGATATTTTTCTTGATAGTATTTACTAAATTTACGTTTATTCTTGTCATAATAATTATCAATAATGTCTTTTGTATATACAATAATATTATGAATAATTGTTTTCTCATCAATTGTTTTCCAAATTGTTCCATTGTAAAATTCGCAAAGTTTTTCTCGTATATTTCGTATTCTTACATTTTGATATTGGGGGCGCATATCATTAAAATAAATATGTTGAATTAATTTACTTATACCATCAAGTTTCGTTATAATTATTTCTTTCATTTCAATTTCTTCTAAAATTTCAGGATTATATTTTCCAAACGTTGTTAACGATGTAATCTTAAACTCTGGTGGTTCATTTTTAAAACGTTCTGAAATTAATATATTTGGTTTTTTGTCTTTTTTAACTTTAAGGCTTTTGTCATAAATAAAATCTGGAATGTTTTTTACAATCTCTCGATAATCACTTATTTTTTCATTCATATTTTCTACAATATTATCGTAATCTTTTTTATTTTTAAATTTCATTACCATATCATTACCATGATGTTTTGTAGGTTCGTGTTTTTGTGATAAATTAGCGTCAAGCGTACACCCCCATTCTGGAAAATTATTCGGACCATTACCCTTATCAATTTTCGGTTTTTCTGGAGTTTCAATTTTTTCTTTGTGTACATGCTTTTGCATGACAAAATCTGACACACCCCCCCCTTCATGAACGACTTTTACATGGTTAATATAACATTCGAACTCATTATCCCGATTTTCACAACATTGTTCTGTGGCGTCCATATTTAATTTTATTGATTTGTATTTAAACCGTTATGATTTTTTTTTGATGATTTTTTTTATTTTATATTGATTTTACCATGCTTTTTTATTTTTTTTAAAAGACCGTTATGAAAACTCATGTACAAGACGCACTTCTACGCTGTTAAAAAGTCTGTTTTTTGAGGGTTTTTGCCATGCAACTTTTTTGAAAAAACCCGACTTCTAACGTTTTTGAAAAATGGACGCCATGAATATTTTTTCGAGGGTCCGGACTGTAAAATCTTACTCATTCCAATATTCCAAATATGGATGAAATATGGAATAAATGAGTTTCTAAAGCTGGGAGAACTGGGTAAATTTCAAAATCTGCCGTGACGGTGGTTCCTCTGTGTACAGTGTACCTTTTTCATGTGTTTATTTTTATTGTATATTATACTATCTAATTTATTAAAATGAAAATATAGATAGTACATTAAAAATTGATAAAACACTATACAAAAAAGCTCGATTTTTATTCCGTTATGGTAGGTTAGCGTAATAAAAAAAAAGTTATAGAATTTGATTACTACCATAAAAAAAAATATTTATGGTAATAGAAAAATAAAAAACATGAAAAAAAAGTAAAAAAAAGTAAAAAAAAGTAAAAACATGAAAAATAAAAAAAGTAAAAAATTTTAAAATAAAAATAAAATAAAAAAATAAAAATCGGACTACCATAAAAAAAATCTTAAAAAAATAAAATAAAAAAGCATAGTTTGTTCTATCTGGTGACGGTGGTTCACTTTTTTTTGTGTTTTTTTACATGGGACCAAAAAATCACTACATGGACAGACTATGATGTTTTTTTAATGGAAAAATAAAAAGCGTAAAAAATCCATTACGCAGCATGGTCTTAAAAAAGACCCTCCGGAGTCTGGGGGGTCCCCCCCTTAAAAATCAAAAAAGTCCATTTTTTGAGGAACATACATGAAAATGGCTCCAAAAAACGGTCCCATGCAACGATTAAAAATCCAAACTGGGTTTATGGTAATAAACGTCATGTAAATGGTATCATCAAAAAATGAAAAATCCTCTAAAAATTATTACGCTCCATGCTTATGGTAGTGAGTCAAAATGAACGACTAGAACTAGACTATCATAAAACGTGGGGTTTTAAGAGTTTTTTGGAAAATATAAAAAACACTTAAAACTACCATGTAAAACTACCATATTATAATTACCAAAAAAAACACAAAAAATAACGTTTCTATGATAAAAAAAAATTGCGTAATGACTAAAAAACAGTGTTTTTTAGGGTCAAAAAACGTTTTTTGCGTAGTAATTGCGTAATAAAACGGTTTTGGTTCAATTGGATGACCGCGTAGATAACCCATGCTCGCCCACGCAAAAGTTCGCATGGTCATTCCAAAAATAAAAATAAAAATCATTACGCGACCTTTTGGGAATGATAAATTACTACGCAAGAGCCAAAATGAACTACGTAAAAGCATAATACGAAAATGTGTTATATAAAAAGAAAAAACGCTTTATTACCAATGATACATGGGGCGCTCCATGTAAGAGAAAACAACAAAATATTCAGAATACATTATTTTGCGTGGTACAAATTTGCGTAATCGTTTTTAGAGACGTTTTTAATAATATTTGGTAATAAATACGTAGTGTTTTCAAAATTGTGATATATTGTCTGGTAGTCGCCACGTATTTTTACATAGAGACAATTGAAAAACACGCGTTTTTCTCCCCTACGCTTACATGGAGGGATGCACTCCATTTTTATTTTATCAAAAAATGACTACCATAAAATAAAAAAATTTTAGACCAAAAAATCAATATTCATCGTGGGCTACTACGCTTTTTGGATGATTTAATTTTAATTTTTTACATAATAAAAAATTCCAGAATATTTTTTACAAACTATTTTAGACCCGTGAGTTGGTTGTTCCTTTTTATTTCAGCGGTTTCATTGTAATATTGATAATTACATGGGAAAATCATTTTTTTAATAATAAAATAAAATACATGGCATTGCTACCATCGACTTTTATAAAAAAAGGCAAAAAAACAGTTGGTAATGAAAATATTCTATTGAAAAAATATTTTCATTGTAGATTTTTACAACAAAATAAAAAATTCATAAAAATAGATTTTTGTCGTAAGATGTAAAAAATACCTTAAAAAATGGGTCATTACGCTCGTGGTAATCGAAAAAACGACATTTTCAATCATACAAATATTGACCATGTTATTTATCATGGGAAACAATTTTAAAAAATTGAAAAATGTAGATTTTTATAAAAAATAAAATCGTTTTTTTAATGTAAAAAATCGTTTTTTTAATGTAAAAATCGTTTTTTTAAAAGTTTTTACATGGGGGAAAAAAAATTGCGTTATAAAAAATTTTTGCATGGGAAAACGTTTTGCATGGGAAAAACGTTTTGCGTTATAAAAACGTTTTGCGTTATAAAAAAGTTTTTGCGTTATAAAAAAGTTTTTGCGTTATAAAAAAGTTTTTGCGTTATAAAACATGATTTTCAAATAAAATCTAAATTATTTATTTAATCATTCTCCAAAAGATATCCAACAATCAAATAAACCAAATCAAACGATATTCTCTTTATTACGATATCCTTGCTTTCTCAGTAATTCTTCAAGAATAATGAATTATATTATATAATATTACAATATTTAAAATCAATTTTTTCAACACATACCACGATTAAATTCATGAATTAGTTCTGGCTTCGATATCGACCTCGGACCAACTGTATTATTATGATGAAATTCAATATTTCGCAATGACTCCACGTTTTCTCCAACTGTTTTTCCGTTTGTGAATTTTATAAAATAATGCGATTCAACACTTTTATCAAGTATTGATGCGCTAATTGCTCCTGCTTTAACTCCAACTCTTCTAAACGAAATATCTGGATTCTCCATTTTTCCAACAAATTCATAACAAGTCGGTTCCACACTTTCAACAATTGCACGGTTTATATCTCTTTTCTCCCAAATTTGGAAAACAGTTTCAACATTGTGTTCAACACCATCAACTAAAAAAGAATTTTCTGGTAAATCTATCTCGAAAACTAAATGAAAATTCAAAGGAAATGATTTTTTCATACGGTCCTTCTTGAAACTTTTTGGTAATATAAAAGCTACACTCGTCGCAAATGAACACGCCTTCTTTATAAATCTAATCGCAGTTGATGATTGACGCCCAAATGGAGGATTACCTATTACATGCGTCTTTCTCGATTCCCAAACATACTCTAAAAAATCTTGTTCAACAATTTCATCATTTTCCGGCGCAATATCGAAGAATCGATAATTTTTCGACAGAGATTTTATTCCTTCAATAAATGAACCGTTTCCGGCGCTTGGTTCAATAATCAAATCATCTTCATTTATCTCGATGTGTTCTTTAACATATCCAAGACAGTTATCAACAACACTTTCTTTCGTGTAATATTTATCGATTGCGTTTCGTTTTAATCCACTTGTTTGTTTCATTTTCATAATATTTAATATTACGAAAATTTTAAATTATTATGTTTAGATAAATAAATGCTTCGTTCAACATTAAGCTCTATTTTTCTTAAACACCCAGATGAAAAGAAAATGACCTACTTAGAACATCTTAAACACGCTCTCGCATTGGGACTCGAAACACTTGGTTGTTCCATTATATTTATTGTTCATGGAATTGTTCCTGCTCTTTTTCAAACTACCGGCTCCACTATGATAAAGAACCTCAATGAAAAACTAAACAAGGAAGATTAGAGTAGCTTCTTCGCCTTGTGTAAAAATTGATTTAAATATATGTTATGTTATAATATATATAATTTATAATGACACTAAAACTATGTAATGAACCTGATTGTAAATCAAGCGCAATAGGAAAAACTAATAAATGTAAAGCACACGGAGGTGGTAGGAGGTGTAATGAACCAGATTGTAAATCAAGCGCCAGAGAAAAATCAGATAAATGTGTAGCACATGGAGGTGGTAAAAGATGTAATGAACCAGATTGTAAGGCAAGCGCAATAGGTAAAAGCAATAAATGTATAGCACATGGAGGTGGTAAGAGATGTAATGAACCAGATTGTCATTCAAGCGCAATAGGTAAAAGCGATAAATGTATAGCACATGGAGGTGGTAAAAGATGTAATGAACCAGATTGTAAATCAAGTGCAATCGGTAAAACAGATAAATGTAAAGCACATGGAGGAGGAAAACGATGTAATGAACCAGATTGTCATTCAAGTGCAAGAGAAAAATCAGATAAATGTAAAGCACATGGAGGAGGAAAACGATGTAATGAACCAGATTGTAAATCAAGTGCACAAGGTAAAACAGATAAATGTGTAGCACATGGAGGTGGTAGAAGGTGTAATGAACCAGATTGTCATTCAAGTGCAATAGGTAAAAGCGATAAATGTGTAGCACACGGAGGTGGTAGGAGATGTAATGAACCTAATTGTAAAAAAGGTGCAGAAGGTAAAACAGATAAATGTAAAGCACACGGAGGAGGAAAGAGATGTCCGAATTGTATCGATTGGATTGATTCAAGATGTGGTTCAGTAAAATATGATGGATATTGTGCAACTTGTTTCAAGCGTATCTTTCCTGATGATGAAAGAAGCAAAATTATATATACTCATATAAAAGAAATTATGGTTAGAAATGCGATCAATACAAATTTTGAAGGATTTGTCCATGATAGACCATTATATACGGGTAATTGTGATTGCTCACATCGACGTCGTATAGATCATCGAAAATTGATAGGTAATACAATATTAGCAGTTGAAACTGACGAATTTGGGCATAGAGGATATGACCAAAAAGATGAAGAAATACGTTATGATGATTTATATATGATTCATAGTGGTAAATGGATATTTATCCGTTTTAATCCAGATAATAATATTAGTAAAGTAGATATTGATGATAAATTAGATAAATTGATTGAAACTATCAATGATTGTATTGACAGAATTGAAAATAATGAAAATACAGAATTATTAGAAATATACAAATTATATTGTTAAACATTAAGTCATGTAAAAAAGTTATAATTGTTTCTTCGCCTTTTGAATAGCCTCTTTATAATGTTCTCCTGAGTCCTTCAATAAGCACACTCGCTTTCCTTTCTTATAAGTCATAGTATACAATCCAAATTTAGGCTTGTATCCTGACTCCCACTCATAGTTATCAAGAGCACTCCAATATATATATCCCAATATTGTATGATATTTCTTCTGATATTCAATAACTGACCGCATATGTGTGTCAATTATTTCCTTTTGACAATTATTACCTTCCACCCGCGACTTCTTTTCTGCGCTCCCTGACTCAGTAATCATAATCTTGATTTTTCCATAACGCCCCCGTAGTCCATCCAACACATTTCGCATAGACTCCGGTTTTATATCCCACTTCATAGCATTTTTATTATAACCGCTATCTTTCATTGTAAGCATTACATCCACTGGCTCATCCACATTATAACTAACCACTATGTATCCAACATTATAATGATTCACACCCAAAAAGTCCAATTTTCCCTTCCATGAACTGTCTTTCCGAATTCGATTAAATCCAAATCCCATCATGCCCAGCCCAAACTTTAAAACTCCTTTATAAAACGCATCCAATATACACCAATTATAATTCTCAATAATCTGGTCCTCTATATTCGACTTAATCAAATCATAACGATACTGTTTCTCAAAATCAACCATATTCTTCGATATACTTACCATAGCCTTCTTATTGTATTTCTTAATAATCGCATACGCGCTACAATGTGAATCTATTATGTTCTCAATCGCACAATACATATTCTCAAAATCTCCCTTCTTTCCGGGGGGTCGCTCACCCCTTAAATACCCATGAACACACTCCAACATCGGCTCATTAAATGTTATCCAATAGCGAACATCCCCACCAAACGCCTGACAAACGGTCTCCACATACTTCGAAAAATGATGTATAAACATCTTACTATGTAGGCCCCCAAAATTAGTATCGAACCACCTCGGCCTCGTAAAATGATGTAGCGTTATAATCGGCTCAATATTACTCTTCAAACAATAGGCCACCATCTTATGATAAACTCCAAGCGCCTCTTCATCAATCCGATACTCATCCAAATAAATCCGGCTCCACTCAATCGAGAACCGATAAGCATTACATCCGAGCGCCTTAACTAAATCAATGTCCGCCCTATACTCAATAAATGAATTACATGCCTTCCCCGACCTCTCCAACTTCTTCTTAATCTCCCAGTCCCACCAATTATTCAAATAATTATTTCCTTCATTCTGATGGGATGCCGTCGCCACCCCAAATAAAAACTTATCCATAAATACTATTTCGATTTTATTTGAACTACTTCTTCGCAATCTTCTTTTTAGGAACATATCCTTCATTCATCGTAATCAAAACAATCGCCTTTTCCCTCGTAATATCATCCAATCCAATGCCCCCGCCCTTCAAGCTATACGTCTGACCATTATACTCCAAATAGGGCCCAAACTTCCCCTTCTTCAATACGATATCATTCCCATTATACATCCCAAATGACCTCGGATATTTCAACAACTCAATTGCCTCTCCCAGCGTAATCGTATCAATTGTCTGACGCCCCTCCAATGAAGCATACCGGATATTTCCTGCCTCCTTCGAACCCGACTGAACAATCGCCCCATAAGGACCAATCCTCGAAATAATCTGATTTCCATCACTATCATTCCCAATGACTCGAATATACTTATTCTTCTCCTTTGCGTCGGTCGGCTTCATCGACAAGAAATGCTCAACTTTCGGATGGAAACCGTTGTAAAAACTATATACGACCTCCCTCCAATCACTATCCCCATTCGCAACCATATCCAGTTTATTCTCCAATTCAGCAGTATAATCAGAATTAACTAAATCAATAAAATTCCCCTTCATAAAATTATCCGTAATTTGACCCGTATCCGTAGGAAATAGCTTCATATTCTCCCTTTGTAATATAACATCCCGCGTAGAAGAATTCATCTTCCCTTTCGCATCAATCGTCAAACAATGAGATACCATCTTCCCACCAGTCCGGCTATCCTTAACCACATACCCGCGCTCCTGTATCTTATGAATCATAGATGAATATGTGCTGGGCCTTCCAATCCCAGTGTCCTGCATCAACTTAATCAATTGCGCCTCATTATAACGACCACGCGACGACGTTATTTTCTCCTCCGTCGAAATACTATCCATCGCTAAGACGCCTTCAACGCCATACAAAACAGAATACGATGACTCCGGAACGGCGTCTCCACTCACCTCATCAACATAGACCGAATACACTTTAAGAAAACCATCGAATACACACTCCTCCGCATAACACTGAAAAATTTCTGGCCTCTTCGTGTTCCCAACCATCGCAGTAATCGTATTAAACGAAGCATCCGCCATCTGACTGGCGACGGTCCTCTTCCAAATAAGGCTGTATATCTTCTTATCATTCTGATTGAATTCGTCTCCCAATTGGACCAGCTCAATATCAATCGGGCGAATCGCCTCGTGCGCCTCCTGAGCGCATTTAATCTTCGTCTTATAATCGCGCAATTTCAAATACTTGTCCGTGTATGTCCTGACGACGTAATCCTTAATCATGAAAATGCTATCCTTAGATAAATTCGTACTGTCCGTCCTATGATAAGTAATCTTTCCCGATTCGAACAACTTCTGTGCGCTCTCCATTACTTGCTTCGACGTCATATAACAACGACCAATCGCATCTTGTAAAAGGGACGCCGTAGTAAAAGGAGGCGATGGCTTCTTAATGAGAATTCCCTTCTTCTTTCCGGCCTGAACCGAAAACGTCGCGCCACAAACATCCATCAAGAACTTCCGGACGTCATCAATTTTTTCAAATTTCTTGTCCAATGCGCCACTCATCTTCTTTCCATCGACGCTGAAATTTCCGACCGTGTAAAAATAAGTCTCCGCCTTGAATTTCTCAATTTCGCGCTCACGCTCCATAATCAAATGTAATAGGGGAGTCTGAACGCGCCCCGCCGATAAATTGGGCTGGATTTGCTTCCAAAGAATTGGGCTTATCTCGAACCCAACCAATTTATCCAAGACGGCTCGGGCTTGTTGCGCATTCACCAAATTCATATCGATTACACTCGGATTCTCAATCGCATTCAATAAAGACTCCTTCGTAATTTCGTGGAATTTGATGCGCATCGTTTTATCGACGGGGAGTTTGAGCTCGTTCGCAATGTGCCAACATATCGCCTCACCTTCGCGGTCGGCGTCTCCCGCCAATATAACGGACTTCGCCGATTTCATCGCCTCCTTCAACTCGCGAATGACCTTGATTTTCTCGGGGATTGCGCTATAAGACGGATTGATTCCATTCTTCATATCAATTCCCATGTTTTCTTTGGCCAATTGATTAATGTGGCCATTACTTGCTCGGACTATATAGCCTTTGCCAAGAAGACTTGCTATTTTTTTAGCTTTTGTAGAACTTTCAACAATTATAAGAGACATCTGTGTATTTAATTATATAATTAGTTTTAAACTATAATTTTTCAATTTTTTAATTTTAATCAAAAACATTTTATAAAAATTCTTTAATCTTTATAAAAATACCCATTAAAATGAGGAGGAGGGTAAGGGGGGAACTCTAAGTTCCCCCCAAGCACTCCCAATAGTTATGAAAATCTGTATGACAGTGTCCTTTTGGTTCAAACTGGTCCAATAAATTCAATTTCGGATTCGTCCCAGCATACAAGCACCTCGAAAATTGTAAAATGACCTCCTTTAATACGACAACCAATCCAACCACACCAAGTAATATTACGAAAAACCGCATATCCCCTCGTATTTCTCCAATATGCGACAAATAGCAAATATAGCAAAAAATAAAGAGATAAAAAAAGCACACAAATGTCAGTGTTAAATGAAAATATCGGACAAATTTATAAAATCCATACGCGTTATCAACGAGCCCATGTATCTTTTTATCATCATCGCGCAAGTGGTTCTTTTTATTCAAATAATCGCACAAATCATGAAAAAACATAAAAATGAAAATAATTATATTCACTCCTGCTATAAATTTTATATACACATACCTCTTCGCAAATAATAAGAAAAGTATTATGTTGAAAACGATATATGTTATAAATATTGAAATTCTTGCTAAATTTGTTATCATTATAACTTTTTTTAGAAAAAAGTTATTTATAAAATCAATTATTGTTTCGCCGCTTGAAATATAAAATTACATTTCTTTTTAATTTCCTCATCAATGTTCCATGTCAGATAAGAATCCCTATTATTAAAATTCATTATTATAATATCGTTCGCATAATCCAATTTGAATTCAGATGACATCATGGCTGTATTCTGCGTAAAAAGGAAATAAACAACCTTCGATGATATCTTAACATTTATATCACTCCGGTTATTCTTAATATCCATCATGAACAGTTCTAACAAATTACCACCCGCCTCCTCACCAACCATAATTATATTCTTTATACTCCCATATTCCGATATAATATCAATCACATATGAATACAGCATATTCCGGAAATATTTCGTATACATCGAATAATAATGAGCGTCATAAATCATACAATCTTCCGTTATATCACTAACTGAACTCCCCTTCCTATTCATATTTGTAAAAATACCTCCATCATATTTCTTCGAAATAACAATATACAAATTCTTATAATCATTCCCCTTTCGACAACACACATATCCCACAATTTCACTTCCATAATATATAAAACCCATCATATCATATAAAGGACTCTCCAACCGAATCAACCGAAAATGGAACCCAACCTTCTTAAATATGTAATTCGGAGAATAGAATTTAATCGCCTTCTTACAATATGGCTCTATACTACATATTTTATCCATTATAATTCCAGTCTTATCACTCAATTTTTCCACCATCTCGTCGCTAAAAGAATCCTTATATTTCGAATAGTTTAACTTCTTCTCCCATTTCTCGCCAATCATCTGATTAAAAATGCTCAAATGATTCAAAAAATATTCAATTCCTGACTCAATATCAATCTTTTTCCCACTCAAAAAATCGATAATCTTCTGGCCGATAACAATATTCGTTATAAATTTATTTATGTAATCATTCATTCTATTTATACAAACTATTTTTTTAATCTATTTTTATCGTAAGAAATCAACTAATACTTTATCTTTTGTATGACAATCAACCATCTTATGAATTTGTATCAGATTTTTCATAAAAATAATCAATCTCATCCGATACTCTTTTCGAATATCCACATTTCCAAACTGCGAATATATCCGCTTCATCTTCGGCCCATCCACCGAAATAAGTATCTTCTTCGTTTCGCCCATTTCAATCTTTATATGTCCAGTAATACACACTTCCCTAAATAGAGATACATCATCCGGAGGATTAATATATATCTTTATCTCTCCATCCCTCGCCACCTCATAATAATAAGACACTTCCATCATTGTCCCGTCCCTTTTCATAGAAGCCGGTAATGATGATAACAACGGCGACTGATATATCTTCTTAAAATCGAACTCCTTTAATTCATTCCCACCAGAAAATAATAGAGGGGCCTCATCAATCATAATTCGTGTAATCTCCCGCAAATATAATGGTACACGCCGGATTACTAAATCATACCCGACCTTCGTATCAGAAATTAATGGTCGGTTATAACAATTTAGGCTCAGCGCAATTTTTGGACTGCGAACATTGGTCCCTCCGACAAACCGATCGAATCCAAATTCACGACACTCGCCCTGTGTAAATAAAAACTCATAGTTCTTCTTCAAGAAATGGAGGTCGTGTAATTGCTTCCGCGAAACACGTCCTAAATCAATGTCCTTTATGTTGTCCCGAATCATCTCCAATTTCAAGTGGATAACCGGACACCCCAAAAAATATATGCGATTCTCCGGATTAAAAACGACATCGTCCATATTTTCCACCGCATATCCAATCCGCTTACACTCCCCAGCAAATATATCAATATATCGCCCCGCCTTCAATCCACTGACCGAATACTTCGGAAAATTGTTCAGAATTGTTAAAGGGTCAGCCGTTTTAGTGGGCTCCGACCTCATCGTCTCTTTCATCTTCTTCTGCTTTTCATACATCTCCGGAATCATCGGGAAATAATACTCCTCATTCCCATAATACGTCTTCCCAAAATCATCAAAAATACCGACCACTCCTACTTCCGGATAAAAATTCTTTATCTCTCCTTCGTGGTCCAGAACTAAGAAATCCACATCGGCGCAATCTCGCACATTATATGCGCTCTTTATAACGCTCCCCGCCAACAAATAATTCATTGAATGAGCGACATTCCGTTGTAAAAAGGCCTCAAATGTCAGCAAGTAAACGTATAAATGATTATAAATAACGTCGTGTTTCCTCTCGTTTAAAAAACGGACCGTCGGAGAATGAAAGAGCAACTTGAATCCACTAACAACATCCATTATACGAAATCCACTTAGAGACGCCTTCCTAACCCGTGGGTCGAACACTAAATAAACATAAAACTCATACTCGCACTTCGGCTCATCGCCCACGAAAGGAACTGCTGTCGTCATATGATTTTCATAATTCAATAACTGCCAAAAATTGAAGAGACCATCCCGCATCAAATGAACACGCTTCTTATGAATTAGGGTCGCCCCTTTCATATCATCTATTGACTTCTCACTTATAAACATCATCGCATCATCCGTAGATTGGACGAATAAAAATAGTAAATAAAAGATGACATTTTCTCCATGGCGCGACTCCACTTCATCCCAAGATGCGGGGACCTCATCATCAAAGAAGTCGTGAATCTTTTTCGCAAATGATGAGTAGTTCTTGCGGTTTTTAGTAAGACGACTGAAAATCATTTGAATAATCGACCGAATAATCATAAAATCCACTGTTTTCAACTGTGATAAAATATGGGACGCGTCTTTATCCAATATGACATTGCCATCTACGCGTTTAAGACATAGTGGGACCAGTTTATCACTGGAAAATGTCTTTTTATCAAATACTGTCCTATCTAATAAAATCTTCTGAATCTTTTTGGAATAATCTAATTTATCCACGATTTTATAATTTATTTCCTCTTGATATGTTTTTAATTTATCAAGAATGTTTTTATTATGTTCTAAAATATGTTGTGTATCCATTTTTATATTATAAAAGACAATTCCTTTTAAGTCGTTGTTCCGCTATTGGTTCAAGCTTATACAACCATCACAAATCAATCCAAGCCCTTCAACCAATGACATATTATTCGATGAATAACCACAAGCAGAACATTCAGTATAATCGCGAAAATGCGAATTGTGTTGATTGTGATTTGCGCAATCGACATGAAGACGCATTCCATCAACTTCAACCGCATTGTTTCCTTCAATTGGATTTCCACAAGAAGCACACGCACTTTCGCGCCTTCGAATACATTCCGCATTGAAGCAAGTTCGCTGTATTGTTTCCCAACCACATTGTGAACAAGTCTCTGGACAATAATCCGGTTGTTCTGGTGGTCCCGCGCGATGACGTTCCTCATCTTCTTGAATATACTGGCTAAGAATTGTGCGCATTTCTTCGAAGACAAACACAAAGTCTGATTCTGGATTTGGGAACCAACTTTTTGGAAGTCGTTCAGCTGATAAGTGGTAAAGAATCCACAATAAATCAGAAATACGCATACGCATACTTCTATGAATTGAACATCCATATCTAATATCATGCGATGTTTTTCTCATTGATTCAAAAAACTGAATGAATGATTGTCCATAAACTAATTTGATATAATCAAATTCATCATGACTCAACATTTCCATCATTTTTTGAATGAATGCTGGTTCATCAACTACTGGGGAATGGGTTCTAACGAATCCAAGAAGAAATGCTCTCAGGCGAGTCCATTTATTATTTTTCAAATCACGAGACCTACCTATTGCTTCAATACGATCTTGTTCCATTTGAATAAATAGGTTAATTTGATGAAATGAATGAGTCTCTGAATCCGGCTCTCGACGATTTTTCTTCAAAATTCTCATTTTATTTTTGTATAGAAATGACCGCATAAATCGTTGAATGACGGATATTTGTTCATTCATTCGCTTGTATAGTCTCCATTGAGAAAAAACTTCCGATAAAAAACTTTTAACAGAAGCATCAATTTCTTTTTTCAAGAGTTCAAGACGAGAAATTTTTAATTTTTTCTCAAGATCTCGACGCCTTTTTGCAAGTTGTTCTTGTACTGATAACATTTTACGAATTTAATGACTAAAAACTGAATCGTATTTTTAATCAATTTTTATTATTTAAATCAAATATGAAACATCTCAAAAAAGCTGAGTTATATTCACAAATTTGTAATTTTTATCACGCCAAAGACACTGCTTCCCTATCAGAATATTCATCATATTACCTCGAATTATTCAAAGATTTAGATGATGATGAAGTCCATATGGTTATGTTTTTTAACGCCTTTTCAAACCATTCAATCGAATTATATGAAGAGCTCCTTATGAACCAGAAAATATCATCATCTGTAAGGTCATGGTCCGAATATAATTTATCGATGCTTTATCCAAAGGAAGAATCACCCATCCCCAAAATAATCCATCTCCTCTATTTTGGAGAGACGGAGTTCTATAATATTCACTATCACTGTATTAGTTCAATTATCCGAACAATGTCCCCCGAATACGAGATAATCCTTTATAACAACAAAGAGCCCGTTAATAACCGCTACTGGGATAAGATTAAGAACTATGTCCAGATAAAACCAATTATAATCCCAGAAGAGTTCGATGGATTCCCCCTCCATCATTTCCAATACAAAGCCGATGTATGTAGAATGAATGTATTATATGAACACGGAGGAATCTATTTAGATATTGATATGTATGTTTATCGCAATCTAACGGAACTCCTTAAATCGAATAAATCTGTCTATATTTCACGTGAAGGAAAGGGTGATGGTCTTATTAACGCATTCATCGCTTGTACTCCGAAGAATGAGTTCATCCGGCTCTGGTTCGACAAATTCAGGTCCGGTCTTCGAATGGGAATTTGGGCCTATCATATTCGTGAGAGCAATATGAACCTTATAAAGAAATACCCATATTATATACAAAAATATCAGATTGAGATACTCGACCACGAATATCTTTTCCCCTATTTGTGGGAAGAGACACATAAATTCATCGCAATGACACCAACACCCGCAAATCCCCAAATATACGGGGTCCATCTCTTCGAGACTATCCTTTACCATAATATTAAGGCGCTCCCGATGTATAATAAATTAATCCCCCATAAAATTCATGTAATAACCGTCGAAGAGCGACCAGAGAGGACAGCATTGATAACTCGCTATTTGGACCTTCACGACGTGGATTATCACGTCTTCGTGAATAAGATGAACCCGCGCCCAATAATCGGGTGTTTGCTTTCACACATTAAAGCGATTGAATACGCAAAAGAGAATGATATGGATGAAATTATGGTCGTGGAAGACGATATTGTATTTCGTGATTTATCAAAGATACACGAGATGAGGCCATACCCAGCGGACTGGGATATGATATATTATGGAGGAATATTAACTCATCATACCGCAATAACTGATGGATGGATTAAGGGAATAACTTGGTGTAATCACGCATATGTAGTTCGCAAAGGTATGTATGACATAATTCTTTCCAAATTTGCGGAAATGGATATTGACGATATGTTCCACAATAAACAGTGTATCGATTGGTTTTATACGACACATATTCATCCACATTATAACTGCTATTTAGCAAATGACCAATATATTGTCCAGAGGGAAAATTTCAGTGATATTGATAACAAAGTAAAATGGTCCAATAATTTTAACTGGGACACATTCGCAATGAAGGTAATATAAAAAAGTGAAAGAATTCTCGATTGATATTTATGTAATATAAAAATGTCAAAGATACTAATATTTTTACTTCTGATTACAACCGCATCATCAATACCGATTTTTTTTCCGGTAATATCAAGACCGCATATTACGAAAAATGAACCATCAGTTCCAAGCGAACAAAAGGAGGTTGATAATTGCTCAATTTGCGATTTTATTATCAATCGCTCAGCAGAGATGATTACAGCAAAAACAACATATGAAGATGCTCTTCATATAATGAAAACCGCTTGTAATCATCTTCCAAAAATCAAATACAATTCTTGTAATGAGATGATTTCTGAAAACGCGAAAAGGATGATTGCGATGATTGCGAAGAAAGAGGACACCTCTATTATTTGCTCAAACCTTCACATCTGCGAAAAAGTTGGAGTCAATATCAGTGATTGCGTCTTCTGTAATTATGCGTCCAAACGGATTAATTTTTTCGTCAATGAAAACCATACGATTGGAGACATCATTGATTATCGAGAAACCTTTTGCGACCACATTGGAAAATCATATCGGGATACTTGCGTCCGTTTTATGGATTCGCACTATCACGATTTGATTGGAAAACTGATTGACCGCCACACTCCGGAAGATGCGTGCGAAGCAATTAGAGTGTGTCTCAAATGAACTCCTCTGGTGTCCAACCACTAATTAGCCGGTTTTTATCATTCGTATTGAGTCCTCTTATTTTTATTGTAAAATACCAAATTGTGTAAAGATACCAGAAAGTAATCGGTGTATTTATGATATAACCAACTTTTAGCCAGAGATGGCTCGTTATTGAAGAGAAATAAACATTTATAATAATTGACGTAATTATGTGAAATTGATAGATATAGAGGAGAATTGTATTACATTTGCGTTTTCCATAAAATCCGGCTATAATAAACGGTAATGCTATCAAGAACTCCTTGTAAAAAAAGCTGTATAACAGAATTGTCATAAAATCGAATGTTAGATTAAACATAACGACCGATGACATATGATAAACATTGAATTTTGCTTTATAAGATGATAAATAATAAAAGCCATTTTCATATTGGTAAAAAGAACTGTCTTCCATTTTTATATATAATGTAATTTTTTTTATATTATTTATTATATGATAAACTCCAATTTTCCGTATCCACTTAAAACGAATAATCTTACTGTTTATGGAATTAAAGGCTGTCCATATTGCGCAAAAATGAAAGATATTGCTGAAAATGTTAGGGGGTCTGTATATCACGATATTGATGAACTAATTAATAAAGGTTTCGCAAAATCATTTGATGACTTCAAACGGAAAATGAAACCATTTATTAATAACTATGATATGGTTCCTATGGTTTTTATAAGAGGCGAATTTATTAAGGGTTACGATGATTTCATGAAAGGTATCAAAAATCATGTTAAAAATAACAAGAAGAATACCGTATCTGTCATTTCAAATGATATCAAGAAAGAAGAGAAAGAATTGTTAAGACTTTTAGATGCTCTTCCTAAAAGGACCCGCCCACGTAAAACGGCTTAAATATAAATATATACTAACAATAGTATTATGAATGATGAAAAAAAAATAAATGGAAATACAAAAAAGCCATATTTATTAATAGATAGTAGTTATGTTTCGTTTCACCGGTTTTTTTCAACGTTAATATGGTATAATAATATTTATCAAAAGGAGGAGGAAGATGATTATGATTGGTCAGAAAATCCAGTGTTTATGAAGTATTTTAACGACACGTATATGAAAAGTTTATTAAAATTTAAGTCGATATATTCGGTCCCATCGGAGAACATGATTATAGTACGCGATTGTCCCCGTGAGACCATATGGAGGATGTCAATTTATCCGGAGTATAAAGCGACTCGAAAGAACACATGTAGTTATAAAAACAAGAAATACAATATCGGAAACATATTTAAGCATATTTATAATAAATTATATCCAGAACTCGAAAAAATGTATGGATTCAAGATAGTGAAAGTGGAAAACGCAGAGGCCGACGATGTTATCGCAGTTTTAGCAAATAAGGTATATAATCAAGATAAGAATCGGCTGATTGTTATTATAAGCAATGATAATGATTATTTACAGCTAGTAAATGATAAGACGTTGATATGGTCCCTTCAAAACAAGCTCCTGAACTCAAAAGTTGAGACTACATCAGAGGAAATGCTAATGCGTAAAATATTGCGGGGCGATGAAGGCGATAATATACCATCAATTGTCGGAAATATGTCGGAGAAGGATATTAATGAGTTGATTCAAAATCGCGAAAAATTTGAATCGTGGTTAAATACTGGTGATAAAAGGAAACTGTTCGAAAATAATCAGAAGCTCATCGATTTTAATTTTATACCTGATGAAATAAGGGAATCTATATTAGATGCGTGTAAATCATGGACTGATTAGGTTATTACACTGGCGGACGCGGGTCAATGAGCGACCCATTACATAATCGGGGAAGAGCTTGTTCGGGTAGGTATTCACGGACTTCTGACAGATTGATTGGAAGCTGTTTGTAGTTGTATCATAGTTGTAATTAGAGCAATTTTCGCCCATAACTGTTATATTACAGCGTGGGTTGGGGGGAGTGGGGCCGAACTTTGAGAAACCGCTTGCTGGTCTCCCCCCGAACTTAATATTTGTTGCGCCTTGACTTGCTTCTGGGTCGGGGGACGGGGCCGAGTAATCGACTCCAAGTGATTCTGATGGGAAATCGGTGAAGTCCTCCTTTTTAGTCGGCTCTGTTGGTGGGGCTATAATTGAATGTGAGCGGTCTAAAAAGAAAACGGCTAAAGCAACAATTATAATTATTAAATAAAATAAATCCATTTACTTTTATGAATAAAATAATTTTTTCTTATTGATTATTGGGTTCGCACTTTTGGGAACGGTTCCAAAAAGTTCTCCATCGGCTGGATTCCTAAAACATCTTGCTGGGTCGGTTCTTCCATATATACTGGCTCTATGTTGTATTCATTTAGGCAATTGCTGGGACAATCCGGCGGGGAAACTATTGGGTGTTCCAATTTCTTAGGTATGTCGAAGAAGTGATTTCCGGCGTAGATATAGCCTTTTTTATTGAGGGGGAAGTCTGCTTCGGCTACGATTGAATTACAGCTTTGGAACTTCTTGTGGTCGGCCGTTTTATAATCTTGTTTCCATACACCATCGTAGAGAAATTCGGGTTTTCTAAATTCATACTTCCCGCAACTTGGAACAATTGGCGGATCCATTTTGTTTTCTAAATTACCGATGAAAAAAGGCTTACCGTCTTGGTTTGTTCCGGATGGGACGTGTAAAGCGACTGGGGTTGTAAATGATTCTTCTACTACTCCTCTATTAGAGGGGAATATCATAAGAAGTATCAGTAATAAAATAAAAATAAACAATAGTTTCCACATATTGTTTATTAGATTAAAATTTATAATATATTGGAAAACTTTTCGCTTTTACAGCTACTTGGTTTTCAAAAATATGTCTGAGGTTCAGACTACTCGCGGGGCTTCTTCGAAGATTCGGTACAAGAGTCAGAATCAGCAAACCTCTTTGTTGGCTTTGGAGACTGTGATTCGTCTTCCTGTTCGGCATAAAGTCGAACAACAGCGCAAGAAGAACTTGGTTGATCAGCATCGAACTGTCTTTTTGCGGGCCTTGAATGAACCAGCTGACATGCAACAGCACAAGAAGCACCGAGTTGAACAGCATCGAACTGTCTTTTTGGGACCCTTGATGAAACCTGTTGACATGCAACAATACAAACCGCATTGAGAGCGCATGCTGGAAAATTATCTTGAAAGAAATTGGGAGGTTTAAATTGAACTCCCCCAGTATTTTCGTTCTGGAAATACGAAACCTCAGTTTGTGGATGAACGAAACTGGACCATTGTCCAAAACTCCATAATTCCAGCGGAGGAGCAGACGGTAATAGTTGTCTCGCGAGTTCACTTGAATCATCAAAATTATTCTGATCGAGAAGCCTCAATAGGTTTCCTTCGACGACACGACATGATTCAATAGGTAAAGAACACGCATGCGCTCCTCCTCCATGATGTGGATTTTTAAGCGAAATCTTACTAAGTTCTCCTGTAAGAGAAGCAACTTCGTCCGCCTCCAAAACAGAGTTGCAATCAACAGCTGAACAAGCAACAGCTGGGCTGGCAATTACTGAACAAGCAACGCCTCCACGAGACGACTTTGAGAATGCATCTTTCTTGCGTTGTAACGCTTTCTCGATGACATCCTGTGGAAGATGCGCACAGGAACAATTAGTCTCATTGCACTTTTTCAGGGTGCATACCTTTGCTGTCAGAATAGGTCCAAACTTCGTCTCCTTTTGTTCAATCAGACACGATGGATTTTTTGGATGTGGAAATCGGCATTTGTCTCCATGTCTGCACGATGGTCCATTTCGGCAAACCATAATGGTAGGTCCGCCCTTTTTAGGCAATTCCCCACGAATTGGGTCATTTTCCGGATGAATATTCCGGCAACCACCCCACGTTGCATGAAATCTGCAATTTCCTCCTGCATATTGACACTTTTTTCGAGTGTCATCAGAAGATTCGGAGACAGAGCCCATTCGTTGAGCCCTAGGAGCCGGAACACCCCATCCAGAACGATCCAACGAAGATGGAAAACCATCATCAGTGGGAATGTATGCTTCCGCAACAGCACAGCCACCTGCACAGACAGCGTGGCGAATAGGCGCATCTGCAACAGCCTCAGTAGCTTGGGGAGACATCAGTCTCATAAACTCCTCGACTATTCGAGGAATCTCACTTTGAAAGTTTTCGGGAAACGTCATGTTCCTGTTTTGTTCAAACATGACCCGATGTTCTTGAAGGATCTGTTTGAACATGACCCTAGAATTTTTTTTCATATGATTGAACATCTGATTTTGAAACACTCTGTTAGTAGGAGTGTTTGGGTTCCAGAAGTCAACCCAGCTTCTGTTAGACATGTTGGCCTGCAGAAGAGAATTGAGAAAAGTTTGAAGTTGTTGTGCTGTCAGATTGTCGGACATTGAGGTTCGTAAGAAATGTATCAAAAATCATAATAATTTTGCTTTAATTAACCATCAATTTTTATAAAATGGAAAATATATTTTCCATAATTAGACACTTGTTCCGAGATTCCCGATTTAGGCTTGGTCAAGGAGGTTCTTTCTCAGCTTGTTCGAATCCTTTCCTCCATTTCGGAAGGCACGGTAGTATTCGTCTCCCGTGAAATGCGCATCACGACAGTTCGGATTCCGGCATGTCCTTCTCTCGGCGTATTCTGGACAGCACGTCCCCCAAACACTTCCTTTCCTCCATCCCAAAGAAACAAATCATTGATGAGCGCCAGAACATGTTGGTCCAAATGGACAGCTGTTTGAGCTATACTCACAGATGCGAATGTTCTCACGAATCAGTGCTTTTGGAGAGAAAACTCCTTGGATCGTCGCATATTCAAGAAAATCTTGAAGAGGATTCACACAGCAGTGATCACGATTGTGATAAGCGCGAGTGGTCGCGTTGTATATCGACCGCGTGAACTCACCAGCCAGAATTTTGAGAAGACTCCAATTTGTGCTATAAGAGTTGAACTCTGGGCACACTGCAATCAACTCTTGGAAGAAAGCATTGATGTCTTTTGTCTTCCAAATAGTCAAAAGAGCCTTTATGAAACGCTCAATGCGCCGTCTTTCTTGCTCTCTCCGGACTTCTTCTTGAAGAAATTCTTCATGACGCTCTTGACACTCACTCTGATGAAGAACAATGGCTTCCATGAAGAAGGTACGATATTGAGAAAGCATACTGTTCATGTTGAATGAACAAAAAGTGAAACCTTCGGAGATGAAAATATCAGCATCTTCATTCTTGGAAAATTCGACATCCAAGAATGGTATCTCCATCAGGATCCTTTTCATAATCGAGATATGGTCAGTATTGGACAAAAAGTCCATCATTTGACGCAAATGGTCTGGACTCAGATTGAGAAACTCAGTCTGAAAGAATTTGCGAAGAGATATCGACGCAATTCCGTGCGTACTCAAAAGAGAGGTCATTAGTCTAGTCAATATTGTCTTGACGAGATCTTCCACAGAAAACTTTCGTTTTTCCTGTTTGTGTCGCGGGGGTGGAGTTTCATCCTCACCTTCACGACCGCGCTTCTTTTGAGGAATTGGAAGGTTCCAGTCCCATTGTGAAAGCGCGTTCCATAGATTATTTGAACAGTCTTCCCTCGAAAAGGATATCCAAATCGCAGGAATATACAGTTGGTCATTTGGCCCTGAATTAAAGCCAAGACTATTGAGAAGCATTAACAGCTTCTTAATTTCGTCTTTCGAGAGCGTTGTCTCGATGAAACTCGGATTGTTCGGATTCCGAAGATTCTTCCAAACAATCGGACCCCGACGCAATTGGTTGATAATTGCGAGAAGAAAGACGGATCTTTCATTCATAAGGACAAGAGCTTGGACAAACGCGCTCATATTTGTGCGTTGAACCACCAGCTTATGGTTCTTTTCACAAAGGATACCCATGTTGGTCAGAAGCGACACTAACACAAATATTGGAAAACCCAACGCTGAGAGAGTGGTCGTAAAGGTATCCATCGATACCTGCGTTTTCATTAAACCAGAAACGGTTGATCGAATCCGTTGAGCCAGAGTTGGAGGAGGAACAACTGGATGCTCTGGTTGAACAGGTGGATCCCAAAAAGGTCCGACATATTGTGGGACGAATGGAGAACTACTGTTTCCAGTTGATGACTTTGATAAATCATCAAATACTTCCGTTCCGGAACCAAATGGTTCCGCACCTTGTCGACGCATAAACGACTCTAATGCGAAATTTTTTGGTGAGATAGTACCTTCTGTCATATCAGTAAATATTGCTTAACAATTACCATATAGATTTTGTAAATTAAACCCATTAATTTTTACAATTTATAAAAACCGTCTTCGCGTAAATATTTTATTTACGAAAATTTTTAACTTGTCTCAACAACTTTCCGATTTCAGAATGTTTTTTCAACAAATTCGAAACATCGACGGTCATCTCATTGTGGAGACGTTCTGAATCCTCTGGTCGCCACGATTCGACCACATATTTTCGTCGGCAATCAATCACAAGATCTTTGAATTCCAACACTTTTAATTTCAAAGATATTTCAGACTCGGTTGGGATCTGAAATTTATTCAAGAATGCGATTATTCCATTTGAACTGTTGAATACATTCAGAAAAATCAGCATGAGTTTCTTGTAGGAGGACTCAGTTCCTTTCGATTTCTGAAATCTTAGTGGAACATAGAAAACCACGTTGTTTGAATTTGGTAATTTCACAAAATGAAGTGTCATTTTCTTAAATTCATTAAATTTTACTCAAAATGACCATCAATTTTTACAATTATAACATTTTGTTTTTACAAAAATACAAATCTCGTTATTACAACGAGTTTTGTATTTTTTCTAGTTTTGATTTGGCAAATCGAAGCTCCGAATGATTCAAACTTCCTTCGGCTGGATTATCCATCTCCAAACGCGCAATTTTCTTCTCCAAATTCGCGATCGTTGTCACAACAGGGGTTGGTGCTTTTGGAGATTTCTTTCCGACTGTTGAAGAAGTGGATGGTCCAGATGAGCAACCAGATGGAATTTCAACACTAACAATGCGTCCTTTTCTGATTGCTAAACGTGTTTGTTGTTTGACACTAACAGGTTCGTCCATTGGTTCAACTGGAATGAAATCATTTTGTGAAGTAAACTGATTGTATGAGCATTCTTTCGCTGTTTGTTGAAAAGTTTCCCCCAAAGATTGTGGTTGCTTACTGAAAAGTGAGAATCCACTAACAGGTCCTCCAAATCCTTGGAATGGAGAAAATGGTTGCGCCGCCTGTCCTTCTCCAAATCCTTGGAATGGAGAAAATAGTTGCGTCGTCAGTCCTCCAAATCCTTGGAATGGAGAAAATAGTTGCGTCGTCAGTCCTCCAAATCCTTGGAATGGTCCAAATCTAGAAAGACCTTCTTGAAAAGCACGTTCAATTATTGAATCTTGAAATCCAGACGTAGGAGAAGTTGAAAATCCAGCCGATTGAACAGGAGTTGAACCAATTGAGCTTCTCAAATCGTCTCCGATTTCAATCGATGGAGTCTCCCGTCTAGAACATCTTTCACTGAAACGATCGTATCCTTTCGAAATCGAAACCAAAATAGTATTCTCAAAATTTCGACTCGATGGGTCCGCCGTCATTGAGATGAATGCGTTGATTCCATTATGATATCCAACAACAAAAATGTCAAAACATCCAAAAAACTGAATTATTTGATTGTCATTCATTTCTTTGAAGAATATGACTATTTCGTCTCCTCTTGGAGTTTTTTTCCAAAAGGTATTATTTGGGAGAGTCGCAAAAGAACACCGTTCCTTTGCTATAATATGTTCAACTACCCGATTGATTACGAGATTGACAAATGAAAATGATTTGAATTGAAAGAAAGTCATTTTTTTATAACATAAAAATCATCTTTATTTACCATCGATTTTTACAAATCGACAATTTCCTTAGCGACCTTAACAATATCCTTCTCTTGTTTTTTCGCGTGCGTATCCAACTTTTTCTTATTTCTTGCGACAACCGCTCGAATAGCATCGACCGATATCAGTGGAAGTTTCGGCTCAATCGAGTAAAGCATGAACTTCTCCCAAGCAACCCACTCAAATGTGGTCGGGTAATACATTTCCAGTTCCTTGCTTTTCATCTCGGTCTCCAAACATTTTGGTAAAATACTCGCGGACCCCTTCGGTAAGACCATCATCAATTGTTCAAAAGGATGGAACGGAGTCCCGCGTTCGAGCACAATTCTATTAATATCCTTGATTTTCTTCAAGTGGGCGTTCAAATCACTTGCGAAAGGACAGTAATGGTATGGGTTATACCAATTCCAGCATACTTCGCCATCGAAGTAATATCGCACTACGAATACCAATCCATCGAAGTAATTCTTACAAATTTCTTCAATGTCCGGCGCTTCCAGTAGAACATCGTAATATTTCTTCTTCCAGTCCTTTTGCGTATAATCCATCACGGAAGAGAAGTCCTTGAATAATGGATTGAACGGGACGCGGTCCCATTTCCATTTGTCTTCTGCGTAGTGGTCATCGAAATTCGGGGGCCTCGGGGCGCGTTTTCGCTTTTGTAAGAAAAGCAGGTTCGATTCCTCGCTTCGCGCAAGAGCCTCGAATATTTCCGCCAAAAACAGATGATTAATGACTGTTTTTCCGGCGCCATCTTTTAATAAGAGGTGCTCCTTTATTTTTGCGAAACATCGCGAATAGACCCCAATCATGAAATCCACGCCGTTATTTTGAATACTGAGCGACGGGATATGATGTAGAAAATCATTCCCAAGGAAGAACCCAAGAAACACATAGTCCGATATCAGGTTATCCGCGTTATACGGGACCCCCGCCAACCCAGCACTCATTTCCTTCTGAATAAGCCCGCTCAATTTTTCAATATTCACGAACAAAAATTCGGGGCCCGATTTGTTTTCACGTATATGGGCGTTTTCCCGAATTAACATAACTCCGCGCCTCTTCAATGAAAGCGCCAACATAATCAGGTCGGCGTCCATTCCGTAAATACAGATTGATTCTTTTTGGGGAATATTCGTCGCGCGAATGTGGTTCATTATCTTGTGTTCGCCCTCTCCGGAAATATTTGCGTCATTTAGAAAAACGACGGGCTTACCGAAATAATTGGATTTAATCGCATTTTGGATGGCGTCCGAGAGCGCATTCATAAAAAGTGTTCCCGGAGTTATTTGATTTGTATCCAACAACTCCTCTTTGAAAACGCTGTATTTCTTTTTGATATCATTCTCCCATTCTTTCATTATGGGGCCTTTGTATCGGCGAAGGCGCTGTTGGTGCATTTTCGCCATAGGGACCGGCCCATCCATGAAAAAACCGACGGTTTTTGATGGATTTGCCGTATTTATTACGTGTCGCGTGTAGCGAATAACATCGTAAATAAGATGATTTTGTCTCTCATGAAGGGACTTTTTGATTAGAACATCGTAATTTAAACGCGCGTAGCATTGATAAACGATTCCGTTGAAATCGAAGAATAGATGGTCCGGATTTTCGAAATGACATATGATGTCTTCGTTGTATTTCCGTGTAAGCCAGTTAAAAAATTGTGGGATTCCCATTTTGTATAATTAGTGAGTATTATTTATACTGTTATTATTCAATTTTTATTATTTATATTTAGTTGGAAAAATTTATTTTTAATTCTCCGAAAGGAACGATGAAAGATTACTTTTAGTAATCTTCAATAAAAATAATATCTAATATATAACATGCCTTTTTATAGGAAACTAACCGAATACTGTGCGAAAAAGATTTTCAATCCGGATTTTCCAATAATTGAAATTAACCACGATACTCCCAAATCTACAATCTCCAATTTTATAAAAATACACAAAGATGTAATAATAAAAGTGGATGAATTTATTAAGCGTCGTGGTAAGAATGGATTAGTCAAAAAAACAAATGATGTAGATACAATAATTAAATTCATGGATGAACATCACAAATACTCCCATTTTATACTTGAAAAAACATTCAATATTATTGAAGAAAAATACTTTTGTATCCAGTATCATAACAATAAGAAGCGTTATATTTTTAATGATAATGGTGGTATAAATTGCGATGACCCATACAAAAATGCGACAATTTCAGATTCTATTAAAGACTATGAAGAATCTAGTGTTATTCATCAATTGGATGCGATGTTTGATTCATTATATTGTAAAAGTCTCGAAGTTAATCCCCTTATATTAACTGACTCCGGATTTTTACCAATCGATTTCGCAATTGAATTCGATGGTTGTGGTCTTTCATTTTGGAAAGATGAGCATCGCCAGTATTATGATGCTTCCCATAAAGAGGAAAGCGCATCTGTCGAAGTTGAAAAAAAAATTGCGGTTTTAGATGAAGCATCTAATGCGAGTTTGAAATTGAAAATTATTAATCCATCCGGAAAAATAGCAACTCTGGTCGCAGGTGGAGGCGCTTCCGTTTTATACACGGACGCAATCGTCAATGCTAGATACGCAAATCAGTTATATAATTATGGAGAATATAGTGGTAATCCAACTGAGGATGAGCTTTATCAATACTGTTCCATCTTTTTTGAGAATTGGTTCGAAGTGGTTAAAGATGAACGAATATTATTCATTGGAGGTGGAATATCAAATTTTACGGATGTTGCTAAAACATTCAAGGGAATCATACGCGCAATTAAGATGTTTTCCTCTGAATTTAAGGCGCAAAACGTTTCTATATGGGTAAGGCGTGGGGGTGTAGGTGAAAAGGAGGGGTTGCGATTGCTACGGAATACCCTCGAAGAGCTCTCGATTGATAGCCACATCTACGGAAGCGAAATTCCAATTACAGAAATCGTATCCATGGCTCTTTCAATAACTAATGTTCAACTTCCGGAATATATAATTGAGGATGTATCACTCATTGATTCCCCGAGGGAAATTTCGCTCTGGAATGATTATATTATTTTCATTGGTCATAATGCGACTATTATACAGCGCATTCTCGATTACGATTATTATGTCGGGAAAGAAAAGGGGTCCATATTGGGAGTTTATGACCCCTATGTTAAAAAGGATACTTATAAAAACTACTTCTGGGGGCGCCAAAAAATAAAAATCATTATTACATCAAATATAAGCGCAATCATAATTCCAGAACAAAGTACCGTCGCCGTATATAATTATTTGTCAATCCGTAGTTGTGTTCAATCCACGAAGAAGTTCGCTGATATCCCCGCCATCAGAATGTTCTATATTATTGCGGAGGGGCTACCTGAGGCGACAACTCTTGAATTGGCTGACTATTTAAATTCCCGCGGTAAAACCCTTTTAGGTCCTTCATCAGTTGGGGCGATTAAATCGGGAATTAATGGGCGACGCGTTGGGAGTGTGGGAGGTCTTATGGACAATATTCAGCGCTGTAATTTAGCGACGGAGGGCTATGTCGCCATTATAACGAAGTCCGGCGGTTTGCTGAATGAGATGATTAATTATGTTGAGAGGCTCGGGCTCGTCGTTGGGGAGGCCGTTTCCATTGGTGGGGACCGTTATCACGGTGTCCGTTTTATCGATTTGGTTAATTACTATATGTTGGATGATAAGATACGCGTTATTATTATGGTCGGGGAGTCGGGTGGTATAGAGGAATTGGAGGCGACCAGTATTCATCAAACGAAGCCGGTCATCGCGTGGTGTAGTGGGACGAGCAATGATAAATTTGAGAAGAAAATCGAGTTTGGACACGCTGGATCATCGTCGCTTTCCACATATGAAGACGCATCTTACAAGAATTACTTTATGAGAAAGTCTGGATTCATTGTTCCGGAAACATTTGAAGATATCGGAAAACATATCCAAAAATATAAGAGACTGACTGAGAAGACCGACGGCCGAAATGTCCCCGTCGATTTGTCAGAAGCTATCGCAAACGGCCTCGTCCGAAACGTCCCCAATTTTAGTTCCGGAATAACTGATGAGCGAAATGACCTGAAATATCGGTCCGATCCAATTGACCAAATTATCGAAAAAGATAACTCGCTTGGTTATACGATTGGTCTCATCTGGTTGAATATACGCCTCGATGGATGGGCATCTAAGTTCATTGAAAAAATATTGGCGATTATGGCGGACCACGGACCCGCAGTAAGTGGGGCACAGACCGCAATAATAACCGCCCGCGCCGGAAAAAATATTACTGAATCGGTCGCTTCAGGAATTCTGACGATTGGGCCTCGATTCGGTGGAGCGATCGAAGACGCCGGAAAAGACTTTTATCAAGCCTACAAATCCAATGAGAAACCGACGGACTTTGTTGAAAGAATGAAAACGACAGGTAAATATATTATGGGGATCGGTCATCGCATAAAGTCCAAATTCAACCCAGACAAGCGCGTAGAAGTCATTAAAAAATACGTGTCCTCTTCATTTCCGGAATGGAATGTCCTCAGATACGCAATTGAAGTTGAGAGAATAACATTAGAAAAGAAATCTAATCTAATATTGAATGTTGATGGAGCAATCGGGGCCTGTTTGATAGATTTGCTATTACATTATAAAGTGGATATATCAAAAGTCCATGTCCTGAATGGATTCTTCATTTTAGCAAGAACAATTGGTTTTATTGGTCATTATCAGGAGCAAAAAATACAGAATAATGGACTCTATCGCGCGAATGACTGGGATTATGACTTTTTGGATACATAATAGTATCCAGCTACTCCGGCCACGGAACCTAATAAAAATCCGTATTTCATTACTTTTTTAATGAAATTTCTTTTTGATTGTCTTTCTTGAATAACTTTTTCGTTGAATGATGATAAAGTATTATTTACTCTTTCTGTGCATTTGAGTTTATTTATAAGAATTTCATTTGTATCATAAATTTTATTACACTTTTCTTTTTCTTCTTCTAATTGTTTTTCCAGTTTTTCTTTTTTATAACGGTATTCAATTGCATGTTTTACTATCTGATGTAATATATCTTTTTTTGTTGATTCGTCATATTTCATGATTTTATCTACATACTTGATTATTTCAAAATCAATATCATCATAAATAACGAAGTTCTCGATTTCTTCTATTCCAATTGACATAATTTAATGATAATATTATTTTATACAATAAAATACGCGAAAAATAATATAAAAAGAATGTATAATATATAATTATGAGTGATACAGAAGATTATGTTGTCATCGAAAGTCAGAATCAGAAAGAGGAACCTGTTTTAACAAAAGAGGAACCTGTTCAAAAAAAGAAAAGAAAACATTTAGAGGTTAAACCTGATTATTTCAAAACAGAAGATGAGAGACGCACAGAAATTAAAGTCCTATTGAATCAATTGTCCGATTTCGGAATTATCGCAAGTATTCCAGGAATGAAAGATTTTCTTAAACATTCACAACTATTTATTAAAGATGGAGTATATTGGGAAGGAAGAATCCGACTAACTGGAACGAATCGAGTGTTATGCGGATTTTTAACTAACAGAAAGAATAAAGTATCTGATATTACTTTAAAGTATGAAAAAGAGTAATTATCTATGGCGAATTGATGGTAAATTTCCAGAAAAGTTGGGGCGATTTGATTGATAGATAATTTGTTGAGGTGATGGTGGCGGTGGTGGTGGCGGTGCTTGTTTTTGTTGAATTTCTGGCTTTTGTTGAAGTGGTGCTTGTTTTTGTATGTATTGCGGTGGTACTGTATAAACTTGGTTTATCTGTTTATCTTTAATTGCTATATTGCTCGGCGCTAAACCAGAGCGACGCATTCCTCCACAACTGCACGGCATGATATAATTATAATAATATAATTATAATTATGAATAATGAAAAACAATCATTGAAATTCGTTTTAGAAATGAGACAACGATTTAATAAACCTAAATTTTTCATTGAATTTAGTGAAATATTTGATAACGATGACCCCGACCTAAATAACATGTTTTTATTTGCTGAGAATGCTTTTAAAGATAAAAAACCAGTGTGGTATGTCTTAACTGTCTTAATTGCGAATTTTGGTAAAATGCTTTTATTCCATTTAAAATCCAAAGAAGATGTGCATATTTTTGAAGCAATTGATAAAAGACCATCGTATCTTGTTGCTTATAGTGTTATCCAGAAAAGTTTAGATGATTGTATTTTTTCATATGGATATGGCGAATATTTATATCATCTTCTTCTAAATCCATTGAATAAGAATAGTTTATCAAAAGAAGCTTTACAATTAATTCGATATAAGGATGTCGAAATTCAGGAAGAACATATACCGGATATTGTTCAATTTCGCAAGTATTTTGAAGTTAATGAAAATAAATTGAATATTGATAAAATGAAAAAGAAGTATATTCCATTATTAAAACTTTATTTCGAAAATAATGGTCTCTATATGTAATATGGATGGGAAGCCGAAAAGTGGAGGTAAATATATAAAAAGCCAAGTATCACTTCCAAAAAAAGGAGATAAAGTCGAAATTATTATAAAACCGTATAAAAGTAAAATTACGAAGATTGGGATTATAAAAGACGTTCTAACTAAGAAGAAATATCATTCCCGTGGACACAAGGTTCGCTTGGAAGATGGGACGATTGGTCGAATCTTGAAAAAATTGAAATAAATTAAACATTTATTTTTAATGAATTAAAATGACTGACAGACGACGTATTTTACAAGAAATTAAAGAAGCCGGAACAAAAAAGGATCCAAATATTCAATGGGGCCTCAAAGACCCATCTGATAACAATATATGGTGGGCTATGATAATTGGACCACAAGAAACTCCGTATCACGGATTTCAGTTGACGCTTAACATTACATTATCGAAAGAATATCCTTATTCTGCTCCACAAGTTTCATTTACATCCGACATTTGGCATCCAAATGTTGGAACTTCTGGAAATATATGCTTGGACATACTTCAAGGAAATTGGACTGCCGCTCTGAAATTATCATCAGTGTTGCTCAGTATTAGCAGTCTCTTGAATGACCCAAATCCAGCAAGTCCTCTTAATGCGGAAGCTGGAAGCCAATATACACGCGACCGTGATGAATATAACAGGAATGTAATCAAGACTTGTTCCCGAAATTTTGAGAAAATATGAAAACACTAACGTGTTTTTGACTTTATAACAATATAGAAATTTAGATAAAATGCGAATATTATCCATAGTCCATATGGAAGAAGCAACCAAAATGAGATTGGTGAGTTTTTCCAACTGAGCCATAATAAATACACAGTTAGTCCAATCATGATAAAATTTATGATGAGTGCGATAAGTGGCTTCTGTAATTTGAAAAAGACGACGGACCATAAAAAGTTAAGGATGAGTTGGACCTCATATGGACCAAAGTATTGAGTCAGGAAAGTTGGATGCTCTAAATAAAAGACTGCTGATAGACCAATCAGTAAGTATAAAATGGTCCAAGCAATCGGAAAAACAATTGGAGGCGGAGTTAGAGGTGATTTCTTCAAGTTATTATACCATAGCCGGTTCTTGTCCGACAAATTACCTCCCAGCGCATTTACAATAAATGTTCCGGATAACGGTTGTAGGACAAGTAAGATTTTCCAAATAATATTCACGTCCATTCGTTCTAATTAGTATATAATAATATTATATTTGATAAATGAAAGAATACACATTTAAATTATATGATAATTTTTTACCAAATCCGGCCGTTATAAAACCGAACCATATAATTATTAATTTTAAATACTGTAATTTATCTGAGCTATCTTGGATAGACGAGGATTTTAATACGAATCTATTTACACTTCCGGATACAATCAATTATTTCGATATGAGTTATAATTCAATATACGCCTTTTATAAAGGGTCGAGCCACGATTATTCCCTACCAGCGGACCTTAAAATATTTAACGCATCTTTTAATAAACTCGATTTCATTTCGGATAATATACCGAAGCAACTAATTGCTCTGAATATTTCGAATAATACTGTTAAATATATTCCGAAGCTTCCGGAAACACTAAAAATGTTAAACGCATCATGTAATACAATTAAGTGGTTCGACCAAGAATTACCCAATTTAGAAAAATTGAACCTGTCATATAACCATATTTATTACTTCCGGTTTGACCGCTTGAAGGAGAATTTGCGCTTCTTAGATTTATCTGGGAACCAGCTCAAAGAAATAACGGGACATGTATTTCCTGCGAATATCGAAGTAATAAGATTGATGGATAACCGTTTAGAAGAAATACCGGAGCTACCCGCGAATTTGAAGGAGCTGGATGTTAGTAATAATAAAATAAAAACAATTACTAATTATCCAGCCTCTCTTATCGAGTTGGATGTTAGTCATAATGTATTGGAGTCCTTATGTGATACTGTTATGTGCTGTAATGAGTTGAAAAAGCTCAATTATGAGGCAAATGACACGATTGAAATATCATTCGAGGCCCTGCGATGGATAGATAATCAGTTCCATAAAACACACGTCGAGAAAGAAATCAATTTGAAGGAGATTTATTCGCAGACGGGCGATGAGATGAAATCGGTTTATGATGACGCCCAAAACGCACACGATATTAAAATAAGGGGTGATATATTGAAGTGTATTGAGCTTATTATTGAGACTGATGAGCTTCCAGCGAATTCATTTGATGAATGCTGTTGTGTATTACAAGAAATATTTAAGATTGAGGACACAGTTGATATATTGCGCGAGTTTATAGAAGAAGAGCTAAGAATTGGAGGGAAAGTCTACAAATTTTGCGAGCTATTCCCATATATTCACAATCGTGTTATTAAGTATGGAGATGACCTTATTTTTGTATTAGAGGACGAAATCCAAAAATCGAAGAAGGTTTGCTTTACGGGGCGGATAGAAGCGTATATTTCGAGTTTGGCCGGTTTCTACAAAGACATCGTTTATTCCCCATCACTCAATGATACTATTTTAGCGAAAATTAAGCAGATAAAGAATAAGCTTCATAAGGAGCGCATCCCTTCGGATTCGCTGAATTATCAGGTGGAACTCAAATTCTATATGGAGGAATACATGCGCGAGTCCAAGTTCGATGAGGAAATGATTGTGGTTTGGCTGTCGCCAATAGTTGAAATGATTGATGATATTGTCAAACAATTGGAGGACCATTACAAGAAACCGATTCGCGAAGTAGTGGATATAATTAAAATGCGGAAGGTTATAAAGCAGTATTTCATTCAAAATTTGTAAAAATTGAATATAAAAATAGTAGTATATTAATGCTTAACAAAATGTTTATAGGTATGGATGAAACAAGAGAAGCTCTTAAAACGACACTACAATACAATGTATTGTCCAAATTTAAGACAGATAATCCAGTTCTGGATAGTGTTATTCAAATGATTTTTATTACATTGATTTCAACATTAGTTGCGAAATTGATGTCCAACATTGGAACATTCAATTTGCGAATCAATTTCAGCAAAATGCGCCACATTTTCAAAAAATGGAATACAATATCTATTTCTGGAAGCAGGTATCTCGAATTGAAATATATGCGCTCCCGATGCGATTTCAGTATGCGTTTTCGCGCAATTTTAGACAAAATGATAATTTCCCTTAATAACAACAATGGAAAGAATCAAATTACACAAATTGAGGAATTACAAATTCGAGACACAACGCGTTTTAATGATGATAATAGTATCACTAAAAATAATGAGTTTTCATATATTGTTAGTCAAAATAGAATGTTTATGATTGATGAGAATATTTACTGCGAGATTGAGTCATTCAATGACAATGTTGAAAGTGGAGAAAAGAATAAGTCAACAGCAATGAAGAAGCAAGAATACAATATTCAGATTAAATCATCGAAACTGCCTTGTCGCGAACTCCACAAATACATTGAGCGAATCACTGATGAATACGAAAAGAACCAGAAGCAGATGATGTCTGAACACAAGTATATATTTCAGTTCGATGGAATTAATACAGATACCAAAATTCTACACTGGAAGGTGAATGTCTATAAATCTTCTACAACGTTCGACAATATTTTTTTCGAAGGGAAAGCCGACATTCTTCAAAGATTGAACGATTTCATGAAAGAGCGTGAGTTCTATAAAATGCTCGGGAAGCCTTGGAAGATAGGAATTCTTCTGACTGGGGAGCCGGGCTGTGGAAAGACGAGCCTTATTCGCGCCATTGCGAACTTCTTCAAACGGAGCATTAAAGACGTCCAATTCAACCGGATGACGGACATTGATGATTTGGAAAGTTGCTTCAATTGCGTGGAATATGATAATAAGGCGATGGGTTCCGAAGATGTAATTCTCGTCGCAGAGGACATTGATTGTATGACTGATATCATTAAAAAGAGGACAGTGGAAGAACCAAAGAAGAATATGACTGAACGACTGAACCCATTCAAATCAGAGGAAGCAAACGCAATTATGATGGCGATTTCTAATGCGACGGATTCTCCTACGGTTCCAAATAAGAAGTCCGGTCGCGAAATAACGCTGAGCTATTTGTTGAACATACTGGACGGAATTTCGAACGCTGATGGGAGGATATTTATTGCTTCGACGAATCACGTTGAGAAAATCGATCCGGCCGCGCTCCGTCCGGGGCGTATCGACATCCGAATCGATTTCAAACGGTCATCCGTTTTAATCGTTCGGGAAATCATATCACACTGGTATGAATGTTATGACCAGCATCACTCTGGTGCGAATTATCATTCTGACTTTGAGCGATTATGGGACGAAAATTCGTCGCGATTTGTGGATGAAAAGTTGAAACCGTGCGATATCGTCAATGTTTTACAGGCGTATTGTCGCGATATTCAGAAAGCTTTGGATATACTTGTTTCAATGCAGTGATTATCTGGCGAGATCGGATGATGTAAATTATTTATAAAAATTGATGGTAATATCGAGTCAAAAATCAGTTATTTAACTACCTACTTGGAAAATGTTAAGAATAAAATTCGAAACAAATGCTGAAAGAAAGCACAACCTTAGCAAAAAAATGGAAAAGATTGAAAGAATCAGGAACCCAGTTGATGCTAAAAATGCATTCATTGATGCGCGCAATGAACAAAAAAAGCATAGAGACGAACAAGTCGCAGAACTTCACCAAAAACTTGAAAATCTTCGTCTTCAACGATTGTACAACCTAAATAAAAGAATGGTCATCGTCTTTGTGAAATTGGATGATATATTAGTCATTTTGACAATTATCGATCCATCATTGATAAAGTGTCCTTCTACAACTGGAAAAAATCACCATATTGTATATGGTGATACCGAATATAAGATTTTATCGATGATGGCATCTCACAATCCGAGTGGAACCCGAAGAGAAAATAAGTGTTTTGAATCGTATACGGTTTCGACACTGGATGGAAGCAAATTTAAAGTCATTCACAAAAATGGAAAAACCGTTTTTTCTTTCGAGACTTTCATGAAATATGAAAGTCTTACTGGAAAGACATTTTCTGATGTCAAATTTGACCAATTTTTGTTCTCTCCAAGCAATGTTGGATCGGATGAGAAAACTGCGATGTTTCATACGGAATTGCTCAGATTGATTGAAGAAGACAAGGCCTATCTTAAAAAAAATCCAGAACTTCATCAATATGGATATGTTCCATATCATTGGTCTAGATATGTATAAATTTGTGGAATTTCACAAATTTTTATAAAAATTGATGCTAATATCAAATGAAAAAATAGTTATTTAACGGCAAAATGTTTCAAACACAACAAAAAGCCCCAGCGCAAGAAGCGCAAAATTTAAAGAAACTCGAACGTGTTAAATCATGTTCAATGCTATTTGAACTCTTGAAAGAGTATTTTGACTACTTGAAAGAAATCAATACACAGAGAGCAGTCATTGAGAGATTTATTGACGCGCTTATATGTAAGGTTATGAAAAAGATTCGCGATGAGTTGATGAATCCACTATATCCAGTGAGTCGAAAGAAACCTGATTCAATGAAGGGGAAAGCGTATGGAGACTTGATAAAAAAGTTTCAACCTGCTGTCATTGTTTTTTCTCAATTCCAGTTATTCTGTGTTGAAAATCTTGGTCTTGTTGGTGATTACCAGAGTTTTGTGGTTAGATTGTTGAATGAGCAAATCATTGCTGAATACCATTCTCAGATTGGTTCTTTATCTCCAGATTTGTCCTCAGAAGAGCACAAGCAAAAACGTGGAGAAATCTACGCCGCTGCGATGCTCAACATTGAGAGACTTTGCTTGGAATTGGTTCAACAATGGACTCGTTTCCACAATTCGAATGTCAATTGGATAGACGAAGGAATTCAAGATTTTCATATCCTGTCTCAAACATACCATAAAACCACATCTGATTGGCGCCCGTATTACTTGGGAACATCTGTGTTGGAAGGAACAAACGTTCATGTTTTCATGGATGGAGAATCTGGTGAGGTTTTCACGATGGAGATTGCTGAATAAATCAAAGCTACCGCTTTGATTTTTATAATTAGAATAGTTTGCTTATGTAGTCGAACGTAAGGAACATGATTCCTTGTCCGGGGGCGACCCGCGTCAATCTCGCTAAGCTCCCCCTCCAAAAACCGAGAATCCCATATGAATTATATATTGACTTAGATAGTTGGACCATACTGCTTTTTTGTTTCGCGGATTCTTCCTGCATTTGTGTTTTTAGAACGTCCATCGGGGAAGATATGATAACTGAGAAAATACCGGCCCCTACCCCGCCCCAGAATGAGTGCGTATTTGTGAATTTTTCCCGACTTGATACATAATCCTTGTATTTGTTGAAAAAATAGAATCGACTCGCTTGATTCAGCGATTGTCTATATAGAGTAGGAAAGTATCCTAAATAGAGACCTCTGATTCCACTTTCCCGAACAACATCCATAGTTTTCATATGCGGGAATCGAATCATTTTCGTCTTAATTGTTTCCGATGGGACAGTAATTAGTGTAGATTCAACAAAACCCGCGAATAATCCTGAAAGTATAGAGACCGAATCTTTACTAAAAGATTTCTCTTGTAAATGCTTGGAAAATATATTATAGGAGTAAAAGCGACTGGCTACTTTGGGAATATTGAAAAAAAGGACCGGAGTTAGCCCCCTGTAAAATCCTAAGAGCCCATCCTTCTTATAAATTTCAAACGCAGTATTTTTCAAATTGAGGCGATTCCCTTTGAATTGCATCTGTGTTTTAATGTTCTCTGATGGCCATGTGGCTACTGCTTCTGCTATTCCGGCGACGCTCCCAGCAACAATATTTTTAACGGCTTCATTTTTCTGACTCATAATTATAATAAAAGATAAAAATTGAAATAAATATATAAATAATTTTATATATATAAACAAAATGGAATCGAAGACTAAACGAAACAACTGCTACAAGTGTAATAAGAAAATCCACGAATCCCAGCAAGAAACTGACCAGATTTGCTTGGATTGTCATGGGAAAATGATTGAAGAAATGAAGCAGGACCTTCTAGAAAACGGAGCCTGTTGTGATTACAATGGAACTGAGTATTGGTATTAGAATAAATATAAAATTATTATAAAAAATAAAAAATGAATTTAAAAATAAAAGAATATTATATACTAACAAAATGGAATCATTTAATTTAGATAATAGTCAAGAAGTCACCTATGATTTGAAAAATCTGGACGATACGCATCCAAAAGAAAATAACGTTGATGGGTTGAAAATCCAGTTGATGAATCATCAGAGGACCGCTCTCTATCACTGTCTCATGATTGAAAGTAATGAAGGAATTCTCATCAATGAGACCTATTATTTTTCAACTTTTGGAATATTGGCTTGTAAAGTGGGGTCCGGTAAATCATTCGTTGTATTGGCGATAATAATGAAAAAACCAATTGTTAATTACAATCGGATATCAAATGGATACGGTGGAGGTGTAATTACACATTCTTCATTTAGAAAAATAAACACATCTCACAATACGGTAAGCGCGAACATTATTCTTATTCCGCATAATTTGCTATCGCAATGGAGTGGTTATATATCAAAATATACGAATCTCCGCTTTTGTTCAATTCATTCAACAAAAGACTGTGGTATTTTTCGCGAGAAAGTGAAAAAGTATACACAGGAAGCAGATGCTCAAAATAGTAGACTCTTGTTATCAGAATTAACTGAAAATATTGTATATTTGGTCACAAATAAATGTTGGAATCTTTTTGCATTGACTTGGAATAATGAAATTCGGAAAAATGTTAGTCGCATATTCGTGGATGAGGTTCACGCAATTAATATCCCGAATTCAATTAAAGTTCCGGCTAATTTTGTATGGTTCATTTCATCTTCTCTTAATGATATGTTTCGTCATTCAAACAACGGATTCATTAAGGATTATATCAATATATGGTCATATTATTCATCATTGAATCATAATGTTATCAAAAATAATGACGAATATATTGATTCAAGTATCCAATTGGAGAGTCCACATACATCCATGATTCGTTGTAAGACGTCGCGATTGTTGAATATCTTCTCTGGAATTATTACTGATGAAGTTAGGAGTATGTTATTAGCAGAAGATGTCGAAGGTGTTATCTCAACGCTGGGAATACCAACCGTTTCAGAAAGTAATATCATCCAAGTTTTATGTAAGAATTTACAGAATGATTTGGAGAATTTACGGTTGATTCACGAAACGAAGAAAATCATGATTTACGCGACTGAGCAAATGAAAGAAGAATCCATTACGAAGTCGCAAGAGAAGATTGATAAGATTAATGAAAAGATTATGGATGTTCAGAAACGCATTCGCGAATGTGATATTGACCCGATTATGCTCATTGATATCGTGAAGCCAGTTATTACTGGGTGTTGTAATAACAAATTCGACTTGGAGAGTATTACTGCGCATTATTCGCATCAGGAAAAGAATCATTTACCGATTGTTTGTCCATTGTGTAGGGCGCCACTCGACTTGAAGAAATTATTGTATGTCGGTGAATTCAAGGGCGACAAAGTCCCTAAGAAGAAAGAGCCCACTGAATGGGTTTCGCTTGAACATACTAAAATCGAGAACTTGGAGCATTTATTGCGGACGCAGATTGAACCGGCGAAGAGGATTCTCATTTTTTCAGAGTTTGAGGGAAATGTTGCTATGCTCGGTGAAGCTTTCCGGAATGGTGGGCGCTCCGATTTATACCCATTGAAGGGATCAATCGGTCATATTACGAACCTGATTGAACAATACAATCGAGGAGATATCAGGAGCTTGTTCTTGAATGCGACATACTGCGGAAGCGGGTTGAACTTGGAAAAAACTGACGTTGTTATTATCATGCACAAGATGTCGCAGGATAATATGAATCAGGTTGTTGGACGGGCGCAACGGCTGGGCCGGACGGGTCAGTTGGATATTTATTGCTTGTATGCGGAGAACGAATGAACCCCTTTTTCCAGCCCCTTTTTCCCGCTATACGCGGGTAAAGGTGCTAACCCCCAAACCGCCCCTTTTTCTCCGCCAGCGGAGTAAAGGTGCGAACCCCCAAATAGTTATTGTTTCTGGATATTTTTTCAAACAGGTATTGTTTCCGGATATTTTTCCAAATATATAAAAGATGTATATAAAAGATGTATATAAAATATTATTATAAATTATTATATTTTATAATATAATATTGAATGTTTGAGATAAAGTTAAATAAGAGTAAAGCGGATATATATTATAAAAGTGATTTACAAACCAGTAAAAACGCGTGGTGTAATATATCCATATCAAAAGATAGCATTTTTGTATATGTAAGTCGAGATAAAAGTCGTAGTTATTGGATTGGCGGTAAAAAAGGAAAGTCCTGTAAATTATCGATTAAATTTAATGATGCTAAAAAAATGATTACTGTAAATACTGCAAATAAGATAATAATTCGTAGTGATTTATATTATACAAAAATAAAAAAGAAAGCTATATATTACAAATATATGAATGAAAATGATAATAGAATTGAATTTAATAAAATTTGATAAATTCTAAATTCTGATAATAATCGCTTTATTTTTGTTCTTAGGTCGAATATATTTACTTCCAAATACATCTTTCAGTATTTTATCAACTATTTCAAATTCTTTCTTTGGAAGGTCCCATTTTATATCAATTTCTCCTGTATTTTTTGACCAAAAAAGTGATTTGCTTGTGTAAAATATGAAAGGCGTTTTATATTTTGCTATCTTATCCGCATCTTCCCATGCGTAATCAATGAAATAATAGACGCGCTTCCATCCAATTTCTAAAAATAATATATTGTTCTTTTTCAGTTCAGACGCAGCTTTTTTGAATTTTTTGAGTAGTTGAGTTGTATCATATTTATAAAATTTTTTGTTTAGATAATTCTGTGGGAACTGCATGTAATATTCTTCCGCAGTATTTTTCCAAACGAGCTTATGCCATTTGTAAATACCATTTTTATTGGGTTTCGAGACGTATTCATCTTCGTCATTTCCTTTCATTATTTTGTTTGCGTAGTCTTGTGCGGAAACTGGTGGAGAAGGACGTTTCAGATATTTTTCTTTTAACATACTCTTTTATAGAAAAAATAAATAGAGATAACATATTTTATGTTAAAGAGATAAAAAATGATTTTTTAATTGTTAATGATTGACATAATATAAAATGTCAAAAATAGAAACATTCATAGAATTTTTTGATTTAATGAAATCATTAAATAATGATGAATTTATCATCTGGTTAACCACGCCTTGGAAAGGAAAAGATAAACAAGAATCTTGTTTAAGATTATTTGCGAAATTTGGTCTAATTTCAAAATTGAACGATTTTGATATATGTCAAGGGAATTTTAATTTGAAAACAATTAAACCTATAACTGAAATCAGAGAAATATTTTATGAAGGAGGTCATCCAATAAATCTAAAAGATAAAGGCGATTCTTCTGACCTTACATGTATTCATAAAAAGAATAAAAAAGAGTTGCTTCTCACTACGTCAAAAAACATCACAAAAATGAACGTTGGTTTATTAGATATTGATAAAATTTTGACGAATTTTAAGCAATATGAGAAGGAACAATATACAATGAAATTATGTATTGCAATTCGAAATCTTAGTGATTTTGAAGAAATGAAATCTCGTATTGAATCATCAAATATAGTATTGAAAAATGCGATTTCAAATGCGATAATAATTGATTGGAATGATTTGAATCAGGCATTTCATCAGTTTCAGTACCAATTTAAAAATTTAGATATTCAATCTATATTGAATTCAAATAAGAAGCTATTATGTTTAAAAATGCACCAAATGATGAGTGTAATAAAAACAATGGAATTGAAAGAAACGAAAGACTGTATTTTATGGGGTCATATTCAAAGAAGTGGTAAGAGTTATATTATCGGAGGATGTATTATTGAAGATATTCGTCATAAGGACAAATGTAATTATTTAGTCATCACTACCGCTCCGAATGAGACGATTGAGCAACAACTACAAGTATTTGATTGTATTCAATTGGAAGAATTTGGAATAATTCAATTAAACGGAGCAAATAAAAAGCCGGTATTGAAAGATAAAAACATTATTATTTGTTCGAAGCAATTTCTTCAAACAAAAATTGATTCTGGTGAAAAAATAACGAATATTCCATGGTTGAAAAAAATGGCATTTGATATTCGTTTTATTGATGAAAGTCATAATGGTGGAACAACTACACTTGCTAAAAAAGTATTGGATTACTATGGATCCGGTGTTTTTACAATCCAAATTACAGCGACATATTTGAAACCTTGTAATGATTATGGAATTAAAAAGGATTCTTGGATTTTATGGGATTTGGAAGATGTTCAATTATGTAAGGCGATTGATAAACCAGATTCTATGAATAGACTGGTTCAAAAACACGGGACTATAATTCAAAACATTATTGGACATTATTCAACTGAAAATATAATAGCAGAGTATTCAAAATATCCGGAATTATGGATAATGACCGAAAGATTGAAACCGGATGTTATATCTGAGATAATAAAAGAGACATCTGATAATCATTATGGTTATTCAACAGAAGCATGTTTTTTACTTCAACAATGTCTTGAAGATGGAATAATTAAATATTCGAACAAATTTCAAAATGAAGAGAAAACTCTTGAAGTTTTTTACAGAATTTTTGGAAAAAGAAATCGATTTGGAATTCCTGACAAAGATTTTCCAGATGAAGATGTTTTCATGAAAAAAATTGAACGAGTTTGTAAGAATCCTTTAACAAAATCAAGATTTATTGGAGATAGTAGCGAACCAATGATAATTATGGCATTTTTACCTCAAAATAATGTTGATAAAATATCAACTGCGCTCATATCACTGTTAGACCAGTTTCGAGTTGTTCCGGATTATCATATGATTAGTATCAATAGCCATACAACTGACAATCCAAGACAAGAAATCGAGAAAGCACGCGATTACGCAAGACTTAGCAATAAGAAGGGTGTAATTGTATTTAGTGGTCGTCAATGTAGCTTAGGCGTTTCAATTCATAACTGTGATATTGTTTTATTATTGAATAATAATACAAGTTTTGATATGATTTATCAAATGATGTTTCGTTGTATGACAGAAGGTGATGGAAAAAGATGTGGATTTGTTGTTGATATGAATATTCAAAGAGTAATAGAAACATCAATAATTACATATGCTTCTTTAATCAAACCATCTGACCATCCAAGAGATGCGATTAGATATATTTTGCAAGAACGAATAATCAATTTGAATGGAGATGATTGGATGACTTCATTTGGAAATAGATCTTCTAAAATAGATGAATTCTGTCATACAATATATAACATTTATTCGTCAAATACGGAAAGAGCTCTCCAACATTTTATTGAACGACTTCGCTTTAAGGATATTCTTTTATCAAAAGATGAGCAGAAAATGTTCAATACAGTATTTAGTGGAAGTAATGCAAAACTAACTCAAAAACAAAAAGTTGATATTCAAAAATTGTTAGATGATGATTCAGAAAAAATAAAGAATGGAATTGAAAAAGTTGGAAAAGAAGATTCGGGTTCCTATTCCGATTCCGATTCAGAAACTGAACCAGACAAAAAAATAAATTATATGGATATATTGAAACATATTATACCTTTAATTTGTATTCTTACAATTCATGACGAGGAAACTTCATTTATTGAAATGTTTCATTATATTGAATCAAATCCATATCATTATCAAATTCTAATTGAACAAACAAGAAGCTGGTGGGGTGATTTAATTGATTCGGTTATAGTTAAAAAATTCATAAGTATATATATTAATTATATGGCTGATGATACAGAGACGAATCAAATCATAAGAACAATCAAAGAAATTTTCATGAAAAATATTACCAATATGAAAGAGCTTTCGAGCCTAATTGATAAATATTTTATTCCACAAGAATTAGAAAAGAAAACAAACGCAGAAGTATCTACTCCTCACAAACTTCGTCAAGAGATGTTGGACAAAATCCCATTGGAATTTTGGACAGAACCAAGACAGGTATTTGAACCTTGCGCCGGTAAAGGAGGATTTTTAATTGATATTATTGACCGTTTTATGATTGGATTGAGTTCAATGATTCCTGATGAAAAAATACGCTATAAAGTAATCGTTGAAGAATGTTTATATTTTAGTGATATAAATCCAACGAACATTTTTATTTGTAAGTTATTGATTGATCCATACAATGAATATTCATTACACTGGAATGAAGGAAACACACTGGAATTGAATATTCAAGAAAAATGGAGTATTGATGGTTTTCATGCGATTATTGGAAATCCACCATATAATGCGAGTGGTAATACCGCAACTGGTAATACAATTTGGCAAGATTTTACAAAAAAATCTATTAATAGTTGGTTGCTTCCAGATGGTTATTTATTATTTGTTCATCCATCTGGATGGAGAAAACCAAATACTGAAAAGGGAAAATTCTTTGGATTATATGAATTAATGACGAAACAAAATCAGATGTTATATTTGGAAATTCATGGAATTAAAGATGGACAAAAAATATTCAAATGCGGAACGCGTTATGATTGGTATGTAATTGAAAAAAAACCATCATATAAAAACGCGATTATTGTTGATGAATATGGAATAACAAATGATATTGATATGAATTGTTTATCATGGCTTCCAAATTCAAATATTTCTGAAATTGATAAAATACTTGCAAAAAGTGATGATGGACGTTGTCCAATAATTTATGACCGATCATCTTATGGTTCTGATAAAAAATATATATCAAAATCTAAAACAAGTGAATTTAAATATGAAATTATTCATACCTTTCCAAATACTGGAATTCGATATTTATATTCAAATACTAATAAAAATGGACATTTTGGGATATCAAAAGTTATTTTTGGTCAATCAAATTCAAAAAATCCACTTGTGGATATGGATGGTAAATATGGTATGGCTGAACATAGTATGGCGATTCAAATATATTCAAAAGAAGAAGCAGAAAATATTGTTAAAGTATTTCAAAATCCTGAATTTCAATCTATACTGTCCAGTTGTTCATGGAGTAATTTTATGATTGATTGGAGACTTTTTACATATTTCAAAAAAGATTTTTGGATAGAATTTGTTTAAATTATTTTCATTATTATTATTATTTTATAAAATATTGTTTAACTTTTATAAATATTTATAAAAAAGAGGAGGGGGTGTAAGGGGGAACTTTAAGTTCCCCTTAGTCCATATTACAAACAATCAGAGCGACACTCAAAACAGCCGATACAACAAACCCAATCGTCGCCCATATAAAATTATCGCAATACATTAGTATATAATAATAAGTCGCCATTATAACCTCGAACATTACTCCTCCAACAATAGTGTAATTCGCAAAATGTAATAGCTTACTAACTTTCTCCTCTCGTGGTATATCCTTTAAATAATAATTCGCCATGATGTATGTGAAACCCATTGGTAAAGCACCATAAATAACGCCCCCAATCTTAAAAAATTTCATTTCCAGTAGAACCATAACAGTCCCGACCAGTATTCCACTAAATAGGGCATTTTTCAAAAATATGGCTAAAAATTTATTCATTGTTATATATTTTTATAAAGAAAAATATAATATCTAAGTAAAATATCGTAATTATAAATCTTAAACAATATAATTATGAAAAACCTTTTCATAACAAATACGATAACCAAATTTAAAACAACTCATATCCCATTAGATACGCTAATTTACCCCGTCGGAAAAAATGATTTGGATAATCATTTTAATAAAATAAAGACAATAATTGAAAAATTAGGCATAGAAACCGCATATTGCGACTCGAAATACATATATGACCATTATAAAGACAAGCTTCCCCAAATCAAACGATTGACCCGCGATATTCCCGTATACACGTTCGCAAATTATGACACTTCGCTCAATTTACGCCGAATATGTATAGCCGGATATTTAACCGTCTTATTCTTCTCGCTATTTCACGACACACTTTTCTCAATCGCCGTTATCCTAGTCCTAATCGCATTCTGGTTTTTAATCGAAAAGATAATCCTATCATCAAAATGGACCCGCCATTCAAAGAACTTCATCAACCTCTAACTTTTCTGTTTGGGATTGTATCGACAATTTATCAAGTGGATACCCAATCTTTTCAAATATATCTTTCGGGTATATTTTCAAAAACTGCTTTGTGATTTTATCATTTGTAAAATACTCCCGCCACTTATCTAAGTCAATATTCTTGTTCGTTATATGCGAGTTCCGTTTGAGGTCCTCTTTGGTCTTGTTTCTTATATTGTGGGGCCTCGCCAATTCCAGAGCAATAATAATCATATCCTTCGTGAAACCATAGTGCTTGAACATATTCTTTAAAACTCCCTCAAAATCCGTCATTAAATCCTCATATTTCACTTCTAAAAAGTTTGTCAAGTAATAATCCCACTTATACATATCTGTAATCGTATTAAAGCTACTCTCCACATAAATGTTATTCTTCATTTCAAAAATAATCCCCTGCTCTTTTGTCAAGCGGTTCAGCAACTTTTTATAAGTTTCATTCCCGTATTCGGCAATCTTCTTATTAGCCCATGGTTCAGTCGTTTTCTTATGATACTCATACGCGCTTACAATAATTGCGCATGGGTTCCGTATCATATGCGTCCCAATAATTGGGCGGTCTATTTTCGAAAAATCAATATGACTATGATGTTCAACCCATATATCAGTAGTTGGTTCCAATTTATCCTGTGCGCAATACTGATACTTTATCCCGAAATAATTACACACTGCCCTTAATATTTTCTCAATGACGACAGTCCCCGTTTTGTGATGGCAGCAATGTATAATAAGTGGGCGCTTATTCGCGTATTCTATATACGCATCCGGTTGAACCGCTCGGTGTTTAATCAGTAATTGCGTAATCTCATCTTTAATATGCGATTCCATCTTATAAAATAATAATAAATTTAATTGTAATAATAACCGAGGCGGTTTACTCCTCAGAATCATCCGCCTCATCCCGAATACGGATTCCAGTGAATCCCTTTCCTCGGGAAAGTCCACCAATCTTAATATTGTTCTTAAATTCGACTTCATAGTTCGCGAAGCAAGTCTTCATTTTCTCAATGAATTCGGTCTGCGTAATCGGAGACCGCTTACCCCCACTAATATGTTCCTGATAGTAATCCTTAAACATCGAAAACAGGTCCCGAATGATAATTCCATCAGAAGTATTCTCGGTAATCTCAATCTGTTCTTCCAGAAACTCGCTATAACTGTCCTGATTCTTCAACATTCGCGACGAGTTCATTGAAACCAGCGCAGGAATAACCAATTTCTGGTTGTTCGCAATATACATTTTGACATAGCTCAGCAAAATAAGCATATACTGTTGACGGTATTGAATGTTGTCCTTTAATTTTGGCTTTAAGTTCGGGTCCGCCCTAAACTCATTCGCCTTCTTCGGCTCGTGCATAACGAACCTGTTTGGGAAATTGATTCCCACATAGCGACGGATGAAACCGCCATCGTGAACATCGTCAATTTTGGGCATCTTATTACAGAGCATAACCAGCGTAAATTTGGGAATGTCCGTCAATTCCGGATTCGGAGAATGCGCCTTCCTAATTTGAATCTTGTCTCCACCCGTAATCTCCTTAATGAAATCGATGTTCAGCTTCTTCTCATTGGGGGGTTCATTCACCTGAACATATCTCTTCTTGAAGATACTAATCAGCTTCGAATTGTGGCCCTCCTGCGAGTTGCTTATATTTGTGATATACGAATTATCCAAAATACCGGCGTAGTCCCCGAGGGAGTTGTCATGTAGGGTCGTAATAACACCCTTACCATTTCCACCAGTTCCCTCAAAATTGACGAAGAGTTCATTCTTGTTCGTTCCTATGAGCGTCGAGCTCAAAAAGAGGAGGGCGAACTCGCAAACGTCTGCACTTGGAAGCGATTTTTGAAACAAATCCATAATCTCATCGCGGATTGATGGTATAACATCAGGGGAGTAGTCGTATCCGGCCGAATAACTGATTTTGTCATCCGGCTTCTGGTCGCGAAAGAGGCCCGATTTCAGGTCATAGACTCCATTATTGAAGCCAAGCAAATGATTGTCCATGTCGAGCTCCTTGTGGAAGTTCTCGTCGTAGAACACTTCCTTACATTCATTCATTACTGAATTCTTGTAGGTCGCGCTACTGAGAGTATGGATGGATTTCTCACACGCCATCTTCATAACTTTCGTCGGGTCGCTCTCTGGAATCATATCACCTGATTGTTGCTCGGTATCAGCTATTTTCGTGCTCAACATCGCGCTATAACGGAGGAGGGCCCCCTTTACTTGAACTGTTATGTCCTTCAAAAGGGGGACCGGTTCGTCCAATACTTGCCACCGGTTCGTATAACGATACCAGACGCCCTTCGAATACTTGTATTTTTCGGACAAGATGTGATGGGCCAATTCTGCGTAGTCAGTATGCGTATTACGGAAACTGCGACGAATATAATTCGTTAAGTCGTCCTCTCCCGCATATTTCTCGACAATCGAGAAATACTTCTCGGGATTGTCGTGCCACGCCATTCTTCGGAGGGAACCAATTTTCGCTTGATTTTCCTTGGGGTATGTTGAGTATTTGAGCCAGAGGCGCTCACAATGGGCATCGTCGTATTTCGACGATTGGGAAGACCATTCTTTCCATAAGTTGATGTGATCATTATTAATATTGTGAAGGATTGCTCCAACTCGGAACCAGTCGCTGTATTCTTCTACGCGGGCCGGCTTCAATAGAGAGAGAAGGGCTTTCAAATACTCTGGACTCTTCTTGGAGACGAGCTCTTCAATCAATACTTCAACCTCTGAATTTGGTTTTTGTTCGCCCAGAATGTCTTCGAGTCCTTTCTTCTTCTTTTCGTTTTCCTTGTCGATAATTGAATCGATAAGGGTTTCCTTCTCAGGAAAATTGTTTTGGAGAGAGAGAACTTTGAGGAGTTGGATATTAATTTCTGGGAGCTCCATTTCTTCCATATTCATATCGAATATTCGTGTAAGCTTATATACTTGTGAAGATGGGGTTTTCTTGCTCCCAAACATAATAATATTATTACGCTCGACAACGGCCTCATCAATAATACTCTGAATCGATGAAGTGGATGTTGCCAAAATGGGGTCTTCGCTCATTTTATCAATGACGAACTTCCGAAGCCAGTGCTGGGCGCTGTATTTTATACAGATGAACGGGAACATTATATGAATTCCGTCTTTCAGAACGTTCCGCTTTTCATCGAGGTCTGGCCTTTCTTTTTCAAGAACGTAGGCGTATGATTCTTTCTGTTGGAGAGTATTACCGAACAATTCCTGAAATCCAGCGTAATAAGTTTGTAATACGCGAGTGAGGAAATCATCGTCATACTGGCGGGAATCGTATCTTTCGGAATCGTGTCGTAAATCAATATCTACGAACACTTTCGAAAATTTCTCGGGGTGCTTCTCTGTCAGGAATGAATCATTTCCCTCTGTAATAGTGTGATTGAAATAGACGGACCAAAACTTATCTCGTTCGGATTGTTTAATTTTATATAAACCACCCATCATAGATGTGTGGGTTGGGCCTTCTTCTTTATTCACTTGGTGGTCAATTAAATAGCGCTTCATTTTATTTTAAATGATTATTGGTCAGATAAAAATTCAATTTTTACAATTTGATACGGGGAGTTATAAGAAGAGTTTTAGGATGCGTTATTGGAAATATTGTGTTATTATTTAAAAATTGATGGTAAAATCGTTCAAAATTTTTATGAATTTGCTGAAACGTATAACACACAATGTCTAACACATCATTGACACAACAACAATTCTTACAGAATATGTTTGAAGAAGAGAAACAAGCTGCTGAGCGTCGAGCTAAAATATTAGAATTATTTGTAGCATCTGCATCTGCTCTTGCTCCTGCTCTTGCACCTGCACCTGCACCTGCACCTGCTTCCAAGCTGAATGCTCCAGCTCGTACTTCCGAGAATAACGTTCCTTCTTGTGATGAACAATCAGCTCCAGCTCCTGCTCCTGCCCCTGCTCCAGCTCGTGCTCCTGCTCTTGCTTCCAAGCTGAATGCTCCTGCTCCTGCCCCTGCTCCAGCTCGTGCTCCTGCTCTTGCTTCCAAGCTGAATGCTCCTGCCCCTGCTCCAGCTCGTGCTTCTGCTCTTGCTTCCAAGCTGAATGCTCCTGCTCATACTTCCGAGAAGTACGTTCCTTCTGGTTCTGATGAACAATCAGATCTACCTCGTACGCCCCCCGTGGTTGCCGAATCTGGTGCATCCAACGCAATCGGATTCTCACCCGACAGTGATGACGAAAATACCGAAAACGATGGCGCAATAGCCAAAGCCGATTCGGCGGAGAATACATATTCCGCCGTGGTCAAGGAAGGCAGGTCGAAAGTTTTAGAGAAACTCCTAACACTGGCTTCTGCTCGTGCTCCTGCTCCTGCTCGTGCTCGTGCTCCTGCTCCTGCTCCTGCTTGTGTTCCTGCTTTTGAACAATTTGTTCCGAAAGTGCTTAAAACGCAAGTGAAGAGCGCAGAAGAACGAAAAAAAGTTGAAGCGCGGATCGTAGATGCGATGAGAAGAATCAAGGCACACGGGACCACGCTTGAAACGGCTCAAAATGAGCTTTCAACAGCGAAGTCACTTCTTCAAAGAACAACCCCGAATAGGAAAGTAACGGATCTTATGAATACATTAGATCAAAGAGTTAGAAGCGATTCAAAAAGTATCGCCGATACGGAGAAAGAACTCAAAGATCTCACGGCATCACTACTCCCACCGGGAGACAAACTTTCGAGAGAAGATGCGAATCTTTTCGAGAACCTGAAAAGCGGTTCAACGCCTAAAACGGCGGAACTTGTGAATGCCATTCAGATGGTATTCGATCATCTCCTTGCATCCGAAGAATCGATTAAATCGGTTTCGAATCAGAAAAAAGGTCCTTCCACCGCGACACTCACAGTGTACAAGAATGACGAGGTCTTGCCGCACGGCTTGAAAGAGTGTGAGGTCATTCGTTTTTTGCAAGTGAAGAGTTTCTTCCAGATCATGAACGTGCTTCGGAAACAGCACTCGAATTTCACGGATATGTTCTACATATCTTACAACAAGGATAACGGACGCTACTACGTCAAGGTACAGACGAACCTAGGCACCGAAGGGAAACTCCTTTCTCCGGAAGACAACGTCCGTTGGATTCTGCATTTCTTCACAGCCGTGAATCATCATCTTTCAAAAACTCGGGTGGAACAATCACTTGAAGAAGTATTGTCCTGTAATGAATTAACGAGCCGGCTGCTTTCGCATCATCCGAGACAACGGAAAATTCGGGACTCCTTCGCGGGTGTTGTTGTAGAAGGTGAAGAAGACGATGAAGGCGAAGAAGACAAAGATGATTCGTTATCTTTTAGGAGTTCTGCAAAGTCCTCTGTTGTGAAATCTAGTGGAGGTGGTGGCGCATTGCTCACTTCTCCAAAGCAACCCGAGCAAGACTCGAAACATTTGGTCTCATCGCAATCAGAGAAGCCTATCAAAGAACTTCTCCAAAAGTACAGATCAGAGATGAGGCGAAAATTCGGCAGAACCTCCGTCAAAAAAACGACTCTTGGTTGCGAGTCGCAGATTCCACCTGAAGCCTTCAAAGCCTATCAGGCAATCAAGAATCATTCAACCAGAGTCGATGGTAAAAGTGTTTCCGACTTTCTATTGGAAAACGGTATCATCCGTGAGGATGACGACCGTGGAACCTTTACAATAATGTCGGAGTAAAATAACCCACAATCCCCAATTTTTTGGGGAAACGTTTTTTGCGCGTTGCGCAAAAATTATAATATATTACTATAATAAATGAAAACAGATAATATTTTACCCCAACCTATGATAAAATGCGGTATTCAATATAATTGTATCTCCGACTCTATAATCTATGTATTACAACTTATAAAACTAATCGACAATAATATCGGTAAAAAAATGCGTCTCAATCAGAAAATATCTCCACAGCTTATACAAAAAACGATGGAATCCTATAAACAATTCTCTAAGCGCTTTTTTAGTAAGAAATCGGTCGATTGTATGAAAAAAAACTGTAATATGAAGAATAACATTCCTGAACTTACCAAATTAATAAAAAGTTTAGAGATATTTATAAATGGTCATCGATCGATATCAAAAGGATATAAACTTAAACCGAGTGCGAAAAATCCACATGTTCGCGTTGAGCCTTTTGTTAAATTTATCACGAAGTATATCGATGTAATCAAAGTATTACATAAAATCGTGGTTGATATTGATAAAAAATACAAAAAGTATTTTTGAAAAAGTAAAATCAAAAAACAATTGATAGCCACCAATAAGATAACTTTTATACATCAACCTGCGTTTTCCACCCCCATGCAATAATTGATATGCGTCCTTCTTGTGAGAAGTTATCCGGATGAATAGGTAATATCCCATGTTTCCAGTTTACATTTATATCTCTACAAAAAGCGTAAGCGCAACCATTCGGACAAGGAAATGACAGAGTCCTCTTACTATTATTCTCTTGGAAAGCGATTTCCCGTGTCTTCCCAAAACTTACGCCAACCGTGAAGTTTTGGACTTTTGCTTTATCCTCTTTGACCGCACTTGCGTCGTGATGGAACGGCTTCCAGTCCGAGCTATCTTGATACCAATTACAACGTGTCGCCTTAATATCCATATCGAAATAAGTCGCTATTCGGTTTATAACCATATTGAATGTTGGGCATTTCATCTTCCAGTTCGTCTTATCGTCGGCGATGAGATGCGTATCTCCATGCCACAGCTTGAAAATTTCTCCCCCGCATTTGACCATTTCATCGACCAATTTTTCATATATCATCGGCCCTTGAATAAAATCAGGAATAAATACTACATCCCGCGTCTGAATATCTTTGCTAAATTTAGTCTGGCTTGTATCAACAATGACTCTCATATCACATGGCTCATAGTTAGGCTCGAACTCGGTTGTGTTCTTTTTATGAATGCTGTTATTTCCGGCTTCTTCGCCAACGTAATGATTTTTTTTACAATCGGCGCCCCACTTACAGGCACCACCCTTCCAAAATCCATAACAAAGATTCTTGTCATGGATATAATTGCACGGATTGCGAGAACACTTGTGGTTCATAAAATCTCGACATATTTTGTCCATATTGAATAATAATCAGATTTCTTTAAATAATATAAAAGAATCTGACGATTATTCATAAACAACGAAATGAACAATACTAAAATAGAAACAGCAATCCTCGAAGAATGGAAAAAAGATGACACATTCAAGAAGCAGTTGGAAAAGAACAAAGATAATCCGACGAAAGTATTTTATGATGGGCCCCCCTTTTGCACGGGAAATCCCCATTATGGTCATATAGTCGCGAGCACAATCAAAGACATATTCCCCCGATATTGGGCGATGACCGGATATAATGTCCCCAGAAGATGGGGATGGGATTGTATCGCCGAGGGGACCGTCATTAATTTGGATAATGGAACCGGCCTATTTATTGAAGACCTCTTCGAGTATTCCGGTTCAGTCGCAACCTGTGCGATTTCAGATAAAACTATGACAAACCGCGCATCATCAAATTTCATATGTAAAGGCGACCGCGAATGTATCGAGCTATTTTTTGATAATAACACATCCATTGTCTGTACGCCGGACCATCGTTTATACACGGACTATGGTTGGATGAAAGCAGGGGAAATTCAAGATGAGATACTATACGCAACGCCAGTAAATCCAGTACCATATTATTATATGAACGCATATAATTGGACAATCCAGACGAACTCGTTCGTGTTATCTTGTAGCAGTTTGGATAATAAGATGAATTGTTTAGCCTATTTCCGCTTATTCGGATACGTCGGCGGGAATGGATTCGTAAATAATAATAAAATGTATGTATTATTCCGAGAAGTCTCCGAGTTATTTCTGAGAGATGTGTCCCTATTTACAAACCAAGAAGTCCATATAAGATACGAACCCACTTTTTCAAAATATATAGTTGAAATCCCACGCGTTCTAACCGCATCATTTATTCAAATGGGAATTGATAAAATTATTCCGGCGGTTGTAATGAGCACAGGAACCCCACTATTCTTACGATATGAATTTTTTGCTGGATTCTTTTCTGGATTGTATTCAAATTTTAATGAGAATCACGTAGATGTCATCAATAATATATTATACGGTGTTTGTGATTCCGGCCTATTTTTGAATAGGGACAAAGAATCCCCATATTTGAGCAATTTTCGCCTGTTGGTGGGCTACCGATATGATGCGAAGCCATCTATAACACAACAAACCAGATTAGTTCGCAAAGAGACCGTCGGATTACATAGAGTCTATGATATAACCGTAGAAGAGACACATAATTTCATCGCGAATGGAATCGTCGTTCATAACTGCCATGGGCTCCCCATCGAGTTCGAAATCGAGAAGAAGTTGGGTATAAAAACGAAAGAAGAAGTCCTAAAATTCGGAATCGCCAATTATAATGAAGAGTGTCGCAAGATAGTTATGAAATGTTCATCAGATTGGAAGTATACTATTGACCGCATTGGGCGCTGGGTGGATATGGAGAATGATTATAAGACGATGGACCTCGATTTTATGAACAATGTATGGACCGTCTTCGCAAAATTATGGTCCCTCGGGCTCGTATATGATGGGGTCAAAGTTATGCCATATAGCTGTGGTTGTGCCACTCCCCTCTCCAATTTTGAGGCGAAGTCGAACTATAAAAGTGTTCGCGACCCCTCCGTTGTCCTCCGGTTCAAAGTATGTGGGGACCAATTACCGACGTCTCTCCTCGTTTGGACCACGACGCCATGGACCCTTCCCTGTAATATGGCCGTTTGCGTAAATCCGGATTTGGATTATGGAGTGTATGAGCGCGATGGAGAGTTGGTTATCCTCTTGGTCGAACTCGCAGTGAAGTTTGGTATTGAAGGAGAGCCCGTTAATATTATTAGAGGTAGTGATATAGTAGGGACCGAATACACCCCGCCGTTCCCCGATATCATTATGGGCCATCGGTTTCGCGTGGTTGCGGACCGCTTCGTTGATAATACTTCGGGGACTGGTATTGTTCATTTGGCCCCCGCCTTCGGAGAGGATGATTATCGCGTCTGTTTGGAGAATGCCGTCATTCAGAAAACGGAACTACCAATATGCCCTTTTAATGCGAATGGCTATTTTACGGAAGATGTCCCATTTTTGAATGGGGTCTATTTCAAAGATGCTGATAAAATAGTATTGAAGCTCTTGGACCCCATTATTTTCCGGCTGACATATGAGAATCATGACTATCCATACTGTTGGAGAAGCGATACACCACTTATGTATAGGATTGTCCCTTGTATTTTTATTAATGTTGAGAAGATTCGGGATAAGATGGTCACAGTTAATGAGGCGGAGACGAATTGGATGCCGAACCATATAAAGGACGGGCGCTTTGGGATGTGGTTGAAGGATGCGCGGGATTGGTGTGTTAGCCGGAACCGCTATTGGGGAACTCCGATTCCCCTCTGGAAGTCCGATGACGGCGACGTTATTTGTATCGGATCAGTAGAAGAATTAGAAGTGGAATTTGGGTCTAAAATCGCGGATATTCATCGTCATTACGTGGATGGGATTGAGATTCGCCGGAATGGGAAAGTGTATCGCCGGATTGATGAAGTGTTCGACTGCTGGTTCGAGAGTGGGAGCGTCCCCTTTATTAACGAGAAATACCCCGCCGATTTTATTGCGGAGGGTCTTGACCAAACGCGGGGCTGGTTTTATACGTTGATGGTCTTGGGGGTCGCCTTGATGGGGAAGAGTCCATATAAGAATGTCATTGTAAATGGGCTGGTGTTAGCGCAGGATGGAGAGAAGATGAGCAAGTCGAAGAAGAACTTCGAGGACCCGAACGTTATTATTGATAGACACGGCGCGGACGCGCTGCGGCTTTATTTAATAAGTAATGGCGTTGTTAGGGGAGAATCTATGAAATTTAAGGAAGATGGGATTAAATTAATTACACAGAGCCTCCACATTTATTCACACAACACGCTTATTTTTCTTAAACAGATGATTCCATTATATACACAAAAATATGGGGAGAAATTCCATTTCTTTGAAGGAGTTCCACACACTTCGAATTTGATGGACCGAATGTTGTTGAAATATTTGAGCGATTTTATTGTGTCAATTCATCGAGACATGGAGGCCTATAATTTGTTCCCGATTGTTCGTAATATTGTAGGATTTATTAATCAATTGAGTAAGACATACTTGAACATGAATAAGATGCGGTTGAAGTCTATGATTACGCAGATTGATGCGTTGGAGAGTCTAAATGTGCTATTTTATGTATTTCGGATGTATTCTTTGATGATTGCGCCATTCGCCCCTTTTATGGCGGAATATTTTTGGAAAGAGTTGGCCCTTTTGAAGTGTGGAGTTTGCGGAAACGCATACAAATTTGAGTCAGTCCATTTGGAGAGATTACCAAAGAAGTTAGATATTGCGGATACATATTTGGGGCGAGAAGGGTTTGAGTTTATTGAGACTCTAATAGAAGCGCGTGGAGAAATTCGGAGCAAAGTTTTAAAAAGCGCGAAGAAGCCAGTTTGTAAGCAGATGATATACGTTAAAAATTGGCGTTTAGTTCCTGTTATTGAGGAATTACAGGACGTTTTTCAAAAGGAGTTTAATGTGCTGAAATTGGATATGACATCTGAATATTTATCGATGATAAAATACGGATATGAAGTTGTTATGGCTAATTTTGGGAATCGATTCAAAGAAGAGGCGAAAGAGATGAAAAAGAAAATTGTGGAGTATATGACTGATGAGAATTTGGAACTTTATATTCGCGACCGGAGCTTCTTTATTGAAGGGGTCCGTTTTGGAGAAGACGACGTCCGGATTGTTGCGAAAGTTGATGATGCGAAAGTTGGAGCGGGGGAATATGTCCAATTTTATGAGGCGAGTGGGATTATTATTGTTAGCGACTTGACATGGAATGAAGAGTTAGAGGGAATTTATTGGATGAAAATGATAACTCGACATATTATGAATTTTCGGAAGGAGAAGGAATTGGTGCCGACGGATAGAGTGCTTATAATATATAAGAATTTGGATAAAATCAATTTGGTTGAAGAAAAAGAAGTAGAAATTGCTGATTTATTGGGGGTTAAACTCTGTAAGAAATATGATGGTGTTATTGGTGGATTTATCGGGACTACTATATTTGAAGATGATGGGGGCCATTATGAATTTAAATTATATTTTTCATAAATTTTGTAGTGATATTTGAATGAATATTTAACTTATTTGATAAAAATATTACTAACTTTTTATCAAACGTTTTTTTGATTTAACTTTTTTTTGAAAAAAAGTTAGTATATTTTCACAATGATTGCACGTCGTCGTCCGCTTTTGAGAAGAGATACTTTATGTAATTCATCCGCACCGAAAAATAGTAGCAATCCTCGTCTTGGGTATATAGTTCTATTATAAAAATGGAATTCTCCCCCCGTAAAATCATCTATATATGTATCCATATAAATTATCATTGTATAACGAATTGGTTTATTCGTATATAATCCGTAAATATATTTATCATCCATATGAATAAGTTGAACATTGTGAATCTTATATAAATCAGATATCTTGTGTTTTATTAGTTTTTTATTATCGTAGTGCCATTTCATTTCATACCTATCTTGCGCTGTATTATTTCTATAGATGACCTCATAATTATTATAAGTGTCTAGTTGAGGAATATTGAGTTTGTGTTTATTTTCTTTGAAAAAGGAAAGAAGATTTTCTGGTGTTGGGTCTGCGATTAATTCTAACTCACTGAAAAAATCGGTATGTCCAATATTAGTAATATATGGTTCTATTGATTGAATTGTCTTTCGATGATTTAGAAGCATTTGGTCGTATTTTGATATTGATGTCATTTATTTATTTATATTATACAATAAAATAAAATCAATTTTATTATAATGGAGACTAAAAAACCACGTTATATAAATAAAAAACCATCAAATGTTAAACTTTTTCCAAATCAATCAAATAATGTAAATAATATATCAGCTTATATTGAAGAAATTAGAGAAAAATTTAAAAATAAGTTTAATACTAAAAAACGTGGTGATACATCAACATTATTTTCATCAAAAAAGTATATATACAAAATTGATAAAAAAGAAAAAGTAAAAAATGAATGTGATATGTATAAATATATCAATAAAATTCGAGAATTAAGAGAAATCACATGTTTTGTATATTGCGATGATAAAATAATTGTATTAGAAAAATGTGGAGAATCGTTATATGATATATTACACAAAAATCCATATCAATTATTAGAGATTCCATGGCTATTTGAAGTATTATTTCAAAATATAAAATTGTTTCATATAAATTTTATTTGTCATTGTGATTTACATGTTGGTAATATTTTATTGAAAGATGGAATAACTTATTTCATCGATTTCGCTCATTCAAAATTTGGTATTGACTTATTACCGAAAGATTTCTATTTGAATTGTATTCATGATTATTTATTATTTACATATACTTATTTTTTTAATTTATTGAGTAGTCCTTTTTATTCATTTGAAAAGCGAAATCAATTGCGCTTATTACTATTCAATATTCCTTTACAATTACATAATATATCCAACATAAGAGATTATATTCTTTCTCTTGAAATACCAGATAAAGATGTAAAAAATCATTTTATCATTTTATATAATAAATTTATAAGTGAAGCATCACAAATATTTGTAACAAATTTATTTGATATGTATAAAAATGAAAAGGTATCAATATTACATTTAGAGCCTCAATTATTAGAAAAGCTTCCAAGGAAAAATAGATATATTGGTAATTCTAATAATAAGATTCGTGGTATAGTTCCAAGAGAATCACGGATGAAATTAGTAAATGATAAATCTCATAATAAAATGAATAAAAATAATCGAAAAACATCACATAATATATTACGAAATTATAGTTTTAGAATGCATCTTCGTCAAAATTTACCAAATCATTTGAAAAATAATTCAAATCATTTTTTATCAATTATGAATGAATTTTTTCTATTTGAATTTATATTATTTCAATACATATTAGAATTGTAAATTTCTTATAATATAATAAAATAATGACGAATTTTATTATATTTCCACACCAGTTATTTGAAGACATTTCCCTATTAAAAAAATATAAAAATATATACTTGATTGAGCATCCTGTATTTTTCGGTTATCGAGAAAAGAAGCTCATATTTAATAAAAAGAAGCTCGTTCTTCATCTGGCATCAATGATGAATTATAATGATTATTTGAATAAATCCTTGAAAAAGTCAATAAATCATATAAAAATAACAACTATCCCAGAAAAAAATAGGGGGGCGTTTGATTTTGTCAAAGAAATCGATGGCGATGTCGCATTTTACAATCCGGTTGACCATTTCCTATTTCATCAAATAGAGACATACTGTAAGAAAAATAAGAGGGAGTTTGAGGTCGTAGAAACCCCGAATTTCATTACATCTGAGGCCGAATTGCGTGAATATTACGCGTCCGTCAAAAAGATGAAGAAGCCTTTTTTTCAAACGAGCTTCTACAAGTGGCAGAGGGACCGCCTACATATTTTATCAGGGAGTAAATTATCATATGACGCGGAAAATCGTAAGCCGATTCCGAAAGGGACAAAGATTCCAGAAATTGTTTTTCCGAAGGAGACCGACTATATTAAAAGGGCGGTCGCGATAGTTGAAAAAGAATTCCCACGCAATTACGGGACGTGTTCCGGCTTTTGGTGTCCCATTACATTTGCGGACGCCAAAAAGTGGTTGGACGCCTTTATAAATGAGCGGTTGAAGAGTTTTGGGACATATGAAGACGCCATTGTTGAGCCGGACGCCAAATATAAAAATGCGTTCCTTTTCCACTCGGGGATAAGCTCTTCGCTGAATATTGGGCTACTCGACCCGAAATATGTGGTTCAGCGGATTTTAGAAAAAGGTAAAGGGGTCGCGATTAATAATATTGAGGGGTTTATCAGGCAGGTCATCGGTTGGCGTGAGTTTAGTCGTTATACATACATTCATATCTATAAAGAAATGACAACGACGAACTATTTCAATGCGGAAAATAGGCTGAACCGGAGCTTTTATGACGGGACCGTCGGTTTATCTATAATGGACGCGACGATTAAAAAGGCGTTCGATACTGGGTATCTCCACCATATTGAACGCTTAATGATTATGGGGAGTTTGATGAATTTAATGGGGATACATCCTGATGATGTGTATGCGTGGTTCATGGAATTTGCGGTTGATTCATATGATTGGGTCATGATAAACAATGTCTATTCAATGGCTCTGTATTCTGATGGGGGCCTAACGACGACAAAGGCGTATATTTCTTCTTCAAATTACGAGATGGTTCGGAAGAGCGATTATAAAAAGGGAGACTGGTGCGATATATGGGATTCCCTCTATTGGAGTTTCATTGAGAAACACGCGCCCAAAATGAAGAAGATGGGCCGTTTCGGAGGGATACAAGTCAGTTTTTTTGAAAGAAAGAAACCAGATGATAAAAAAAGAATTAAAGAGACTTATAAAAAATTTATGGTGGCTGTTTTTTAACTATTACGGATTTTAAAAAATTGAAGAAGTTTCATTTCTCTATATTTTTCTTCAATCAAATTTTTTAACATTCCTTCATCAACATCTTTTGGTTTACCATTTGATAAACCGTATGTTTGTTTGAGATGTTCATAATAATCACATGCTTTTTCAACCGTACTTATACCTATATATTTTAATGATTCTAATATACGATTTATTTCATCTGATGTTCTTGAAATATGATTTTCTTTTTTTATTGCTTTATATAATCCGCGTAATCCATATCGTATCGCATAAAAAGCATTTTGAAGAGATTCGTCTATTCCTGGTATAACAACAGGATTTAATCGAAATCTATAATAAGTTAAAAATTCAGTTATATTTGGTGGAATATTGAAACACGACATTCCTAGACAGAGAGCATTTTGAATATCATAAAAAAATAGATTTTCTATTCCAATTGATTTGGCAACTTCAAATGAAGGCATTTCTTTATCAATACCTCCATAAAATACAAAAATAACATAATAAGAGTTTTGGTCTTGATGAAAATCTTGAAAAAATGATTCTGAATCAGTATATGAAACATTCAGACAATTTTTTCTAACATCATTTGGATTTGTCATTGTCGAAACCTCAATATCGGACCTATTTTTTAAATGAGGTATTTCATTATTTCCATGAGCTAGGTCAACTGCTATAAGAGTATTTTCTTGATTCATTCTAATATAATCGCTTAAATTTGGAATTTGTCCAGTTTTATTATTACGAGAACCATTATTTCCTTTTAATTCTGCTCCTCCAACAAAAATTACAGTAATCTTATTTTTTGGCATCTTCATGTTCTGTAATTCAATTCCATTAGAACTGTTATTGTTCTTTACTTTTGGAGCACCTCCTTTTACATATTTATTTTTTTTAACATATTCTTCTCTTGAAATCCTAATTTTTTTATCACTAACATTTTTATAAAAATATCCATTTTTTGAAACAAAATATTTCACCATATATTTATAAAATAATAATTTTTTATCCTAAAATAGTGAAGTATTTCTTACTCCAAACAGTTCAAAACAGATGCTCCGGACCATTTACGGTTTCTTTTGAGAAGATTGATGTAATTGAGAAATTCTGCGATTGAAGTTGAAGTCATGTTCCCGCATTTAATCTCTCGGATTTCTTTATCTTCATCGTTCATATCGTATAAACGATGCCTCGGATTTTTCGTGATTTTGATGAGAAGTTTCTCAATTTCATCACATTTCCCTCCGTAATACATCAGATTTACCAATCGAATCGTATCCACTTCTTCCTCGCGTTGAACCACTTTCGTGATTTTTCCATCTCGGTCGCGAACATACATCTTCCCAAATTTCGTAATAGATGGCTTGTAAATACCATTCCTTTTTCTGAAAGCGACCGACGACTTGATGCGACGACTGATAGTTTTCCTCTCATCTTCTGCATCAATAATTCCGCAAACAATCTTCTTAAAATGTAATGGGATAGATGAAACCAATTCCTCATTAATAATATGAATAGTATTGCTATTCACATTACAACAATTGATGAAATGGGAGCAAAATCCTTGGAAGTCGCGCGTGATGCGGTCCATATGTGAAAAAATGAAATGAGTGTCCTTGTTTTCAAGAAGCGCATTCATAAGTTGTATCTGTTTTAAGATATCCCCGCCCGAGCATGTTTCCTTGATAACAGATACAACTTTGAATCCGTTTGCCTTCGCATATTCTTTTGCTTTTTGAACTTGGTCTTCGAGACTGTGTTTCATTATGTCGCTCTCGCGAGCGTAGATAATCGCACTGCTTCCTTTTGACATTTTCAAAGAAGACAGTTTGCTTAAAATATCATCTTCCAGTTTTGAGGAAGAAGCGGTTCTTCTTGTTGAAGTTTGTTTTTTGATGACTACTTTGACCATTTTAGTTATTTATATATTTAATTTTTATAATTTTAAATATTCAATTTTTTCTTTGTGATTTCACTTGGAGTATTCATCATATGCGATTTTTCCAATGAATGCTAGAAAAGCAAGAGAAACAATTGAAATGCGGACCATATCTTCGTGCGCAAATAATTCAGATATCAAATCATTTTCATCTTCTTTGATATACTTCAAATCGACTCCATTATGCGAAATCCATTGAATTGTCCTCATAGTTCCCGCGTATGCGGAACCACAATCAGATAATGTCGCATATTTGTCCAATTTTCGATAAGAGGATTCGATATCAGAATCGAACATAAACCCATTTTTAGGTTCATATTGTGCGAGCTCATCCCATATTGTTTTAACTGGAACATTGCGCTCTTTCGCAATGGCTTCAACTCCATCATATGCTTCTTTTACCATCAATCCACAATGTGAAATATTACGGTTTTTTATTAAACCGAAACGATGCGCCCACGTTTGATTTTCATTTGGATATAAATCTGCCCACATTATTTGCTCACTTCGTGGAAAAATTTTTGAATTTCCTCCATTTACAAGTTCTTCTTGTCTTCTAAGTCCACTAAGGCTCATTTTATAAGTTATAAATTCACAAATAATTTTAAATCAATTTTTACAAGTAATGTCGCAAATACATACGATATGCGCGATTTAGCTCTTTATCAGTCTTGCTATTATATAAATAATGGGCCTGATACCTTTTTAGCAATACCTCAATTATTTCAGTCCTAAATCGATGAATTTTGTCATACCAATACTTTTCATCTACAATTTCATCATAGTGGCCATTATCAATATCCATAACAATATCGACTAATTGGTCCGTTTTAAGGTCAGATGCCCTCCTGAAATAATAATTAGACATATTATATTATAAATAGGGTGCGTTTTTTTAAGTTAAAAAATAGTCATTATAGTAGTATATGACAGAATCCGCTAATGAATCTTCGTATAAAATCTTATCTTTCGATGTTGGTATAAAGAATCTCGCCTATTGTAAAATCGAGTTCTCGAAGGAAACAAAAACAATCATTCGAATTGAGGAGTGGGGTCTCATTAATTTGAAATCTGACCCGTGGATACCAGACCATAATGAAAAGCGCTGTATGGCCGAAGTCCGGAGTGGCGCCGTTTGCGGAAATTGCTCGAACTCGTGGATAATAAAGGACGGCGCCCGAAAAGAATTGTGTCGTGTCCATTCCAAAAATTATGAGAAAACGCAAGCGACATCAGTCGATTTTGAGTATTTCCCATATGAGTTGCGCGATTTGAGTTGCGCCTGTGGTGAGAAATCCCGAAAATTCCACACAAAAATAAGCGAGTCTATGATTCGTATTTATGGCTATTGTAATAAATGTGCGAAAAAGACGACTGAGCAACTAACTAAAATATGCGATTATATGAAGAGCGATGACACGAAGTTATACACGAACCTATATGATGGCCTGAATGCGATTAAGATTGAGGACGTGAATGAGGTCGTAATAGAAAATCAACCGGCTTTGAAGAATCCACGGATGAAATCTATTCAAATGTTCATATATAGCTTTTTCTTCATTGGAGGAAAGAATGGGCGTTTAAGTTATCTGAATCAGGTTGCGTTCTTCTCGGCTACTAAAAAGCTTAATCCGACGAACATTGTTGAAGACATTTTAAAAAAGAATAAAAAGATTACAAGTCAGGAACCTGCCGAGAAAGAGGATGAACCCCTCTCCGAATACAGAGCCTATAAAAAGAGAAAGAATGATTCTATTTTTATTGTGAGTTGCGTATTAGATGAGATGGACGAGTGGAAGCGATTTTTCCTGTCTCATCCGAAGAAAGATGACTTGGCGGACTCATTGCTACAAGGAATCGCCCAATATAGTAAGCTCTCATAAGATTCAATTCTTAATTTTACTTTTCGAGTTGGTTCCCCAACCGACCATCTTCTTGATACGCTCGATTTCTTCCATATCATCTTCTGGAAGCATCATTTCCCCATCGAGTATTCTTCTGAGGCCTCTTTTCGTAATTTTCTTATCGCTTAACCATTGACTTCCGAGAATGATTGCTAATTTTGCATCCTCTTCTGCTTTTTTACGGGTGTTAGACTCTGTATAATCAAATTGATCGGCCCATCCCTCAAACTTTTCACGAATGACATCATCGATATTAATTTCATCTGAGTTGTATAAATCGCATAACTGGTCATATTTTTCGATAGCAAATTTCTCGACAAAACACTCAAAGTCAAGCATTTTCCAATTATTTTTACATTTTAAGGTTTTGATAATATTCTCCTTGATATTTACAACATTATGATTTTCTGGATGTTCCTCGTGATAATGGACCATTTTAATAAATTCGGGTAGACATGTTGATGGATGGCTTATTAGTTTTTCAATTTGATTCGGTGTTATATAGTTGAGATTTTCATGCCCATAAGCATTAATTTGTATATTTTGTTGATGAACACTTTGGTCCAAGTGTTGATTTATTTGATAACTATATGTGTTCCCAACTTTTTTAGTTAATTCAAGTATCTGATTTTCCAAATGAGATATTCTCTCTTTATAAAGTGCTTCTTTCTGTTCAATAACTTCATTCTTTTTAGATAAAATGCTACATTTCTTGATATGTTTATTAAGGTTAAATTTAGTTGAATATGTTTTTTTACAATGTTCGCATTCTAATAAATTAATGCGGTTTTGTTCATCATCATTCGGTTCATCGTCATCTTCTTTATATACGCAATTATTTTTACTTGTAATATGTCGGTCGTAATTGTATTTACGATCGAAGGTTTTTTTACATATTGAACATTTAAACATTATAATAATATTAGAATATTGTTTTTAAACTTTTACATAATTGCTCCTAAATTCTTACTCATTCCAACTACGTTAATAATTGTATTTTAGAATAGACTATGTAATTATGATAATAAAAATCGGATGAGTAGTGAAAAATATATCGTAGTCTGGAATATTCTAAAATAATATGGAATTTAAAATGAGCAATTAAAATTAATCTATATATAGATTAATGACGATATTTTCTTTGGGGAGTGCATGTGATTTAGAGCATTTTTCGAGTTTAACACAGGTAGGTGGTAATTTAGATAATCAGGCGATTGTGCCAATGTCTAATTCAGGAGGCGATTTTGGAAATAGTTCATATAATTGGAAAAGTGATTCGCGGGCGACTATTGATATGACCACTCGGGACAGCTCCTTATTTAATGCTGTAAGTGAAGGTGGTAATTTTGGAAATGTTAATTTCGGTCCGGATACATGGGGGGCCTCGACGGATACATATGAATCAAGAAATCCACTATTGAATAATAATTTAGGTGAGAGAAATGTTCAGAGTGATACCATTTTACCAAATATGAGACCTCAGTCCGCTTTCATGCCCACTTCGAGAACTCAATTTGTAAAAAATGAGGATGAGAATGGACGGGATTTGAGTGTTGTTTCCAGAAAAAAACCGAAAACAATTGTTATTCCGTTGCCCCCGTATGATAAGAAACGGATACAAGAGGACCAAAAGAATATGTGGATATTTATAATTATTGCGTTCATTCTCGTATGCGGAGGATTGCTTTATAAGACGAAATATGCGTAAATCTATTTCTTCATTCTTTCGCCCATTTTAACAAAAATGTCGAGCGCTAATATAATAAAAATACCAATGATTATTATTATAAAAACTTCTTTCATCGAGTAAATTCCGGATGCGGTAGATGACATATTTCCAAAATTCTCTTGGATGTTTCGCCTCTGGGGGGGCGACTCTTCATTATCCATGAAATTTCTATATCTAGCTTTTAGTTTTTGTTTATATTTTTCTGCTAAATTAAGGTATTTCTTATAAAGAAAATAGTCTTCACTTGTCATATAGTCCTGAGATGAATTAATATTTCGCTGATGGTCAATATGTTTAATATCATTCGTATTATCTTCTAAAAGGTCGAGTGCGCTATCATTATCACTATCATCATTCGCTTCAACTGGATAAGTATAATTCCGTTTTGCTTTGTCAGGAAATGATACTTGATATGGAACAATATTGCTTTTTATTGTGTTTTTTATTGGATTACCTCCATTGTAGGACGGAAAATATTTGTCTAAATCGCTGTTTTCTTGATTATTAATTTTAGGGTATGTCCTTATATTTTCTGGTGGATTCTGGGGAATAGTTGATTGTTGCGGTTGTTGATTTATTTTTTCAAAATATTTGGAGGGACTAAAATCACTTCCCCACGCTTCTTCTAATGAGCAGTATGTCATCTAATATTATTTAGAAAAAAATAAAAGGAATTTTATAATAAGTTTTTATACACATACATATAAATATCTTTGATATTTATATCTAGATGTTTTATTTATTTACTTTGTAAATAAATAAATTATATAATATATAAAATGATGAAAATGGGGATGAATGAACTTCCCATACACATATTTGGAATACTAATATTTATTATTTATTGCTTAGTTATCTTACTGTATATGTCGAAGAAATATCGGTATTTTTTTATTAATCCGATTATACAGTTAATATTGTTGATGGTTGGAATATTATTGGCTACACATTGTTGTTTCTTTGGTATGTTATATTTAGTGGCCTATTCATTAACATATTATTTATTATATAAAAAGGAGATATCAGAAGCTTTTAGTGTAGTGGAAAATACATCATTTACCCAACTTCAAATTGAAAAAGATTCGTTATTGGCTGGATTGGAAAATAATGAAGATGAAGTTGATGGAGTTTGGTCGAGTAGCGTTTTAGGAAAAGAGATGGGATTAAATAAAGGATGATTTTATAATAAAAAAATAATATATTTAATATTATAAATGATTGAAGGACACATTATATTCAACGCGATTCTCTATTCTATCGTAATTGCTTATATTCTTTACATTAATTTTTCGGCTTATTATCAAACTGGAACCGGCTTTTTGAAGGCGCTGGTTAATTTGTTTCAGAACTGGATATTTAGAACTGTGTATTTATTGATTGTTGGATTCTTCGCCCTTGATTTATTCCCATATGGAGGTTTCGTTCTAGCAATCTTGCTTACAATCGCTTTCTTGAATACGAATATGCTCGTGTATAAGAAGGATGTAGAAGAGAGTTTAACAATGCAGGAAGATGAAGAGAAAAATAAGAGACTTCCAATGGATGTTCCAGTCCAGAATCAACCGCAGATGGGGTCTTCAACTCCGACATATCCATCTCCGGAATCAACTGGTGTTCAGTCGAATCCATCTATGATTCAACCACCTCCTCCCGCGAATATTCAACAACCAGTTATTCAACAGCAACCGCCTATGAATCAACAACCGCAAATGATGAAACAGCAGCAACCAATGATGAATCAACAACCGCAAATGATGAATCAGCAGACAATATAATCACTGTGTAAGATTATGTATATATTTTTATTTTATTAAAATAAAAATGAATGAAAATAGTCGTATATCATCAGTAATTGTTTCTGTTTTTTGTATTGGAATAATCGTATTTATTTTATTTACGCAGATGGAAATAAGTACAATAAAATTGAAGATGAAGGATGCTTCATTAATACTTATATTTTTGGCTTTATTAGTATATATTAATGGTTATGAAAAGTTATTTTTAGTATTATTATTAGTATTTGTTATTTTTTACTTTACTCCAAGCGATTATTTTAATAACATAATGTCACATTTTACGCATAAAAAATCAATATTGAAGAAAGTGAGAGTTATTGAAGATATTGAACCGGAGCCGCAGCAAGAGCCAGAGGAACAAGAATATGAAGAAGATGAATATACAGAGCAAGATACTGAATCGCAAGCAAATACTGAAATAACGATTGATGATGACATTGAAAATGATGATATACAAATAAATAAAATATCATAAAATAATAATAATGATTGATTTATTATTACAAACAATAGGAGTAAATAGAATATTTAATGGAGTCTCAACAATGGCGATACAATTTGGAGGGCGGTATGTTTCATCTGAAATACCGTCTAATATAGAACAAGTATTTAATCGACCATTTTTTAGAAGATTATTCATTTTTTTCATTGCTTTTATTGCTTTTAGAGATATAAAAATCGCAATATTAGCAACCCTAATATTCATAATACTATTCAATTATTTATTAAATGATAAAAGTAAAATCTATTTAGGAAAAATATTTAGATTACAACCATTGGAAGAGATTAAAAAAGAGAAACCCATAACCGCAGTCGAATTAGAAAGTTCATTAAATATTATTCGCAGATACAATCAGAGTTTAGAAGAAAAAAAAATAAATGTTTCACAGTTAAAATAATTACTTTGCGTGTTATTTTAAATTCTTAAATCTTATCACTATTAATGAGTATAAAAGTATTTCAGGACAGTGATACCAATACAATCAAATACAATAATAATATGAGTATACCCAACCAGAATTTTAAGATTGTTGAGTCAAATGATAATATAAAAAGTTCTCGGTATAATAATAGTAGTTCTATGAGACCAAAATTAAATGAAGATAACCATAATCCGAAAGAGAATATGTTATTAAATGATATAAATTTACTTGGAAACCCTAAAAAGACTAAGGGAATGAGTTCATCCGAGGAAGAGACCGAAAATACATATACTACCGAATCCGAAATTATGACCGAGGAAGATAATACATCAATGACCGGAGACGCGGACCGTCTATTAGGAAATAATCATGATGGCGATGGTGGTGATGAAAATAATTTTGACCCGTTCAACAACGATGAATCATCTGGCTCATCCGGAAGTGGAGGCGACGAAACAAGTAATGAAGGAACGAATACAACGAGTCAAAGTGGAGAGGAAACTAACACGACAGCTTCATCAAGACGGCGCCCCCCTCAACGCCAAAAAACTCTCGATGAAATTAATCAAGAAAAACAGGAAATGCTTTACCGTTTAGATAGGTTCGAGCAGAATGGGTTTAAGGCGAGTCGGAAGTTTAACATGACGTCGAATTATGATGATATTAAGTTCGAGTATGAGAGAATTAAGAAGCAGAGGGATGTAGATAAGAGTATTAAATTCCAAAGGAAGATTCTGATGGCTGTATCTAGTGGAGTTGAGTTCTTGAATGGAAAGTTTGACCCCCTTAATATTAAGCTGGATGGATGGTCCGAGTCGATTTATGAGAATTTACAGGAGTATGATGAGGTGTTTGAAGACTTACACGAAAAATACAAGGACAAAGTTAAAGTTGCGCCAGAGTTGAAGTTGCTTATGATGGTTGGTGGAAGCGCTTTTATGTTTCATTTGACGAACTCGTTGTTCAAGAGTAAAATGCCCGGGCTTGGAGACATCCTTCAACAAAATCCGGAGTTGGCGAGAAATGTCCAACAGGCGGCGATGAATAGTATGAAGCAGAACGAATCGAAGAGTGGGAACAGCGACCCCCTATTTGGTATGATGATGAATCAGGCGCAGGGGATGATGAATAAGAGAGGCGGTGGGGCTGGGGGTGGGGCCGGCGCGGGCCCACGAGAAATGCGTGGTCCAAGTGGCGTAGATGATATTTTAGCGATGGTGAATAACCGGCCACAAGCGCAATCAAAGCAAGAGGATACAATTAGTAGTGTGTCATCACAAGAATCGACGAAGAAGCGCATTAAGATTAAGAAACCGTCTGGTAATGGGAACGGTAAATTCGTTTTGAATCTTCAATAAATATATATATAAAATTATGGGAGATATTTTTATATCAATAGCGTGTTATAGAGATTCCCAAGTTATTCCGACAGTTGAGAACGCATATAAAAATGCGAAATATAAGGACCGGCTTTTTTTCGGGGTTTATGCTCAACTCGCGGATAAGGACGTGGAATTGAAATTTGATTGTCCGGCGACGCAGGTTCGCCTGTTGGTTCATCCACACACTAATGCGCGGGGGCCAGTGTATGCGCGTTATATTATTTATAACCGGCTTTATCAAAATGAGGAGTTCTATCTTCAAATTGATAGTCATACTCGTTTTGTTCAGGACTGGGACGAACAGCTCGTTTGTATGTTGCGCTCGCTTCGAGAGAATTGTGTGATTAGCACATATCCAGTGGGATACAGTTTGAAAACGGACCAACTTATGAAGACAGATAAAGTGAATGTTATCAAGTTGAAAAAAATACGGAATGGCGTCCCTGTTTTCTATTCTGTTCCGGTCAGATTGGAGCGCCCCGAGAAGAACCTTTTTTGGGCGGCCGGATTCAGTTTTTGCTACGGAGCCGTTTTTAAACGGGTTCCATTCGACCCCCATTTGAAGAATATATTTTGGGGAGAAGAATTTCTGATGGCGTTGCGCTTTTACACGAGCGGGATAGAAGTTTATACGCCGGATAAAAATATCGTTTATACTCTTTGGGACCGCAATTACCGCCCGACATTCTGGGAATTGCGGAATATCGACGCGAAGAAGTTCGACGCGCACGGTTTTATTAGTTTTTTGCGCCTGTGTAAAATAGCGGGGTTTTATAATTCTCGTATTGCGGAAGAGCGGGTATTCAAAGACCTTGAATTATACGGGAGCGGGAAAAAGAAGGGGGTAGATGAATTTTTGGAAGTCAGTGGAATAAAAGAGATGACGAAGGACGTAGTCTATTCAAAATATGTTAGAGAGTTCATTGATAAAATTTAGGTCGCGATTACTTTTATCTAAAAATTAAAAATTATTTTATTGTATTATATGGAAGGTATTATTCAATTGAAAAATATAATCGAAAAATATTTAGAAAGAGGATATAAAGATGATAAGGAAATATCACTGACCGATTGCTATCTGTTCTTTTTGTTTTTTTTACAGCGGTGTCAGTTAGTTTGTAATTTGTTGCGCCTACTTAACGTGGAGATGAATGACTTATTCGCATTTTCGATTAAATATTGTATTATGTATGAGAATGACTTCTCAAAAGTAATCCGGAAAATGTATAGTTTCAAGAGGGAATTTGATAATGAGGAGATAATCGTGGAGATTCTGAAATTTATTAAATCTACGGAAGTTGTTCAGGAGAAATCGACAAAATTAGTGGGGAAATTTGTGGCGGAACATAAGACGCGACTGAAAGCAATATTGAACAAGTTCGGTTCGATAAAAGTGATGATGGACCAATATGACCATAGTTTAATAAATGATAGCGATGTTTTTGGTTGTATAGAAGACAGTCTAGTTATTCAAACGAAGAAGGAAAAAGTTAGTCGGGAGATTGTTATGATTGAAGAGGAGTGGCGGATGTTTGATAAAAATGGGAACATACTTTATTCAATACTGCGGGAGTGGTATAAAATATAATATTATTTATAATTATGGAAGAAACACGAGTTGAAGGAAATAATTTAGTCAAAAATTGTGTTTATAATATTTATAAAAAAGATGAAAATGAGAATGTTGGAGTATGTTTAGTAATAGGTGAAAATAACAGAAATAATAGAAATAACAGAAATAATAGAAATAACAGAAATAACAGAAATAATGGAAATAATAGAAATAACAGAAATAATGGAAATAATGGAAATATAAGATTAAGAAAATTAATCGGAAATGATGAAATATCTTTAATTAAATCTGAAATATATGGGAAAAAACCAGTTAATTTAACTGTCGCTGATTTAACTGATGCTGATTTAACTGATGCTGATTTAACTGATGCTTATTTAACTCGTGCTGTTTTAACTGGTGCTGATTTAACTGGTGCTGATTTAACTCATGCTTTTTTAACTGGTGCTTATTTAGAATATGCTAATTTAACTCGTGCTAATTTAACTCGTGCTGTTTTAACTCGTGCTAATTTAACTGGTGCTGATTTAACTGGTGCTATTTTAACTGGTGTTAATTTAATTGGTGCTGATTTAACTAGTGCTAATTTAACTCGTGCTAATTTAACTGGTGCTGATTTAACTGGTGCTAATTTAACTGATGCTGATTTAACTGGTGCTGATTTAACTGATGCTATTATATTTAGAAATCAATTATCAGAAGAACAACGAAGGCAAATTATAGAACAACCAAATTATATAGAACAATCAATACAAAATCAAAAACAACAATATTTCAATATTAACAAAGAATTATCAAATGGAAATAGAATTTCCAAACATAATGGAAAAAAATTAGAAAATACGAATACAAAAACACAACACAGAATAAGTTTTACAAGATTATTCGATTTTCTTTTACAAGAAGAAAATCAAGAGAAAATTTTACAAGAAAATCAAGAGAAAAATGAAAAAGGATTTAAAATTAGTGGAGAAGAAGGATATGATGTCGGTGGTATTACACTTATAATTTTTCAAAAATGTTATGAAGCATTTATGGAAAGATATTTTTATCCATATGAAGCAGAAGATAATAGTAATTATGTCGTTCTTAAAGATTTAACTGATGAACAATTTGACGAATTTGAAAAAGCATGTAAGTTTATGATTTTATTCGCTAAAAAAGTAGAACGTCAGTCAAAACAACCATTTCAAATATTAATACCAATAAATTTTCTTTTGTTTCAAGTTTTAATATTTGAAGGAAATCCAGAAACATTTTTTGAATTAGGAAACAAAAATAAATTTTTTGGTAGTAATCATCATAAATTAAATAATCCATTTAATTATATTGCTAAAAATCGTATTAATAATTATCAAAATAATTTTAGTATTCAACGAATGTATGAAGGAAAATATAATAATAATCAAAATAGCTCACAAGAATTTATTGCTAAAAATCGTATTAATAATAATGAAAATAATTTTAGTATTCAACAAATTTATGAAGGAAAATATAAGAATAATAATCCAATAAAATTAAATGATTTCTCAGAAGATGAACAAAAAAAGTTAATGTTTTTAATGTTATTAGAACAAAATCATATACACAGAAGAAGCCATTATAAAACAATGAAAAAATTTATTGATGAAATTTTTAAACCGAATGAAAAATATTTTACTACTGAGATTGATTATAGTTATGAAGCATTTGTAAAAAGATTAAAATTTAAATTAAGTGATGAATCGCGTAATAGAAATTTAGAATCATTTTCATCTATTGAGATAGCAGGTAATCCACTTATACAATTATTATTAAATTATATTAAAGAATCTAATGATTATCGAATGGTAATGACCTCTTATGTTTGTGGTTCTTTTTGTTATGCAGGAAATATAAAAATAGTAATTCATACTAATCATTCAAACGTTCCATTTAAATCACGTACATGTTCAAAAGAATTATGGGTTTATATTACACCAACAAATCAAAAAGCATTCAATTGGGTGTTAAAACAAAATAGAAATAATAAAAATAATGATATTTCTCCAATTGAAAAACTATATAATGTATTTTTAGATAGAACTACTCAAATAGTTTAATCAAACAAAGAAGGAAAAAGTTAGTCAGGAGATTGTTATGATTGAAGAGGAGTGGCGGATGTTTGATAAAAATGGAAACATACTTTATTCTATATTGCGAGAGTGGTATAAAATATAATATTATTTATAATTATGGAAAGAATATTAACTGAATCTATGATAACTATTGATGATTCTGCGAACCGTCCATCGGTTATATCATTTCATCCAGAATATCCAATTTTAGCATCTAACAGTTTGGAGAATAGTATAGTAAACTTATGGGAAATTAATCAAGAGAATTTAGTAAATTTAGTGAATACATTGATAAATATAGATGTAAATATAATTTCTAGTAATATCGCATTTCATCCATCTGGACATTTTATGGCAACTGGTTCTTCGAGAAATAATAAAGTAATATTGTGGCATATACAACCTGATTTTATGAATGTTAATGTTAATATTGTTCAGACTTTAGAAGAACATACGAGAGCAATTGAATCAATCGCATTTCATCCATCTGGACATTTTATGGCAACTGGTTCCCAAGATTATACTGTAAGATTATATCATATAACATTTACAGAGAATAACATGCAAGCAATATGTATAAATACATTAACAATACATAATGGAAATGGTATGATACTTTGTTCTATTCCATCAATTATTTTTCATCCAACAAAAAATATTCTGGCAACTTCTTGTAGTTTGATGGGTTCTTTTCAGGTTCCTAGTTTAAAAGAAATAAAATTGTTGGAAATTTCTTCAAATGACTCATTTGAATCTTGTAATATGGACCGTATTAAAAGTTTAACAAATACTCATAAAATGAAATCAATCGCATTTAATTCAACTGGAAATCTTATGGCAACTGGAGATAATGATTCAAAAATAAAATTATGGCATATAACTGATGATATTCTAATGACAAAATGTGTAAAAACTATTGAAGAACGTATTGGACCTGTTAATTCAGTAGCTTTTCATCCAAATCAAAATATTTTGGCAACTGGTTGTTCTGACGAAACTATAAGATTATGGAGAATTAGTTCAGATGAATCATTTGTAAATTGGGAAGTAAGATGTATAATTATCTTGAAAGGGCATATGTATGATATTACATCAATATCATTTCATAAAAGATATCCATTTTTAGCGACTTGTTCCCAAGATAAAATTAAAATATGGAAATTGAATGAATATAGAGAAGTAGAAGGAAATGGAGAAGTAGAAAATAATAATTCAAATGGTGAAATGAATCGGAACAGGAGACCACAAATAATAATTGAAGAACAAGTAGAAAATAATGGTAATTCAAATAGTGAAAGTAGTAATCTGAATAGTAGACCACAAGGAAGAATATATTCAAACAATAACAGCAGTAGCCGTAGCAATAGCAACAACAATAATAATATTTCAAATCTACAACACTTAACACGACAACAACTGATAGAACGCTTAATAGGACAACCAATACAACATATAAACAATCGACATCATACGAATTATATCTCACAAGTACAACGCTTAACACGACAACAACTGATAGAATTTTTAACACGACGACAACAACGAGCACAACAAAGACCACCCGGAATAAATCAGAATGTTGGACCACCAATTCAACGAAGATTATTTAATAATATATCACCACCAAATCAACAACAAATAGAAGAACGAATCACAATTTCAGAAAAATTACTAAATCCAGTAAAAAATTCAAAGAATTCTTGTCCAAATTTTGATGAATTATATAAGTTTATTATGAGACAAAATTTATCTGGAAGGTTTTTTTTTATATATGAAGGTTCAAATCATAAAGTAGTTGATTACGGTGGAGCAAGAAGAGATGTTTTTGATAAAATACTTCCGGTTTATACAAAAAAATTTTTTAAAGAAATTGAAGAAAATGAAGATTATGTAATACTTAGAGAAGATGTAGATATGGATACTCTTATTCGTGAAACAGAACAATTAATATTATTAGCAACAAGCGCTTCTGAAACAAAGATATTTTTAAAAATTGACCCGATATTATTATCTTTATTAAAAGGTAATCAATTTACATATTTTAATAATAATAAAAGAAATAGTTTTAGTAACTTATATGAGAAATTTAATCAATATATTGAACATAGTAATAATGATAGTCAATTATTAAGAAATAAAAATAACAGTAAGTTAATAGAAACTTTAAAAAGTGAAAATTTAAAAAATGAAGTATTAGTAAAAACACTTAAACAAGAAATTCGATTTCGAAGATTTGCTATAACACGTGGTTTTACTAATATGGAACAATTCAATAAAATGGCACAATTTATACGTAAATTCTATTATAGACGAAAATCTTTTATTACTTGTGTATTGAAGTTTGACATAGAAACTATTCTAAAAAGAATTAAACTTTTTAAAAAAATAAAAATAAATGATTTAGGCGATTATCATAAAGAACCAATTCCACTGGAACAATATATTAGATTATCTCAAAATAAACAGAATCTTTTTAATGATATTACTATATACAATATAGTGAAAAATTATCCATATTTAATTCCATTTCTTAATTTTATTTTAGGACCTGAAAGTTCAGATGATGATAGAAAATTATTTATTCAACGTCTTTCTGGTAGTTCATCATATACAGGTGAATTAATAATATATTTATCATATCTTTCACACATTGAAGCACGTCGACTACCATTTTATTTTGCAACTTGTGAGAAATATTTAGAAATATTTATAAATCGAGAACAAAATAGACGTAGAATTACATCTGAAGCAATTAGAACCCAATTATTGTCTGACACTGGATTTGGATTAGCATAATTATTCAATTACTAAAATTGCTTAATCAAAAAAGCTAAACTTATTTTTCCTCATCTCCATCGCTAACCGCGACATTCCTGATTTCCGCGATGGAATGAACTCATCCGCTCCAAGTATAAAATAAAAATCCCGCAAACATTCATAAACTTGTTTGTATTTATCCTTGGAGCCGTAATGTAGATTACCAATATTTGCGGGTGGGACCGTGTTTTGAATAATTATTATGTCCGCCGGTAATTCAGATGCGATTATTCCCCTCGCAGTCGAGTCATCCGTCGCCAAATAAAACGTTTTTATTCCCGTTTTATTTATTGTTTCTTTAATTTTGTTGATGAATTCATTGATGTCGTGTTTCATGTCAGTGTTTCTGAAATGACCGGCGATGTATTTTTCTGTGATTTTGTTTTCTTTATCCAAATCATCTCTTATTTGTTGAACGACTTTTATATTTTTCATTTTGAGATTTCCATGGGCTCCTCCGTAAATTATAACGTCGTTTTCGGTATCCCAATCAACTATCGATATGTTTAGCTCCCCAATGAAATATTGACCGTTTATATATTTTGCTGGGGTTTTTCTTATTTCGTCGCCCACTGGACATTCATCATCGTATTCGTCCGAGTAATTAAGAGAGGCGTCATCAATGAAAAAGATGCGACTGAAATTCATCATAAAAGCGCTGTGATTCGCGCAATCGACGATAAGTTTCCGATTAGTCTCCTTCGCCTTTTGAATACAAAAATGGATTCCTTTTAGCATATGGACTAGACCGCCACTTGCTTTGTAAATAATATATTTGGACATATATTATTTAATTATTATTATAATTTACTAAAAACGGATGTGAGTGAGTGAAAGATTTAATTATTTATAAAATTTTTATTGTTAAAAACGTTCGTTTTCGGAATGAAATCGTTAATTGCGCGAAATTTCTGGTCCTGAATTTGCTTCTTCTTACTCTCCTTTGGTTCCCCCTTGAAATGAATCGTGAAATTATCATCATTCGCAGGAGAGTCCGTCGTCCCCATATTTAAGTTGATGATTTTTTTAGCAGTTGGTTTGCGGTTTGAGAAAACCCCTAAACTTTCTCCTGTGTGTGGAGTCTTCATATCGAACAGAGTCGGTGAATTCTTCGGCTTATTTTCAATCGCCAACATATTGAGAGTCCCGCGGTCGTTCTCAATATGGAGCAATGATTCAAAGCTCTGTTTCCCCCAAATAATTTGGAGACAATTTGGATAATAATATTTGATATCAAACCCATTCTGTTTTAGCCGGAAAATGACGTATTGGATACAGTTCGCAAAATTATATGTGGGCTTTCCAACGATAAAATCGGGGACAATAAAAATACTAAATGGTTCATCTCTTAATACCGATGTTTGAACTCGATGAAAACACATTTCCAGAACATCCTCGTATATTTTTAGGCGGCCTTTCTCCCGCTCGTGAATAAACTTTTTTATTTCATTAACATTATACATATTTTTATAATTTATTTTTTTTTCGTAATTCCATCGAAAAAAAACTGATATAAACATTAATGGAAAAAATACCGAAAATTAAAAAATTAATTCTGTCCGGAGGGGGGATAAAAGGAATCGCGATTGCTTCCGCATTGGAAACCCTTGACGACAAAATCCAGCTCTTTTCAACAGTCCGAGAAATTATTGGGTCATCTATTGGGGCATATATCGCTTTTTTCATTTGTATAGGTGTCAGTTTAAGAAAGATTCGCGTTGTTTTTGAAAATATCCGTTTAGACCAGTTTCAAGAGTTCGACATGAAAATGTTCATCTCCAAGTTTGGCTTCGATGAAGGTAATAAGATGATGAATTTTGTTAAAGCAATCATTCAAACACAGGGTATCGACCCCAATATTACATTCCGGCAATTGAAAAAAATATCGAAATATCGATTAATCATCGCGGCGAGTAATATTTCGCGGTCGGCCCCGAAGTATTTCTCCGCAAAAGAAACGCCCGATTTTCCCATTCTGACCGCCCTTCGCATTTCGGGAGGTTATCCGTTCGCATTCACTCCTGTTGAAATAGATGGCGAGCTCTACTCCGATGGGGCAATTATTTCGCCAATCGCCGCAAATGTTATTACAAAGAAGGACCGCAAAAAGACACTGGCAATTCTTTGTAGTCGGCCAACCAGTCAAAATAATATAGAATCAATATATCAATATATTCTCGGTGTAATATATTGTATTGTGGATAGCTTAACTGAACAACTTGCTAAACAGTTAAAATATAAAGTTATCATTCAATCAAGTGTCCCATCAATGAAGTTTAATATAACAGAGGAAGAATGCGCCCTATTAGAAAAAACGGGGGAAGACAGTGCGAAGGAATGGCTATCTAATTACTATCCATAAAATTTTCAATTGCACTTCCAGTTCGTTCCCCATTATATTCTACATATTTGTCATCTTTAGGATTCTTGTAATATCGAAGCGTCGGGAACCCTTGGATTCCGGCCTTTGAAGCAAAATCCTTATGGTCATCGCAGTTAATCATTGCGACTTTCTTGTTGGGATTTTTCATATATTTTTCTCTGAGTTGTTCGTATTCTGGTTTAATTGTCTTACAGTGTCCACACCATGGAGCATAAAATAGAACCATTGTCGGTTTTGTAGATGAGAATACTTTTTTGGGGTCATCATCCATTTTATCAGATGAAGACATGTTTTCCATTAGAGCACTGTAATCATCAAAGTTTTCTTGTTTGTCCATTCTTCTAAAACGATTGGGGTAAAAAACAGCCATAATGATGACAGCCACAATAAAAACTCCTAAAACAACCCATAAAGCAATCTGGATTTTATTATCGGAAGAACATGCGGACGCCATTTTCTTAGAGGCCTTCGCAAGATTAACCTTAACTTTCATATTATATAAAATAAAAAATATTTAATAATTTCATTCATAAATCGTTTTATATTCTTTTTGGCGAGGATTCGTATAATGTCGAATAGTCGGGAATTTTGTAATTCCGAATTTTGGATTTTCATCGCTATTTATTATAGCGATTCTATATTTCGGATTATCTTTATAGGTCTCTCTTAACATTTGATAATCCGGTAAAAATTCATGACAAGCCCCACATTTTGAACTATAAAATAATACGACGGTTGGAACCGTGGAATCTAATACAGATTCTGAATCAAATTGAATATTATTTTTATTTTCCATATTTTCGAATGTGTTCTGTCCGATTTTATTCGTCTGGCTCAAATAAATCGCAATGAGAATAACTAATATTCCTAATAAAACAAGTAAAACAATATAAATATGATTCGAATAATTAGATACTTTTGAAATATTCATTTTTGCTTTCATATTATATAAAATAAAATATTATAGATATTATGAATGAACTTCCGCAATTTATAATAAGTGGGCTAAAATCAATTCACGAGATTACGAACAATATTGATTTCAATAAAACGACGGAAGATTATATCAGGTCTCAATTGAAAATTAAAATGAATTCTGAAATTAAAACCGACGAAAATTTCTTCAATTTCCTCCAAAAGAACGATAAACATCTCAAAAATTTAAGAATATTCTGTGTAGTTCCAGCAAAAGAACAGCCCCTTCAAAAACATATATCCGACCATTTTAGGAATATTAACACTAAATATGACGGAGATAAGTTATTCTATTTCTATTTTCAAATAGTCATAGTAGAGCAATATCTGAACTCGAATGGTAATGATCTAAAACGACAAGACCTTAAAATACGTTTAGAGAATCTATTAAAAAATGAATGTTTGCGGGAACAACTAGAACACAAACAATGTTTAAGCGATAATCATCACAAAATTGATGTGATAGTTATGAGTGATTTAAAGAAGAATGTGAGCGATGTTTGTAATATTCAAACCGCTAATCTTGATAAGTGTATTCATCAGAATTTATATAAGAGACAATAATAATATTGAACTTCGATTTTCCATTAATCAAAGAAAAGCATATATTCTCATAATTATTCGCAATATCAATGAGGACCAATTTTCCGTCAATTAGTGTTGCGATTCCGTCGATATTCTCCCGATATTCTGTATCGCGAGGAATAAAACACGTCGCGAACCGATTAAAATTCTGGATTGATAAATAATCGACTTCGTAAACACCATCAAATCGGATTATTTTTGGAATATCATATAATTCAAATAAACGCGTAAAACTGATTTCAGTATTTAGGCTTTTCGTTTCTTTTCCTTCCGCATTGTCTTTTATTATTTTCAAATAGATTTGATATTTAAGAAAGGTTTGGTTTATCTTTTCATATAGAATCCGTTGGGATTCATCATATACATCGCGATTATCAATCACGATATACTCTTCTATATCTTCGTTTTTATAGAAATATTCGGCGATTGAATGTATGCCTGTATCCATTTCTGCTTCCATATTATTATAATATAAACCATAGATTTTATATTCAATTTTTATAGGAATAATATGGTTCCTATTTTTAGTCCAAGTGTTATACCAATACCGCCGACAATTGATGAAATAAAGACAATCTTTGATATTTTAAGGTAATTTAGTTCATTTGCTTTATTTGGTCTGTGTGATTTTTTAGGATACGATATTGGAGTGTTTTTTATAGGATAATCTCTCTGCGCAGGTGGTCTCGGAGATTCATATCTCTTTTTTATAGGAGAATCTCTTGGTGAAGGCTGTCTTGGAGATTCATATCTCTTTTTTATAGGAGAATCTCTTGGTGAAGGCTGTCTTGGAGATTCATATCTCTTTTTTATAGGAGAATCTCTTGGTGAAGGCTGTCTTGGAGATTCATATCTCTTTTTTATAG